TCAGGACACCCTGATTTTTCCTTCGAGGTTTGCGAAGCTGGACATCTTCTTTTCCTTGGTCGCTTCGTTGTAGACATCCATCGTTGTCTCGATGTTTCGATGCCCCATAATTTCTTGGATTACCTTTAGGTTTGTTTCGTTCTCGCAAAGGCGAGTACAGAATGTGTGTCTGAGATTGTGTGCGCTGAAGTGTGGAAGTAAGACCGGCTCTCGGTGTTCTTGTTCCGCTTGCTCCGTCTCTTCCGCATTGTAGTCACGAATGATTCTATCAAGTGCTCTGTTGATGACGTGCGGGGTGAGCATCTCTCCGAACCTGTTTTTGAAAATGAAGTTCGTGTACCCATCGACCTCGCACTCGTTAAAGCCTTCCTCCATATGCTTCAATCGAATCTGGAGCAAAGCTGCTCTCACATCAGAGAACATTGGAATGATTCGTGTGCCCGCTCGTGTCTTCGGCGTAGTAATGTGGAGTTCCATCTTCCCGCTTTCTTGTTGACGATATATCAAATTATGGTTGATGTCAATAATATTTTGCGTGAAGTCGCAATCTTCCCACCGTAGCCCAAGGACTTCTCCTACACGAGCGCCCGTCCCAAGCATGACCGTAAGCAGCAGCATCCAATGCTTGTACGTTTTTGAGCTGGACACAAAATCAAGGAACTTGTCCTGCTGCGGTTCTGTCAGTGCGTGGCGTTTTGGTTTCTCCCAGTTGTGACTCTTCTTGATTTCAGCCATTACGCCGTCGGTTGGGTTCGTTCTGATGAATCCGTCCCTTACAGCCACATTAAAAACCGGATGGAGGATAGTATGAATTGTCTCCATACTGTTTGGCTTAAACCCAATGTCTTTAATGAGGTGGATGTAGAACCGCTTGATATCGCTGTACTTGATGTCGGCAATATTCTTCGTGCCTATCTCGTCACGAACATATTTCCTGTACATATACTTGTAGTTGGTTCTTGTTGATGCCTTGAGCTCGTACTTGGTTTCGATATAGGCGTCGTAGAAGCTGTTCAGCGTCATCTTGTACGCCGTATAGGAACTGATGCCATCATCCATATCCCTTTGGATACGCTTTATCTGAGTCCTCAGTGGTTCTGTGCTGCGCTTGCCATCGGGCGCCTTGTCTGACTCTACAAGCCTCCAACTATAAATCGCTCGGCGTATCCCGCCAGCGTCAGTATAGCGGTACATATACTTCCCGTCGTTTCTCTGTACTTCTCCTTCTCTCAGAATTCTGCCTTTGTTGTCTTTCCTTTTTTCAGGCATGGCTACTCCTTTTGTCTGAAAATGAATATCAACATGGCGTTTTCAATATACCATAGTCTGGATTCACTTTCAAGTTAGATATTATATAAGGTTGAGTTGGTCAACAAATCGCTCGAATTTTGTACGTTTAATCTGTGGGCGTGTGCCATTCCAAAGGACAAAATCAGCGTCTTTGTTTTCGCTGACAATTTTACGCAGCTTATTTTCTCCGATACGGAAGTATTGCGATGCCTCCTGAATTGTCAGTGTGTACCTCTCCCAGAATGGGATTTGCATGGTACTAATGATTTCACCTCCCTGTGAGCTGCGTGTATGTAAAAAGAAAGGGCTGGCAATAAAGCCAGCCCCGTGTCTACCACCTTGGTAATTTTGGAACCTAATCGATGATGCTGATTACTATGTAGGCGATGACTACGATAATGACCGGAATCCAGACAGGCGCAAGTACCCACCACCAGCTCCAGTCAATTACGCCAATCAGTTTCAGAACGACAAAAACTACGGCGAGCACATCGCACAATCCAAGACCTTTTGAAGATGAGTCTTTCATGTGTGGTTCCTCTTACGCTTTGCCATCCGTAGAGCCCATGCCGCCGTTCCTGACGCCGGTTGCGTCATCGGAGTATGTAATCCCATACGGAATGAAAATTGCCTGCATAAAGCCATTACCGGCTTCAACGTGTACAATCTTCTGGCTCTTGCTGTCGTTCGTAATCTTGGCGAAAATGTGCCCCTCGTTGTCAGAGAAGTAATAATCGCTGTCGATAACGCCCATCGTATTGTCAAACTGCATACGGAACTTGAAGCCCAGACCACTGCGCGGCAGGCAACCAAGCCACCAGCCCTCGTCAATCTTCACTCTGATGCCAGTGGGAATCTTCATTGTCTCGCCGGGGCGCATCTCAAAGGTGAATGGCGCCTTAAAGTCATAACCGGCAGAGCCAGTCGTTGCTCTGCTGGGGAGTGCAATTTCCTCCCACATCTTTTTAAGGTCATCTTCGATTGCAGGCGGCAATTCCTGCCCCCTATAGAATTCATCTTTCATCGCGTCACGGAACTGTTCAAAGCTGACCTTTTCAAACTCTCCAACTCTCTGCATTGTGTCCTCCTTAGCTATTTGTTTTGCAAGCACAAGACGGCTCACCCCACCAAGGCTTAACCGTTTCTTGGTAGGTTTGGAATGGTGGAAAATACATGGTGTCGTCATCCTCGGTCGTCTCAGTGACCGTCTCTCTTACAACTTTTCCGTCTGCGTCATACTCACGGACAGTTTCCTTGATTGTACGTTTAATCATATGTCCTCCTTATTTTCGTTTGGACGTTTTACTCTGTTTTTGTATAGAGACCGCAGTGGCAGGTTCCTCTTGCCATCTCTCTGAACTCCTTACACATACACTTTGTATCCTCGTTCTTTTCGAGGGAACATGGGCAGAAGCCATTATTGTCTTTCAATGCTTTGCGCATATCGTTAACGAACTCTTTGTCTGGATTGATATTGATTTTCATTGATGTCTTCTCCAATATGTTTAACTGTCGAACCGCTCTGCGTATTGATTATCAGAAGCGAGTTCGACGCCAAGCACTTCATCAAATATGTGCTTTTGGTTTGGGATGTATCGTCCGAACTTCACAATCACATTTCCATAAGTGGCAAGCTGTTGAATCCATTCAGGGACTTCTTCAAAGTAGTAACCAGTATAAATGACAACGTCGTCTTTGCACTGGAATTGACCGCGAAGAACCTCAAGAAACGAACACAGCTCATCAAATTGTTCAAGCGGTTCAAGCCCACCAAACACGATTGATTCCGTAAGCGGATTATTCAGATACCGGAGGCACAGTTGTTCGTCGTCAATACTGATGGGGGCGCTTGCACGCCACCCATCATTTTGACAGACCGACAACGGGATACCTGCTTCAATACAGCATTTACCGCCACAAGAAATCGTTCCAATGAACATCGCTGGCTTTTTATAATTAGCGAAGTCTTCATCCACAATTGTCTTTACTCTCATTCGCTCATAGCCTCCGCATAGCTGTACCACTGTCTTGTGTTAAACTCACGGAAACGGTCTTTAGAGTAAGCCCTTGATGGGACGAGATACCCAACAATGCGCTGGTATGTATCAAAGACAGGCTCACCGCATACTGGGCAATGGTCAGTGCCAACAAAGCCGTGATGGTTCTTGCACTCGTTGATACGGGTGTTGAACGCAAAGTAAATCACGCCAGCTTGAGCAATCTTGTTCAGCATCTTCCACGCTGTTTCCGTATTCGGGAAGTTGGATTCCAAATTGATGTGCGCGATGCTGCCGCCAGAACACTTTTCATCAAGGATTGAGCTGAGGCGGAGCTTCTCCTGAATGGTGCATTTCGCAGACAGCGGAATCCACTGGTTCGAGTAGATGAACTTGTCATTGTGGTCGTACAGAACGTTGTCTTTCTGGCACAGGATAACTGCCGCACGCTCTGCAGGAACACTCTCGATGTTGAAAGAGTAAGCATCGGTGAAGTTGTCCTTGACCTCATTCAGTACCTCAAAGATTTTGCTTGCAAAAGCGATGCCTTCATCGGTGTAACTGATGTAACCAAACTCATCCGTCTTGGTGTAACCAAATGCCTCGATGACTTCATACAGACCAAGGATACCCATTGTGCAGTATTGCTTGTCCATCTCGACCGCGCCATCCTGATAGTTGGGGAGTAACCCCTTCTCAACGTTTCTCTGGATGATATGGCGTACAGTATCGAGTGTCTTACAACACAGCAACGCACGCTTTTTGAGCAGAGCAAGATACTTTTTCTCGTCACACTCAGTTTCCAACGCAATCCGCATGAGGTTGATTGTGTTGACCTTCACAGAACCGATGGAGAGTGCTGTGCCGCCAATCGAATTGATGAATGCGTTGAGTTTTGAAGTATCAGACAGCAGTCGGCAGCAGTTACTCAGCGTGTTTACATCGCCGCTGATGAAAAAGTTGCTGTCATTCCATGTCACATTGTGGTCGGAACACCATCTGGCGAACTCTTCATCGACGAATTTGCCGTCACGGTAAAGCAAACTGTATGTCAGCACTGGGAACGTAAACATATTCTCGCTTCTGATTTGCGAAACGACCTCCATAAAGAGCTTTTGATGCTCAATCAGCTCTTCAACACAGTCAATCACATATGTTCCGTCAGGATATTGCACGCCGCCGAACAACGCCTCAATGTAATTCCGGTCAAAAATTGACACATTAACAAAAGCAGTCTGGTCGATGCGCATAAACGGCTGGTTCAGGCGGTAGATAAACTTCTGGAAGCACTGCTTGATGTAGTATTCGGGGTTCTTAATGAAGTGACCACTCTCACAGTCCTTTTTCCAGAAGTAATACGTCCAGATAAGGACGTTGGGGATGCCTACAGCACCGGAACTACGATTGCTCATGTAGCTGATATACTCAATTACGTCATCCATGAACGTTGTGAGGTGCTTTGGAGCCTGATTATTGTAGTTTTTGAGGAAGAAAAGACCCTCGGTTGCCAGTCTGGTCAGGTCATAGGCATAGCAGTACGGCAGATATGTAGAAGTAGACGCATCATGCAGATAAAACCCGCCGTTATACTCTGTTTCAAGCCATTCACGGGCTGTTTTCAGGTTGTAGCGCTTCTTCATCTCATAGAAAATCTTGTTGAAAGCGAACAGCTTATCGTGAGATTTACCCTTTTCATTCAAAAGACTGCGAATATCCTTGTTGGATGCGTTCGCATTGGCATCGATGGTCACGTCGGCGACATTCTTGTCAATAAAGCCATCGATGAAATCCGAAAAGTTCAGTTGCGTTTCGTGGAAACCGTTCAGGTACTCGAAATCTTCACCATAGCGCTCATTGAGTGTGGTCATAGCCTTTTCAAAGTCCCTGTTCATTTTGAGTGGAATGTTCATTGCTTAATCTCCCTTCGCTTATTGTTGGTTCACCCAGTCATTTGCTGTCGAGAAGTCAAGTAATTTATTGTTCACACTAAGAACGGGCACCTGACTGATTCCAAGTGACAGCATCTCATCCACAGAATTGTTCTCTGTGTACTTGATACCCTTTTCTTCCAGCTTCTTTTTCAGAACCTTGCACTTTGGACATCCTGTTGAGTACAAAGTAATTGCCATTGGCACCTCCTTCCAACCTTTAAGGTTGTCTTCCTCTGCAAGAAGCGTAATTGCCGAATAAACCTCAGCCCATGTTTCTACACGGAGCATCCCATTGGCTTCTGCATCATATTTTTTATTGTGTTGCGCAGTCATAAGGATTTTGAAATAGTTCCCACCCTCAAGATTGTGCGTACCATCATCGATGAGAACATCACCTTTCACAAGCTGCTTGTGGGAAGTGATAATGACATCGTTCCACGTTAGGAACGGGAAGTATTTGAATAACACCCGCTCCATTTTTGATGCGAGCGTATGGTAGTTCGATGTGGTTACAATCAAGACCTTATGCCCATCTGCAATAAGCTTCTGCAAAGTTTCTGATGCACCATCAATTGGTTTAACACAATCCCAGAAATCATCCTCAAACAGTGGTGCGTACACCTGTTCATTCGTGAGCGTCGGGAATGCTTTAGAAATATCCCAACCGGTGATGTCTGTCAGCTTTGTAGTCGTCCCGTGTCGTGCATTTAAGTAATCAACCCAAGCACTCGCCAGTGACTCAATCGTGTCATCCATGTCAACCAAGATTGTCAGATGCTTCATTTAGCCTCCTTACAGTTCATCAATCGTCATTTGGTGAGAACCAAGGTATTCGACCAACCAATCGATGACATTTCTTTTCAGGTCAGTCATTGACCCGTTATTCGTTATGTAATAATCTGGCTCAACATCGTCGAGCGCTGTCTCAGAAGGGTGTGCTTGCTGCTCTGGGGTGAGAGGACTCTTAAAGTTTTTTCTGACAACACGCAAATTAACTGTGTCCAATCCAGCTTCTTTGAGATAATCAATCTCATTTGGGAATCGGCAATCAGGAATCAGCACATAGTCCCACTCATTTGGGAATAGCTCCAAAATTGATGTAACAAACCCTACCCAATAGTCAGGGCGTTTCTGCCGAATGATGTCTGTTCCGACATATTGAAGAATATGCCGACCAGCATCATCTTTCTGTCCGTCCCATCCAAAGAACTGCTTGCAAATATATTTGAGCAGGTCTGCGTAATGGGTAATCAAGACTTTATATCCGTCTGCTTCTAAAGCCGCTTTAAGCAATCCAGCAGTGGTGTCTTTACCGTTTTGCGCTTTACCAGAAATCGTAATGACTTTCACCTGTCAACCTCCTTTGTGTTGCTTCGCATACTTTCGGAATTTGTCTATGGCTTGTCGAACATTCATTGGCGAATCTGGCGGTCGCCACTTGTGTTCGCCGCCGTAGTACAGCTCTCTGACCTTGCAAAATGCCGCAACCACAGGCTTGTCTGTATCATCCACTTTGTGTTCACAAACAATTGCAACTGCCTTCTTACCAGCCTTTGTAAAGTCATCGACCATTCTTTGGATAGCAAGTCGTTGCCCGTATGGTACTCTTGCATCCTTGTGTTTTACTTCGAGGAGTATGTATTCTGAGTCGTGATACTCAATTAGCCCATCGATATCCGTAGGGTATATCCCGTTATCAAGTTCAAGCCCTTTGAAATCGATGAGTTGTTTCATACGTTTGGGGTTCAGTATCTTGCTTTTCATAAGACCTCCAAATTCAAGCAGGTCTTGGTCGGTTGTCGTCATTGCCGAATAGCAATACAGCCGCAAGAATCACAACGGCAACCGAAAGCGCCCCATTCATTGTTTGCGCGGCATCATACCGCAGGTCTTTTTCTCTGAGCAAAAACCCATGAGCTTGCATTTGGGCATGAAGTAGTGGTCTACGATGTATTTCCATTCCTCCGAATAGTTCCCCAAAGCATCGCATACATCGTTGAATAGCCCCCTGTATTCATGGTAGGCTCGATTGCACATTCTCTGATGCGACATATCCATCAGGTTACGCATATTGTGCTTACACACAATTTTCGTCTCCATGCCAAGCGGAAGCCCTAATGCTGAGTCCTCACGAGGAACACCAATAGTGTCGAGGCTCTCTAAGTATGATTTGATATGTTCCATCAAATCTTCATAGACTTCCTTCGCTTCTGGATTACCTTCGATGCTTGGCGGCGTAACATATCCAAAACCATGTTCATAGTCGATATATCGCGTACTCGCCTGAAGGCGTGTGGGCAGACCGCCGATATGGGTGTACCACTCACGGATGACCCGTGCCGAATACCCTTCAAGAGTCAAATACACATCAGGGAACTCAAATGTTCTCCCATGTCCGCTCTCAAGACAGTCAATGCCTCTGAGATAATTCTTCTCATCATTACTGGTATTTGCTCCCCAGCAGATACCAGCCTCTACACCAATCATCGTGATTGGCTTTTTGTATGTATAATCTTGAACAATTACTTTTCCCATTTGTTACTTAACCTCCGTAAAGTTCTGGGTAACTGCTATAACACAAATAGGTATAGCCGTAATAGCTGCTGTACAGTTCAAGATAAACGCCGCTACCTTGTACCCCACCAGACTGGAATACGACTGACGGCTCATTCAAAACACGTTCGCCACTTAAAAGGCGAGCTGCTGCTTCAACGCAGGGTTCAAACGGAGTCAGGTTTCTGAAATAGTCTGTATTCGCGTTAGCATATTGTCCCTCTGCGTGAATGACCTCTTTGATTGTATCTGGGAACTCTGGCGAGTCAGCTCTGTTGATAACCACCTCGCCAACAGCCAGCTTCCACTCAAAGGGCAAACGCTTGTCGCCACATTCTGCCGTGATAATCTTTGATAGCTCAAGCAAGTCTTCAAAGAAAACCTTTGTCACGTTTAAGCCGAGCCCATCGATTTTCTTGTTTCTGGCTTTCTCTGCAACCACGCCCGCTTCATAATCACCGTTTAAGCAACTCTGCTTCATTATGCTGAGATAATCAATATCATCAGAGAAGCCGTCTACTCCCTCCGTGTGGCGTACTACCTCCTCGGGTTCCTCAATTGTCTGGTTTGCGTCTGTCGCTGTGATAGCGGTTTCCAACGCATCGACTTCCGTTTTCTCCTCAATGGTCAACAGCGTTTCTTGTCTGGCAGATGCGCTACTGCATCCGCAGATTGAAACGCACATCATAGATACCAGCAAGAAGATAGTGAAAATTTTTCGCATTGTTCTACCTCTCTACTGTCTACGAAAAAAGAGCTCCAGAGTGTTTACTCTGGGCTCTTCCACATAGTATGTTTAGCCTCTTACTTTTCTTATGCGTGCTGGAGAGTTTCTTTAATGGCAAAACTGCCAAGGAACTCATCCAACATTTTTGTATCGCCGGGATTCAGCGGTTCTTCTGCCCGTGGTGCTCTCGGACGTGCCGCTCTCTGTGCTCGCACCGGTCGTGTGGGTTCAGTAGCAGCGACCGGAACAGCACCGAACCAATCAACTGTCGCACGACCAGTGGCGTTCCAATCAAGCTGCGGTGTCGTTACCGGTGTCGTTACTCCTACGAGGTCTTCCATTGCAAGGTCTACAAGCGGGAGGTCAATCGGAATCCCATCGACAAACAACTGCCCGTCTCTATAGTTCATTTCTACTGGACGTGCGGCATTAACCGCTGCAGCAGTTACTGCCCCCGCCGCATTTGTCTCATTGATGGCATTAGCAACGGTATTCGTTACGGTTGCATTAGCTGTTGCTCTTGCGCCATTCCCAAAACTGACGGTTAACCCCATGTCCCGGAAGCAAATCGGTTCTCTGCTCTCAAGCTGGAACAGTCTGTTCTCATCTCCGACAACGATAATGTCATTTACCTCCATGCCGTTGTAATACTCCATTCCGAGCATAGCCGGTTTGAGAATATCGCTGTACCCCTGCTCATTGACAATGCCAATTCTGTACCCACGATAAATACCGTGGTCAGTATTGCGAACATCAAACGTGACACCTGCGTGTTCAGAGAGGAATCTATAAACGTCTCTCGTTACAATCAACGCAATTTCGCATCCTCCACCCGTATAGGCTCGTACTCGCGCTGCTTTCTGAAGAGCCTCCTCCAAAGCATTGTTGAACTCTGCTCTCGTCACTCGTCATCGACCTCCTCAATTGGAGACACATTACACTCGCTTACGAGCTTGTCGAAGCAGTCACAGCAAAGCTGCAAATCAACATTGTCTCCGTCATGGATACTGCCGTATCCGATATGTTGTCTATGTATAGAGAAATCTTCCTGCAGGTCAAAGAGGTCAAGCTCCTTGCCGCAATAATTGCAGACACGTTTGTCTGACAAGTTTCGCACCTCCTATGCACTTATAAAATCTGTGTTTTATATCACCCTTACTGTTGAAGCAGCAGGTTTGATTTTGAAACCACTGAGGAAGTCGTCCAGTTCCTCACCGCCATATGTCCCATCGGTAAATCGCAATGGCTGTTCACAGCGTTCAATCTCAGACAGGATGACCGCGTTCAGGTCGCTTAGATATAGGATGCGATTGAATGTGCGTCCCTTGAACTCCTGCGTGTCATATGCGGTAATGAAATACAGAACGGATGATTTCTTCGTGTTTAGAATGGAGTATGTGTTAGAAAAGGAAGCTACATCAAATCCTCTTTGCATTACCCATCCCGGAAGATTCCCCAGTTCTATTTCCCTCCAAAGAGTCTTAACCAGCTCTTTGGTATTACGCATATTATCAAGTACGACACACACCGAAACATTCTCTTGCTGAGAGCAGAACAAAAGGGCTTCTGCAAATGTATCTCCGGTTAATACTTCCATGTCTCCACCTCCAATTACAGAACCTTGTCATACGCTGTCAGCTTGAAATACTCACCATCACGCTGGTAGCCTTTGCAGTAAATGATGTCACCGACTTTAACCGGCTCTTTCTTAAACTCACGGTTGAATAACGTGAATCTACTTTCTTTGCCGCTACCGATTGATTTCGTAAAGACGCTGTAAGCAAATTGCTCACCATCTCTTCTCCGAACCAGTGGCTTCATATCTGTTATGTATAGCTTGCGTCTGTCCGCTTCATTGCCAGACACATACCCGATATAGCCCATCACATCATAGAAGTTACGGACTTTGATAATATCGCTGAGGTCATCCATGCCAACTGCTTTCACCGCGTCTTCTGCGCCACGCAAAATCGACATCACATCAAGAAGTGTATAGCTCTTAGCTTCGCCACCAGATTTTGTAACACCGACCGCATATCGCTTCACAATTTCTTCGAGCGGTGTCCCATCAACTTCAGACTTTTTGATTTGCTTTGCTTGCCCCCTCTTGAAGGTATTGAAGAACAAGTCAACCATCCGAAGCAACTCACGCTGATTGCCGAAATCGGAGAAGAAGTCCAGCTTAATCAAAATGTCAAGCTGCCTTGAGTTAATACTCGTTTTCTCATCGAGGTCTTTCAGCAAATCCATAAAGCAGGAATACTTGTTCTTCGCTGCGAGGTCATACAATTCATCGGCAAGACCAGCACTCATATACTTGATTGATGTGAGACCCTTGGCGATGATTTTCCGCTCTCTGTCGAAGAAGTATTCACCTCTGGACAATCCCCATTTAGGCAACGTCACTCGAATACCGACCTTATGGGCATAGCTTGTAATGTCAGCAGTCTTGTCCATATTGTCGCCGAAGATGTTCAACGCCGCTGTTAAGAACTCCAACGGGTAATAGTAGCGCAGATAGCCGCAGATATAGCCGATGGATGAGTAAGCGTCTGAGTGATTCCATGAGAAGCCATACGCTGATGCATCCAGAATGATTTGCAGGAACGGCTTGATAACTTCCTCACAACGCTCTGTGCTCATCTTGTATGCCTTTGAGCAATAAGCCACAAAACGTTCTTCAATTTCCGGCAAGAGCTTTTCTGTTCCTTTTTTCTTGGCAATCGCTCGGCGGACATTGTCTGATTCTGCGCTTGAGTAGCCGCAGAATTTAACCAAGAACTGCATGATGGTTTCTTGCATTGCAATTCGTCCCGCCTCTGGAGCAAGGAACTCATTCAGTGCATCAAAACCATTATCGTAAAACTCACCCTTGGCTACACTATCACGGAAGCTGGCACACGCAGGTCGGAGCAAACCGTTACCAAACGACATCCACTTTAGCATTGAGAAATTTGGAATCTTTGACCGAGCAATATCGAGCGTGGCATCAGACATGAATTGCTTTAGATAATGTTGTGCGCTGTCAGACTCCCATTGGAAGATAAGCGTCGTATCGTCTCGGATACTTCTCCACACATTCATGTCTTCCATATCAGTGTTATCTGGCGTCAAGCGCTCAATCCCAAGCATTTTACAGGTATCGTTGATAACACCGATATTGTCCAAGCCAAGGATATCAAGCTTGACGTACATCAAGTCGTCCAGCTCTTTCATGTTAATCATGGATACCGGATACTCGGATGTAGAGATACTGCACAGACCAACTGTTTGGTCAATAGGCAGGTCACTGATAAGGACTCCACTCGGGTGTGTACCGATGGAGACAATTGTTCCATTAACGATGTCTACATATTTGAAGACCTCTGGATACTTCTTTCGGATAGTATCCTCATGGAGCTCCACTTCTTTGCAGATGTGGTTTGCCACATGGAGATAGTTCATATCTGCGCGGTCTTTATAGAGAGCTCGGCAAACATCGCGGATAGCGCCCTTGAGCGCGATGGTATTAAAGGTAATGATTTCTGCTGAACGAATACTCGGCAGATTCATCTTATCTTTAAGCAGGAACCGCTTAATTGTTTCTCTGTCCTTGCCCGAATAGTCCGTATCAATATCGGCGTTTGTAACACGGGACGGATTCATAAAGCGGAAGAAGTTCAAGCCATACCGCATACTGTCCATCTGCGTAATCCCCAAGAGATACGCAATCATACTGCCTGATACCGAACCACGACCATAACCACACTGGATACCGTTTTGCTTTTCCCACTCCCGCAAGTAAGTTTGGAGCAGCATAAAGTCAATTGACTTCGTTGCCTTATAGACATCGAACTCTTCGTCGATGGTTTTCTGCAACTCTTCCTTTGTGTGATGCTTGAGTGCATATGGGTGGTTCTCAACCGCTGTTTGAATCTTGTCGTGGAACGTCTTCTCTGGTTCAGAGTAGATATGTGGGTACTTCGTCCCTCTATCCAATTCAAACGACTCGACCATATCTGCCATCACGTTGGTGTTTTCAATGGCTTGCATATACTCTGCTTCTGGAAGCGCCCCTTGTTCTCTATATGCAGCGACCAACTCGTCGTAAGTCTTAAACTTTAAGTCCCAACGTTCCTCACCATCAAACGTAATGTTTTTGGACGCCTGTAAGATACTTCTTCCTTTTTCGTGTTCTGCATTGAGGACGTGCGTATCAGTTCCTGCAATCAAGGGGACGCCGGTGCTCTTGCTAAGCAACAGCAGTTTTTCGTTGTAGTTGACCTGCTTCTCATCCATGTGATGTCCGACTTCTAAAAAGCAGCGATGCTTATTTCGTTCAAGGAAATCCAGATAATACTGCTGAACCTGTTCGTCACCTTTTCCGAGAACACCACCGACACAAGCCGTAGTGATGATAATGTTGTCAGATGTCTCAAACAGTTCGTTGAACGTGATTCGTGGAACGTAATAAAAGTGGTTGTCAGTTCTGCAGAAACTCTTAGACACAAGACTGTTGAGTTCTAAGAACCCATCGTAGTTCTTCGCAAGCAAGACGCAGTGGTAGTTGTCTCTGATTTTTTCATCGAGGTTAAGCGTAAGATACGCTTCAATACCGTGAATGTACTTCATCCCAGCGGCTTCGATAGCACTCTTCTTGTGCCACCACTCAAAAACAGAGCCATGCTCCGTAAACGCCATTGCTTTCATGCCGCACTCTTTGGCACGCTCTATGTATTCACCATACTTTGTAACGGAGTCAATGTTGGTAACACCGTTTGAAAGGTCACTATGCAAGTGGTATAGGGTGTATTGATTGCTCATCGCCATGACAGCCTCCCGTCGTAGAGTTTTTTCCAAGTATCTTGACCTCTATCGACAGGACTGTCCTTATCGCCAAGCAAATCTTCCTTGTCCCAAATGTATTCAACGTTTACAAACTGCTTCAACCGCTTGATATTGTGGTCATCCCTGATGCAAACGTCCTTGTCAAGGGCAAAAACTACCCTGCACCCAAGGGAAACCAGCAGTTTCATCTGATTCGGATTAAGATGCGATGTCAAAATCGCACCTGTGTTGTGTACCCCATATGTATCTGCGAGTAAAACTGACTTACATCCCTCAAAAAGGATGATTTCACCTTTTTTCTTGATGTCCTCCATGTTTTCTGCAAGCCCATAGATAGTTTTCAGCTCGCCCCATGCCATAAAGTAGGTGTATTTGCGCAAGCCCTTTTCTTTCCATGCCGGGTCAAGCGTTCTACCGCCTACATTTACGATTTTTCCATCTGGATTCCGTATTGGATAAACCAATCTATCCGAAAAGCTATCATAGTACACATCAAACTTATCGAGTGAGTCTTTGGATATGCCCTCGCGCTCCCAAACGGCTAACTTGTCCGGTCTTTTTTCGTACCGCTCCATATAATCGTCTGGAAGCACAGTTGATTTTGACTGCTTCTGCACTTTTTTCGGCGGCATAAACCTCTTAGCAACCTCAACTGTCGCTAATTTTTTTCTGGCAATCACATTGCCATCAACTCCGCTGTAATTCTTCAGTTTTTCGATAGCTTCGGCATAACCACACTTGTCGTAATACCGAATGAATGTCAGTACGTTACCGCCGATGCCCGATGAAAAGTCGTAGAATGAGTTTGTCTCCTTGCGAACGGAGAAGGAGGGAGTTTTCTCATCTTTGAATGGTGACAACGCCCAATATTCTCCGTTCTTTTCTGTGAACTCCGTATATTGCGAGATGTATTCAAGGATATCGACTGATTCAATCAGCTCAGATAGCTCCACCCACACTCCTCCTTCCGTATTTTTTTAATTGTGTTGACTTGTTAAAAAGGTGTCTGTGGAATGTGCTGTTTTGCCTGTTCATAGAGGATGTGATTCCCGTCGAACAGCAAATCTATGTATTCGTCCTGCGTCATCTGCATACCATTACGGTTTACAGTTACGCGGAGTTTCTTGTTGCCACACTCGGCACCATCGGCTTCGATTTCCTCTGGGGTTTTATCGGAAATCATTGCAATGGTTGAGGCATTACGAGCAATCTTTGCACTATCGGCAAGTTTACCGGTAATCGTTGCTTGAGCGGCACCAATACCAGCAATATTCATCTCGCCGCAAATCTGGTTCTTCACCATATCTACAAATCTGCCAAGCTCTTGGTAGCTGTCAAACGCATCGCCCTCGCCTTTGCCCTTAAAGTAATCAACAATAAGAACATCAAGCCCCTGCGTATGCTTAACCTTATTCACAGCCGTAAAAATGCTCTGCTGGTCAAACATTGGAATATAGATATGGGTGAACTTGCGCGTTTTTAACCACTCCTTTGCGTCCAGAATACGCTTTTCCTCTTCGTCGCTGTAATTGCCGGATGTCAATCGCTTGTACTCGATGCCAGATAGGTGTGCCAAGATTCTTGATGTAAACAGTCGAGTGTTTAGCTCACTATCCAGATAGAGGACTGCGTAATCCTGCTTCAGCAAGTCAACTGCGCAATTCAAAAGCATCATACTCTTGCCTTGCTTTTGCTCTGCACCAAAGATAAACAGTTCTCCACGCTCAATGGTCGCATAATCGTTCAATGCAGGGAACTTAAAGGGAATACCTGCGTATCCAGCGCCCTGTCTGCCCTTAATTTCTTCCCAGCATTTATCCACGACGTCCTTGTACGGTGGAACTTCATTTGTCGCCGAGAACTCCATCATCACATCATCCAGCATCTTGTAGATTTTCTGCTCGATGTTCTCTTCGGACGGCTGCGTACAAAGCTTCTGACACTCTTTGAGTTGCTGGAAAGTATCTCGCCTAAAAGCTGCATCCATAACATTGTTGACAAGCAGTTTGTACTCCTCAACAGTATTTCGGGCAATGCTATCACTGTTGTCCATCAATGTATAGAGCTGGTCGATACTGAGCTCATCCGCAAAACGCCTTGTTGCTTCCTTAGCAGACAGCGCTTGGATAATGTTATACGGGTCAATCGTCGTAATTCCATCTCGTGCAAGAGAACAAATCGCTTGATAGATATAGCGGTTCTCCTCGTTGGTGAAATGGTTCGGCAACAGTTGCTCTGAATAATACGAGAACTCAGGGTGATGAATCAGCGTAGCGATAATACCAGCCTCACTCTCAACCCTTGCCATGTCTTCACTTGCTCTAATAATTCATCACCTCTTTCTCATCAGCTCGTAATACTCACACATATCCTGCATCTCACACAGATGCGTGCATTTGAAAAACTCTACTGATGGTTTGAAATCTGATTCCTCACGAATCTTTCCAATGCTCTTTGCAAGCCATTCTTTAGATTCAGCGTATGCCTGCTCCTTAAATGGCTCTATGATAAACAGCTTATCTCTAAAACAATTGAAGCAAAGACTCCTCGGTGTTTTGCCATACTCTTCTTCAACTGCTGCAGAGTAAATATAAAGCTGCCTTAAATAAGCATCTAACTCTTCATCAGCCTTTGTTGGTTTCGCTCTGCTGCTCCGTGGTTTCAAAATCCTTGACTTATTATCTACGACATATAGGTCATCATCTTTTCTCCCAAGGAAGTCTATGTATCCAACAAACGGAATGCCGTTTACCACGAAGTCAACTTTCTTTTCAACACCAACCACGTCATACGGGAATGGCTGAAGTGTTTTAAGATATTGCAAGCCGCCAGTAAAGTAACTACTGAACACCTTTCTGTTTGGAGCACGCCCCACAACTTCAGTTTTGAAGTCTTGCAAGTACATATCAACAAGCTGTCTTGGTGTCTTTTCACCTTTGTGGTACAACTCAATAAGCTTGTGCATGAAAGTGCCATAGCTTGAAAAGAACATATCTTTACCATGAAACTTCTTTATGTACTTCAAGTACCACCTATAAGGGCAGTCTTCAAAAGCCTTTATTCGTGAGTAGCTCCACACCATGTCATCAATGAGTGGTGCGTAGTTTACTTCTCCCATAGGCGATTACCTTAGAATGGCAACCGGCTGTCATCAATTTCGCCATCATCAACCGTAGGCTGAGGGTCTGTGGTTTGAGAGCCACTCTCATCGCCCTCAACTTCAAAGGAGAACATCTTGAAGTTGGTGTACGTCACCTTTTTCTCCTTGTCATACTTCGTTGTGACATCAACGTCTCCGAGCTTAATGCGCTCGCCCTCTTTCAGACAAGCAGCTTTCTTTGCTGCCGCAGTCCCAATGGCAAGGACAAAGCCAGAAAAGTCTTGCTCATACTCGTTGGTTTGCTTGTTCTTTCTGCTGACCGACAACCGAACCTTTGTGCTCGTGTCGCTCATGGGAGTCACTTCCCAAACCTTTGCATAGGCGCCTGTACGAAAACCCATAGTGTATCACTCCTCAATCTTAAACGTTTCCTTGAAATCCGACAGAAGTTTTCCTGCCAACACGGATTCCGTAATTGCAAAGTAATTGCCGCCCTTTGCGTATTTGGATACAAACTTCTTAACATCGTCTGTCTTATCCTTATTCGCATTAAGATACGCCTTCAGCGTCTCATCAAAACTTTGAATGATTTGCTCGGCAATCATTTTATCTTCTGCCGTTTCCGCCGCTCTCTGTTTGCTACGGAATGCGTCGGGGTCTGCATCGGGTGTAGCAATGTTGAAGAACTTGAGCAGGAAATAGCGATTCGAATATGTCAGACCAGAGCCGAATGCCTGAGAAGCATCACCCTGTTGACCAACAAGCGCCCATTCAACGTCGATACGCTCTTCCGGGTTGTCGTTGTTAACCCAAGACCATGTCATATCCGCGCTAACCAAAACCTCGTTATTGTTCTCCTCATAGATGTCACCCTTACCGGTGGTCTTGGTTTTCTTGTATGTATATGGGGATACAATTGTGCTGCCCTGCTTGATGTTGGGAATCAGGGACAGACCATACTTGTCCATAAACACTGAGATTTTTGCGAGAATCTCATCCTCGGAAACATACTTGTAGCCGTAGCCACTCTTGTTCTTTTGGATGACCTCCACTTGCTTTCTGATTCTGGCAAGTTTCTGATAAATGTTCATCTGTTCTGCCATTTCATCCCTCCATTAAATATGTTGCTCCCATGTCGGCAAGATGCAACAGGAGCGCCAGTTTGCTGCGCTCAAAAATCTTCCCAATGAAAGCGTTGCCGCCCTTCACTGCGGTGTCCCAACCACCCATATGAGCACGAATCGCCAAGATTTCTTCTGGTTCAAGACGAATGAAGTTCTGAAGGATGATGATAGACTTATCTGCGTGTTCTCCGCAAGGGAACTTCTCATCAACCTCATAGACCTCTTTCTTATACCACTGTCCAGTCTCTTCATCCTTGACATTTCGAGAACCCTTTTTGTAGTAGTTGACTTTACAAAGGTCGTGCATCAAAGAAACGATTGCAATCGTCTCCTCACTGTAGACGCCTTGTAATCCGGCTGCTTCGATTCCAATTTTCAAACAATCATAGACATTGAGGGAGTGTTGCAAAAGTCCACCCTCATAGCATCCATGATACTTTGTTGAAGCCGGTGCCACGAAGAAATCAGAATGTTCGAGCCAGTCCAGTAACGAATCTGAACCGGCTCGCGTAACTGTTTCTTTGTAGACCGTGAGGAATCTTTCCTTTAATTCGCTCAATGAATTTCCTCCTTAATCAACGCACAACAGCTTGGCGAAGTTCTGCATGATTTTTTCGTTCTTGTCGTGAGTGGTGCTGAGGCTGCTGCGAGTGTCATTCAACCGCTGCATATATGTATCGATTTCATCCATCGTGGTCTGGATGTCGCTGTTGACCGCTTGCAGATTATCAATGGTGTTCTGAACCATCTGAACCGCATATGCAGACTCTTCTGTCAGTTCAGCCAGACGCTTTTCCTTTTCCTGTAGCAAGTCCAATGCCTCTTGCTTTGTTTTCTTGAAAGCCATACACTTTCTCCTTTCTTTCCAGATTTATACCTAAGCCATTCGGCGTTGTATGTTATTTAATTATGTTGATATATGTAAAAGAGAAACCCACTTTTGTGGGAATCTCTTTATTCGCTACGTTAGATTGAAAACGCCAGCTTCCAACGCTGGTAGTCTTCCATGTAATCTCGCTCTATACGATTCTGCTTGTGCTCCAGCTTAATCCGCCCATTGAGCGCATAGGTTCGGTCGGATACAAAGTTGGTCGCTGCTTCTGAGAAATCTATTGGAATGCCAGCTCGCTCTCTGTCGTACATTCTGTAAAACAATCCAGACATCCATACCCGGTAGAAGCTAAGATGTTGCTGGGTAAGCCCATCTTCGATAGCCTTCGCCGATTTCTTAGATAGAATTGAACGAAGTGTCGCGGTTTTTGTTACTGCGCGAATACCACGCATCAATGTATCGCCCGGAACTCTATCCCGTATAATCGTTCGGGAGTAATTTGGATTCTTATAGCGGAAGCTATTAAGTTCTGCTGCTTTATGGAATGCAGGTAATGCTTCACGATAAAGCGGAATGTGTGTATCCTTATAGGCAATCTCCATGTTGGCGAAGTCAATATCCGATGCCTTCACAAGAAGCGTATCGTCTTCTTTGATGCCACCAAAAGCCATCCAATAGTAGCAGCGGTAGATGACATCAATTGTCTCTTCGCTCTCTTTATCAAAAACTTCGTCCAGAACACGCTGGAGATGAAGTGGGCTTGAAATCATTTGGCGCTTAACTTTGGATAGCCCTGCCGTCTCAATGCCAAGCATCCCATCGCAAGCATTAGGCACCTTCATAGCAATACACCACTTCACATATTCCTTTAGAATTGTGAGTGACATCCACTGGCTTCTGGCGCGTAACGCGAGTATCTCGTCAATAGCCGGTTGGAGTTCTTCCTTGCTCTTAGTGCATAGGTCTGCATTCCACGAGACTTCATATGGTTCAAACGCTTCAAACACCGTTGTTGCAACGTTAGCCGTGTTGATACTCTTGGTGTAGTCTTTAACAAATCTTGATTTTAACTCCGCATTGTACATAGCGAGCCTCCCACTTTAGTATGTAGCGTTATGCTGGTACAACAGCGTTTAGGGCTGCGGCTTTCTTCCATACAGCAAGCAGCGCTTCGATGTCCAGATAGGCAATTGCACCTGTCGCCAGCAAGTTTGCTTCTGCGACCTGCTTCATGTATTCCTCGGACAATATGGTGAGGTACTGCCCGAGGCGCTCCTTAGACATACGCTCTGGGTTTTCGCAAAGAACCATACTGTCCCTGCGAAGACCGCTGTCTGCTGCTTTGACGATAACGTGCGTAGGCTGATTCGTCTTTTTGATGGAACTGGTAAGCGGGAGGGCGATGATGTTAGGGCTATGTGCGTTGCCCACGTTATTCTGGAAAACAACACCCGGACGCCAGCCGCTCTGTTCACTGCCGCTGCCGCCAAACTTCATCAGATACACGTCGCCAATCTGCGGAACCCGCTCTTTGTTATTCTGAAAACCCAATATGCTAAACCCCTTAAATACAATTATGTTGATGGTTGGAGTATAGCACGCCCAATATGGCAGAGTCAAGTTAATTATATAGACAACATCAAAAAATATTTACCCGGCTAACAGGGTGTAAGTGATTTCTTGTTCTTTGTCGTTTCTACCTCCACAAAAAACTGTGAAAACAGTTCCAATCACAGTCATTTCAGTGTCTATCTCGACACAACGTACTCGGTCAAAACATAAAGTATTTGCTCCAGATTTTAAGCAAATCAGGTTTGGGTTCTCGTATATCAACATAATCGGGAATGACAACTTGAATTTGCATGGGTCTGAAACGCAATACCAACTCTGGTTCTCTGTGTAAAAGGAAATCTGCTGAGGCTTATGGTTTTCACAATACTCTTTAAGTTCCTTGACTGAGACTATCTTCTTCATCCTGTAGTAAAAACCTCCATTGATTTACGAGAAATCCCGTGTTATACTACAAGCGAGTCATTGCTGAGTGGTGTCAGTGATGACTTCGACCTGTCAAGCACGGGTCGCTGCACGCTGTTGTTATGTTGGTATTCATGGCAGTGTGCGTTTCGTGGTAGCTCGTCTATACTGGCGAGCTACCTTTTTTACCATTGACAGAAACAGTTGTTTATGTTAAGCTGTCAGCAGAAACAGTTGTTGCGGTTTTTATGCTACCACAAACACAGCGGTCTGTCAACATCAAAACTTGAGCTTATTTTTTGGAGGACTTTAACATGGACTTCGGACAGAGGCTGAAGAGCCTTCGCGTAGAGCGGAATCTCACTCAGCAAAATCTTGGAGATGCAGTAGGTGTTTCCACCGTTACAATTCGCGCTTGGGAACGCAACACCAAGAAACCCGCAATGGATGCATTGCTTTCTCTCGGGCGTGTTCTCAACATATCGATGGACACTTTGCTCGATTTTCACTTAAACAATGCACCAAACTACACTTTGGTTCTTACTTCTTCCGAAAGAAAACTTCTGTCCAGCTATCAAAGTCTTGACAACTATGGGCAAAGAGCAGTTGATGCAATCTGTGCACTTGAGAAGGAAAGGGTTGATGCCACGAAGAAACCTCGTGTTATTCCCAAAGTCATCGATTTGCAGCAGGTTAAGAGCGAGCGCTACATTCCTCGCTATACCACTCCCTCTGCTGCCGGTAGCTCCGTACCTCTCGACGGGGTTGACTTCGAGATGATTCTCGTGGATAGCTCCGTGCCAGAAGAAGCAGATTACGCCGTTGATATCCAAGGCAATAGTATGTATCCCTACATCCATGATGGCGACATGGTGTATGTAGAAAAAGACGCCGAGCTCACAATTGGAGATGTCGGCATCTTCTGTGTTGACGGTGCAATGTATTGTAAGCAATACTATCTTGACGATAATAACAATCTGGTTTTGGTTTCTGCAAACCCTGAGCTGCGCCATACGAACATCTTCGTCTCGGCAGATAGTGGGCGTTCTGTAAAAGCCTGCGGCAAGGTACTGTTGAAAGAAAAAATTGACCTTCCAGATTATTTGTTTGAGGAATAATGGTACTAAAAATGAGGCTGGTAGACTCCAGCCTCATCTGTTTTCCCAGTTACTCCCCAATCAATCTGCAATCAAAATGTTCTCTTTTCTCATAAGGACGACCGTAGAACTTATCTCCCTGAGAACCCTCCCAAACATACACAGAACTCGTTCCATCATATTTGTACACCAAGTTCGCCGGAATACCATTTTGATTGACAAGGGTCATAATCCGCCCAGCATATTCAAAAAATGCTTTCTTTAACTCCTTGTCATTTGAGTTCAAAAATGCTCTATAGCCAAATGCTGTGCGAATGCTTGCTATCTTTCCACGCTTTGCGAGCAAAACATCCAATGCAATCTCTCTGTCGTTAAGCATTTTCTCATGCATCTTTTTGTACTGCGACTTCGGGACATCATATAACTGCCTATCATTCAAAAGCCCAGACCACATATAGTCATAATTGATTCCTTCTAATTCTGCACACACTTCATTGCAAACAGAATTGTAGTTGGCTTCACTGGAAATGTAGCCCCGTAACATCGTTTCAAGTTCTTGGCTTGTGTATTTGTTCTCAAATGCCTTGCTACGCTCTTTTTTCTCATCGACACGCTTGTCGTATTCCGCTGAAGCGCTTTTGTCTGAGCCCACTTTAATGAGCAAGATAACTCCGAGAATCACAGCAATCACAAGTTCCATAAAGCCACCACTACATCAGCCTAACGCAGACTGGATATGTCCTTTCGCATCGTCAATCTTTTCAAGCGCATCACTGAGACTATCAACTGCGTCTTCCATGCGCTCAAACTTTTCTGTCCCTTGCAAGTTTTCAGGATAGTTATCCATACAGTCTTGCTCACTGTCGCAAACTGTTTCCACAATGGATGCAGCACTGCTCAACATTTTCAAGGCGTCTCTTAGCCGCCCTCTTCTTTTTTCATTCACTCATACGCTCCCATACATTCGAAATGTTCAACTCGATTTTGATGAACTCCCGACCATGCTTTGAAAAGCTAAAAGAGTTCAGTTTTGTAATGAGGTCGAAGAACCCGTTAGTTCTTCCTCCGTGAAGCTCAAGCTCGTCACAAACGATGACAATACGAAGTGTCTTCGTTTTCTCTTCGATATCTGCATGGACACTTTCGCATTCAATTTCAGACACCAGCTCGTCTACTCCGTCGCAAACCTCATTGATTTTCGAAAGCATCTCTTTGGAAATTTTATAGTCGTTTCCAAAGACCTTAGAACCATCGTCAATTAACTCCATAATAGAGTCTTTGCAAGTTGTGTACTCCATTCCAGCCTCCTCTTATTCAATCGGTTTCGTGAGACCGTGGAATGTAAATGTCAAACGGACTCGGTTCTTAACCAATGGATAAACCTCCATGTTGTTTGCAAACTCTGCCACTCTCGCAAACCACTCTGGTTTGTCAAAAGCCAGCACTTCTCCCTCAACACTGATGCTTCCCATCGTTTTGAACGGCGTATTCAATTTATAGGAAATTTCAACATCAGAATCCCGCGTAATATACTTTAGTGCCGCATGAGCGAACTGCATCTGCTGCAGCTTAATTGGATTCAAAACCGTTGTCTTTTCTTCATCCGCTACAACATCATCCTTAACGCTATTGACGAACTCGTCCATTGCGTTTTGCAGTTCCTCATCAGACATAAACTTCAAGTCAAAGCTGTTATCCATTTGACCACTCCTTTAATTCAATTCTATCACAAAGATGCAGATTATCAAGGCAAATCAACCAAGGTTACACACAATTTCAACCTCTCCAACTGCATTGTCGCCCAAGATATGTACTAAAGAATTTGCAATCATACTGACATCAATTCTTCCATTAAAGCACAGTGAAAAGCGCTTCATATCCATACTCTGTTTTGGAGCTGCTTCATCCAGTTTGGTAGCTGGCGCATCTTCTACTTCGATATCCTCATCGGATGTTTTCCCGTGCAGCAGTTCATCCCACGCATCCTTTTGTGCTGTACTCATAGAGTGACCAACTGGGAACTTGATATTCAGCTTGTTCATCTGGATGTGCCGCCGAATCGTAAGCGGTTGTACCCCAAACATGGCGGCAAAACTCGTTGCATTGGCACCATAGTTCTCCATCATATGTCGTAGGTACTCTTCTTGCATTGATGTAGTCAGTGCTTTGAATTCATCCCATGTAATTGGTTGGTTCAAGTTAACGGTCACAACTTTCCCATTCCTTTCTTTCCACTGTTTTTGAGTCATGTAGTCTGTTGACATTGAGCATTTCTTGCTCTTGCTCCCGCACTTGCGGTACTTCGCTTGCTGTGCAAGGCGCTTACGCTGCCAGCAATCATACTCAAAATCAGACATCATTGCACACACCTCATCTTCTTTGAAACCTCGAACTTGTCCTCAAGTTCTTTGGGGGTTCTTGCTTTCCCGAGCTTCTTAAACTCACCATCAACAAGCTCATATAAAAAATAGAACTCGCGGCTCTCTTTGCTGGTAAGAATGAAGCAGAGCTCATGCTCGGCATTATAATATCCTACCCAAACTCTTTCGCCTTTGGGGTATTTGGGTTCATCCAAGAAGCTCCACCGCCCTCTGCATCAAAATATTGTGTTCGTTTTCTAAAGCTCCTGAAATCACTTCATCTAAAAGGCTGTTAAGGGTTTCGCCAACACGCTTCCCTTGTTCAACGCCGAGGCTCATAATATCTCTGCCATTGATTTGCAGGTCTTTTAATGCGAAGCACTGTTCAGCTTCTAAAACCTCAGACATAATAGAGCCGAGTGCGGTGCATCTTTCGATTCTGGATTCCTGCGTACCCTCTGCATGAGCAAGAATATCAGCCATCCGTACATCCAAAAACTGCGAAAACCGGTGTTCACCAAGTTTGTGCAGCCATTTACGAACTGTACGAGGTGTTGGTTCAATCATTGTGTCGTGATAGAGCACAAGCTCAAGAACTTCTTGCTTTGTCTTATTATCGAACCGCAGTCTATCCAAAACTTGTTCTGCAATATTACGGCTTGGAACTCCATGCCCGTGGAAATGTCCACCATTTTCGTCTTCGGTGTAGCATTGGGGCTTCCCAATATCATGGAGCAGTAGGGCAACCTTGACGGATACGTCAGCGCCCTTATAGTTTGCAACAGCGTGTGCAATATGCTCGTACACAGTGTATTGGTGGTACTTGTTGTTCTGTTCAAAGCCAATGCAAGGCTCCATTTCTGGGATAATTGTTGCAATAACATCAGCGAAATCCAGCAATACATTTAAGATACCGTCACCGAGCAACATTTTACAAAGCTCGCCATTGATTCGCTCCGCAGCAATGCGTTTTAACATCCAAGCGTCCTTGTGGATAGCAGCGGCTGTCCGTTCTTCGATAGAGAAACCATAAGTCGCTGCGAATCTCAGAGCTCGCATAATGCGAAGCGCATCTTCTTCAAAGCGTTCGTCAGGATTACCGACACAACGAATAACTCCTGCTTGTAAATCGTCTCTCCCGTGGAACGGGTCAATCAATCCAGCACTGTTGTACGCCATAGCGTTGATGGTGAAATCTCTGCGAGACAAGTCCTTATAAATACTCTCGGTGAATTCTACATAGTCAGGATGTCTCCCGTCTGTGTAACTTCCGTCAATTCGAAACGTTGTGACTTCATACTTCCCAGCAGTATCCATGTCAACTGTTACTGTCCCATGCTGCAGCCCAGTGTCGATTGTCTTTGCACCACGACGATGCATTAGTTCTTTAACTTCGTCCGGTGTAGCAGAGGTGCAGATATCCCAGTCTTTCGGTTCTTTTCCAAGCAGACTGTCTCTGACGCATCCGCCGACCACATATGCTTCATGGTTTTCATATCGGAGATTCAGCAGAACTGCTCGCGCACCTTTAGGGACAGAAATCTTATGCATCAATCGCCCTCCTGTTTACACTCACGACGAATTCCTCAACTTTCTTCATATCCGGGGTCTCTGGGAGGCTCGTGTTTTGCTTTGCGTAATTGAGTCGTTTCTCAAAGTCAGAAACCATTTCAAAGAACTCTGGTCTATACGTCCCATCTTCCAGTTGGTAATCGCCTTTGCGGATACTCATCAGCAGGGGCAGGTCGTCACCACGATATGTGACAATATCCTCTTTCTCCAGAATATCCAAGCAGAGAAGATACAAACGAATAAGATGCATCGCGTGTTTGTTCAAATGCTCGTCGTCCTTCTTGTGGTTTCTGTGATTGAGCTTCTCATACGTCCCGATAACATTTGTCAGGTCGTTGATTACACTATTAAACTCTCTGACCGGATACTTTTTAAGCTGGATATCTGCGAAAATCTCACGGTCTAAATCCTCTCGCGGGCTCTCATCTGTATAGAGAACAATGCTGCCGTTTTCAAAAATCGTGTATCGACTCTCAAATGATTTAACGGCGCCTTTCATAGAGTTGAGGATATGTTCCTCTCTTCTCGCCTGTGATAGCCTATCTCGCGCAAGAGCATTCTCCAAACGCCGGAGCTGCTGATTCGCGTAGCCTCCAAAAGAATGAACTGCTCGCTTAGACAGGAACATCTTTCTGTTTGCAATCATTTCTCTGCCAATGTCTGAGATATAGAAATAGTGCTCTGGCTTACATCCAAGCATTTCAATCGTATTTGGATTGCAATTTAGAAGCAAGTTCACCAGCTTATTAAAAGCATAGATTGTCGTATCCGTTTGTGTATTAACGACCTGCTCAAAGCTCGTCAGACCAAGCAAATCTGATTCGCTGTTCAACGCACATCCTCTTACATCAACATCGGATGTTTCGACATTTGTTCCATAGGAATAGCTACCGCCAAGCGTAAGAAAGATAATCTTGCGCCCGAGGTGCTCGTTTGTTCTAAGGAAATCATAAGCAGAACCGTTGACCATCTCTTTGATTTGCTCAATCGTCATAACCTTACTCCTTTTCTTCTCTCACCCTGAGTGCTGAAATGCACCCAGCTAAAATTTGTGCAGCTCTTACGGCTTCGTCAGCCGTGTTTTTCTTTGAGAACGAAATTCTGATGGAAGACCGAGCTTCATCTTTGGACAGCCCCATTGCAGATAAAACATGACTTGGTTCTGCTTCGTGACTCCTGCACGCAGACCCGGCAGAAACACAGACCCCCTTGCCGTCCAACATAAGCAAGAGCGTTTCGCCGTCAACGCCATCCATTCTCAAGTTAATTGTCTTTCCGGGTGTAAGAATCGACATACCATTTACATGGACACAGCCTTCATCGCCCGTATCTTTAAGCGCTTCATTCAGCGCCATAAAAAATCTCTGTTTCAATGTGGAAACCCACACCGTATCTTCGTGCAAACTCTTCGACGAAATCTCACAAGCCTTTCCGAATCCTACGATGCCAGCAACATTTTCTGTTCCACCCCTCAGTCCGAACTCTTGCTCTGAACCACCATATACAATAGGTGTAAGTTTGGATTTATCCTTTGCGTACAAAGCTCCAATGCCTTTACACCCATGAATCTTATGTGATGACACCGAAAGGAAATCGCAACCGATTTTCACCACATCGATAAGATAGCATCCTGCGGCTTGCACGCAATCTGTGTGGAACAGAATCCCACGCTTCATGCAAATCGTCCCAATGTCTTCGATTGGATTGATTGCACCTGTTTCGTTGTTTGCAAACATCACAGACACGAGTCCTGTATCTGCCCGTAATGCGTTCTCAATGACGGCAGGAGAGACTCTGCACTCATTGGATACCGGAATATACTCTACATGAAACCCGTCTTTTATAAGCGATTCTGCGGCTCGTAGGACGGAATCATGCTCAACAGCCGATACCAAAATGTGCGTCTTACCGATACTCTTCAGATAGTCCTTCAAACCCCGAAAGACTAAATTGTTTGCTTCGCTACCACCAGATGTAAAAATGATTTGCTCTGGTTCTGCGTTGATTAAAGCTGCCACTTGCGTTCTGGCTTTCTGCGCAGCCTCATTCGCAGCTCGTCCAAACTTATAGAGGGTTCCTGCATTACCATACTCCGTTGTCAGGTATGGCATCATTGCTTCAAGAACCCGTTCATCCATTTGTGTGGTGGCAGCATTGTCAAGGTAAATCACAAGTGACCACTCCTTTTGTTTTATATGATGCACTAATACCACTCATCAAGCGCCTTTCAAAGCCTTGTGGCACAAGTGATTCAAGCCATCATTTATTTCTAACAGCCTCGTTATGCGAATTTGCCGCAATGATTTCATCAAGCGTCCGAGGCGTGTAGTCCATCCACGGCATCATTGCTCCGACATTAAACATCTGGCAAGGTGTCGTGTACAGTTCTTCCATCAGATACTTGTCATGCTCCATCATGTTCCACTCGAAAGAATTGTGGACGTGTCCATACAAGTGGAAGGAACCGTAAAAGTGATTCTTAAAGCACGAAATTGGGTAATGGCAAAGAATCACTGTTCGACCGCTGTCCTTCACTTCGAGATACTCTGTGACCTTAACAAACTCCCGCAAGAACTTGTTGTCATTGCACCGGTCATGGTTCCCTTTAATCAGGAACTTCTGTCCTTTTAAGGAACGCAAAATAGGGATAGCATCTTGTGCCTTACACCAGAACATATCCCCAAGAACATACACAATATCGCCCGGAGAAACCACTGCATTCCACCGGTCAACCAGTGCTTCGTCCATCTCCAGAAGCGATTTGAACGGACGGTTATCAAAGGCAATCACGTTTGCATGACCATAATGCCAATCTGAAATGTAGAACCGTTTATTGCTTTGTTCTTGCATTTTTTAACTCCTCGATTCTGTCTGCCGCAAGAACGAGCAGCCACTTTGGAACACGACTCTCATCTCCCATTCGTCCCGGTGCAAGCGTTGTTCCGTATTGACGGAGGAGAATGACCACTTCGTCATCCAGAATCTGCTTGGCTACGTCGTGCAGGTTTCCGATTGCTTGTAATCTTTGCGGCTCGCGCGACTTTCTTTTAAGGTACTCCGGCTTGCTTGCTGGACATTCATAGCAAGAATACATCTCATAAATACCACAGCCACCGTCTTTATAGCAACTCATATTTTTCCTCCTTAGAACGGAAGGCGTTCGTCTTGCTCAACACGAATAAGCTCCCGAACCCTTAGCAAAAACTCTTCCTCATCCAAAGCTTGGATGTCTTGGTATCGTAGATACTCAATCAATTCATGGACAGCCGTTGTCAGGGCTATATCGATTTTGTTTTCGATATCTGTCTGCTGGTTCAGGAACTCTTCTGTGTGCTGCCTGTTTCGTTCTATTGTGGTGACTAAATCTCCTCGTGTATTTTCGAGGCGGCATTCTAAACGTCCGAGTTTCTCATAGATATCGCAAATACAAGTAGCAACTTTAGCCGGTGTCATATCCATTTTTCAACGTACCCTCTTTCTTGTGAGAAAATGGGAGGCTCTCGGTCGATAACCCAACGGTTTCTAACGACCTCAACCATTTCGGTGTCGCCTTTATCGTTGAGAAGAGGAGCGGTCTCTTTAACTTTTGTTTTGTAGCAAGCAGAACCACGCTTACAATCAACGGGGAAGTCATTCCAATTGATGCCACGTTCTTTCCACAGCATATCTTGGATAGAGTTGCAGCTCTTGCCGTGGAGTTCTTTTTGACTGAAATTTGCATGACCAACTGACTCAATGCTGTTACGAGTCGCATCTTGTTGACGCCAAATCAGGCAGTTACAAACTTCGTCTTTTGGAATAGAAAAAACTCTGGCATCAAACATGGCTGTACCCATCTTTGCGACCAGAGTTTCAATGTACTTATTTGTGCCATTGTCACTGCTGCACATCGCTTCAGGAAAGTTCTTCCACAGCTCGGCAGCATAGGCATTTGAAAAAGCAAGCGTAGCCATTGAAGCGGAAACGCTGCACATCTTTTGGATGTTGTATCCGAACCATGCATCCGTTGTAATTGTTGCATAGTCCGTAAGTACCAACGTGATTTCATCTGACTGCGTATATCCAAAGACACAGCCCTGAATGTTTTCACACAGGTACTTCATTGTATTTTGCATCGTTGTCATCAGGATGCGGTCAAATGGCTTTTCCATACCTCTTGTGAATGTATGAAACGCCTTGCCGTCCACTCTGATAATGGTTGGAATCCGACGAGTCAAATAGTTGCGAGCAATATTCTCGTAGCCTTTCATTCTGTCGCCGAGTGAATCATATTTCTTACTCAAGTGGGTTCACCTCCAAAGTATGTATGCAGGCTTGCACCTGCAATTATGATGCGAAGTATCCAGACGGCATCTCAACAAATGGATATGCCGGAGTGGGAATCAGGCACAGACCAGTTTCTGTGCAAGCATTTGGTTGATTCATGTCAGTTGCTTGTTTGAGGTCGAAGATGATGACGCCTTCATCTGCGAAGCGAACACCCGGCGCCTTTAACGGAACATTCATCTCGACACCAATACCGGCTTTTACAAGCGCCGTCAGCGCACGATTTCCAACCGGAATCATTCTCTTCTTGGGCTTTCCGTCTTTCGTAGAATCCGATGTAAAGAACTTCATCGCGTTCGGCGTTTCTTTGGCACAAGGCTGCAACGCAATCTGCGTTTTGTCTCTGCTGATAAACAGCCGCACAAACGGCGGATAGCCAATCTCGGAAGCTGTTGCAAGGTTAAAGGAGATGCGGTTCTTCAGGATTCGAACCTCTGCAATACTGAATGTACGAGGAACACCAACCACATCAAAGTTGTCTAAGATACTCATTGTTTCCATCCTTTCGAGGTTTAATTACAAAAAAGCCATCCAATATCCGAGGGACATCAGATGCAGACAAATCTGCCACCTCATCAACTGATGGAACCGGAACAACATTTTCGCCCTTTAGAATCTGTTGCACCTCAAGCCAAAGTTCTCTCGGAATAATCGCTTCGTGATAGCCTTGGATAAAAAACTGGTTAGCACGTCCGTCGTTCCGAATAGAGCGATGCGAAAAGATATCCACGGTAACGGTCTTCTGCATCAAAACGTCACCGGAATATTTCTCATTTGTCAAGATTGTCTTTACCGTAGAGTATGTCCACTGACCACCTCGTGGGGATGGAATACCTTGCTGGTTTAAGATGTAGCAGATTTCAGGAATCGTTTTGTCATCGTAGAACATTTGATAAATCAGCCGCACAACATTCGCTTCAGGTTCGTAAATCTCCAGCAGCCTCTTATCTCTGGTGTACCCATAGAGGTCTGCGAGCTTTGGGAGCCCCTTCTCAAATCTTTTCTGGAACCCCCATTTCACGCTCTCAGACTTTGCTTCTGACTCGCCTTGCGCAATAGCAGCCATAACGACCATCAGAAGCTCGCCGGTCTGTGTCAAGGTATTGATTGCAATATCCTCAAAATAAACAGCAACCGGCTTGTCCAGTGCCTTGAGCATACGCACAGTGGCAACGCAGTCAACAACATTTCGTGCGAACCTTGCAATGTTCTTCACGATAATCATGTCGATTTTGCCTGCTTTACAGTCATCAATCATCCGTAAGAAGTCCGTGCGTTTCTTTACGGAAGTCCCAGAAATCCCTTCATCGGCGTAGATGTCATAAAGCCGCCACCCCGGATGCTTCGACACATATTCTTTGTAATACTGGCACTGCAGCTCGTAGCTTGCGAGCTGGTCTTTGTTGTCCGTACTGACTCTGCAATACGGCGCGACCACCAATGGGTCTTCTTCGCTGTGCTCAGTAGTCTTTTTAATCGAAGCGGGAATACACTGGACTTGTGCGCTATGCTCATAAGCATTGCGTATCTCATTTTGTTTATTTGTTTCCAACTTGTGTCACCCCTTTCGAATATGTATCTGTGGTTTAGGGTGACCTATCGTGATACGGGAAGCGCGTCTACCTATTCCGTCACCGCATCATCGTTATCTCAGGGTATTGAACAGAGGAGGAGCTGTTACCTGCGCAGGAGTATCTCGCTCAATGGCGAAGATTTTCCAGTCAAAGTTCTTACCATACCGTTCAGCCCACGCAATGTCCTCAAGAACCACGGCGTTCTCATTCAGGTCTTCGCCTTCAAGATAAGACTCTTTGACTTCGTCAGGAGAGATATCGTAAACCTCAGCGACACGTCGGCACATCTCATCATGCGCCGCATCGTGCGTATCGAAATACTCAGGCTCGGAAATTTCTCGCTCCATTACTTCAATCAGCATATACTTCATAGCATTTTCTCCTTATAAAACTCAGGTTTTATCCGTAACATACGAATACATGACCTACGAAATCGCCACCGCCAATGAGATACGAGCCAACATATTTCAGTTTGTCCTTCTCATCTTCTCGGATTTCCTCGCCAGTCATCTTTGTCACAACCTTCATTGGGTATGTCTGATTTTCGGTGTCAACCATGCACCAAAGGCAAGGTCGAATCACGTCTTGAACATCCACATGAAGAACTTGCTCGTTGCATCTTGCAACACGGTCATCGAAGTACAGCATCGGGATATTGATTACCTGTTCTGCTGTAATCTCCAATGGATACTTGTAGATTACTCTCACGTTTGCCTCCTTATAGATTTAGAGATTCCAAAAGCTCTCGCTGCGGTGAGAACTCTTTATACAATTCGACCTCCTTGGTCAGTCGAGCCAAGACTGCTTCTTCCTTGACCGCATATCTGCCCAAGTAAACTTTCTTATGGTTATAAGTAATGCTGGCAACCCACTTCTTACGTTGTTTGTCGAAGTAGACGCCAGCGACACCGGATGTATTGCACGAATACAGGCTGCGGTTTCTGTCATTCTCAGACCGCTCACAACACCGCAAGTTTTTCTTCCTATTATCCGCTTTGTTTTTGTTAATGTGGTCAACGCATTGACCGGGTTTTGCGTGCATCACAAGTCGATGGAACCGGACAAAGCGCCGAACGCCATTATAGAAGTAGCTACTGACAAGATAACCGTCCTTGTCACAGTACCAACTGTCGCGTCCCTTGATAAGGGGGAGGTCTTCCAAATCAAAAAGGAACTCGGTCGTCTTGATTCGCAGGATACCATATGTATCGAGAAGCTCAATCCACATTATGTTCTGTCCAATCCGGCTTGAAGGCGTGTAAAACATGGTATGCCATCTCGGTAACTATCTCCAACCTAATTCCTATAGCGTCTGCCATTGTCTTATTCACACCACACGTCAAGAACCTGTCGAAAGACCCGTTCTCTTCGTAATCACAAATGGCATTCTCAATCAAGTGTTCTGCATCGCTCATTCTTCACCACCTCCCACAACATTGTTTGTAACCGCTTTCCGCATCGGTCGTTTTTCTAAACCCCTCAACCGATGTGCATGAGCATTGGTCGTAAACCAGAACTCACGAGCGTTGCTTGCAATGCGAGTGAGTAAAAGAAAAACCGCCCGCGTAGCGGGCTTCTGGTTTACGAGCATAGTGCCGAATTTTTACTTTTGCCTTTGGCGAAAAGCTGCTGAAAGAAATATGTATAACAGCAAATCTACAAAGCGGTCGTTGTCTATATCCATTCAGAGACAGTCCAGTACGTCAAGATGCCATCCTCTTCGTACTCGTACTTTGAAATAACTTCGTCCACGGAATAGTAATCACCATCGGCAGGTATGAGCCTCTCGCCATCCCAAGAGCAATAACCAACAAGCAACCCCTGTTTAATTCTCTCGCTGCTTAGATACGGCAAAAGACTTTCTGGATAGTTGGTTCTAACCATGATTTCAACTGGATGATTTGGAAGGATATCCTTGACTGTCATTGGTTCTCCTCCTGTTAATTACCCCATCGATATGTCCAACTTTAATGAAGCCTTCAGGCTCGTCCAAGTCAATCGCATATCCGTTATTGATTTTAATGAACGATGTGCCATCCACAACCCACAGGTCGCCGAAGCATGGATTCAGATAGATGTCACCATCTTGGTATTTTTCGTTCTTGTGCTCGTTGCGCTCAGTCACAACTACACCTCCAATTGGTCGTCTTAAATGTGGGTGAGGATTTGCACCTCGCATGGAGAGAAAAATAGTTAGACGGGTTTATCAGGTCTGCAGCACTGTCTTTCCCACCCGCTTGGCGTCTACCTATTCCGCCACCACATACATTCTATACTCAGCTTAATCCATCTACAAAATCCCACTCGATATTGTAACGGAATTCATCGTTCAAAATTCCGTCCAGCAGTTCGTCGATGTACTCCTCATCGTCTCGGTCTGTCGGGACGGGAATAATCATCTCAAACTCTGGAGCAAACGTGGACGGTTTCACCCAAATCGTTCTTTTCGCCATAGCTGGAACCTCCTTGTCACATAAGGGACAATACCCTGTAGTTTCGCCAAACTGTATATTCACATGATGCCCGCATCTTGGACAGCGAATTATTTCATTCATACATATCTCTCATACACATAAGCATCAATTACACGCTCTCCGCTTTCTTCATCATTGTGACCGAAGGTAATTTCGTCTACCACATTTTTAGGTTTTCTTTGATAGGGTTCTCCCCGGATAACATATTCTGCATATCTTCCATCCTTTGCAACAATTTCCTTAGAGATACCATCACTATCATAAAAATTGATATACATAGTCCCCGTACCTGCGTGAAGGTCTGAAAACTTATCAGTTGTGTACTCTTTAATCAAATATTTTATTACGCTGGAAATAAGGGTTGGGTCTACATTCTTTTGTGTCCCAAAATTAAATGATACTTTCACATCAAACCACCCTTTACAAATCTCTTTCCACACAGTGGGCAATTGCGTATCTCAACAATGTCTTGGGTCGTAAAACCACCGTCATTGTCAAGCACTCTTACTCTCAACATCCCTTGCCTGTTTACAGACATCTCAATACCGCTGTATTCAGCGGTCTGGTTCATTGGAACAAAGTCGTTTGTTTCAGTCTCACAATACGGGCACCTCATCTGGCTAACCTCCTTGCTTGTCTCTCTGCAAGAACTTTTTAATGCAGCCTCCACAATCATAGCTGACCTTGCAATTGTTCCCGAAACAATCGCCATCGCTCACAAAAGAGCAAAGCACATTCTCGCAAGTATCACCGCCGCAAAACTCTATCAGCTCATCGGTATTCATAGTGGCTATTTTTCTTTTGATTTCCTCGAAATTAGTCATCGAATTAACCTTTCATATCCTTCCAATAACAATATAAGCAACCGTGTGGGCACCTTGCTTTGCGTTTTAATAACTCTGTTTTCCCCGCATAACACATACAGCCATTGCGTTGATAGCCAACACCATTTGCTTCTGTATCTTTGGAAAGTCCAAGTAAACCGAGGTCATAGTCAGAAATGCAGCCACAGGCAATCGGCTCCGCAAGACCGGGCTCTGCACAAGACTCGATTCGGAGAATTTTGCCGTTGTTCAACCCTTCCCAAAACTGCTTTGCCTGCCGCAGCATATTGTCTACTTTCAAAAGCTGTGCTTTTGACGGAGCAAAACCACTATCACCATAAGGCAGTGGCAATCCAGCTTCTTTGAACCGGTTTCTTGCGTGTGGATACATATCGATGACGCTCACTCTGTATCGCTGAAATCCCATTTCCATAAAGAAAATCATTGTATGGTACGCAACGGAGAGCCCCTTTTCTGTTGGAATAATAGGGTCAACACGAACAACAATTCTGCTCATAGGGAATCCAGCTTTGACCAACTCCATAATTGCTGCAAACTCCTCGTATGGAGTTGGCACATTTGGCTCCAAAATAGAGTGCCCGTATCCGGTCATTGTAGTGTGAATAATGAGCTTATCCTTATGTCTCAAAGCAGCGTCGAAGAAATCCGGCGACACACACTTCGTAACAAGAACAGCGGCATCGACATCGTCCAATTTCTCCTCCCAAGACAAGTCAACCCCTGCGTCGCCTGCTTCTGTAACTCCTATCTTATATAACGCCATATCAAATCAGCCTTTCGTAAAAACGTCATGGAACAAATCTTTGGGGAGGCTACGTCCAGTGCCATGCTTATACACGGCACACATTAGTAGCGCTGTGGTGCCCATAATGGCGAGCGCAACAATTAAACCGCCCATACAAATCAAGACTTTTGCTCAGCCACCAGAGATACCAGCATATCTCTGAGCTCCGAATCATCCGGCATGATAACATCGTAGTTGAATGGGAAGAGGCGCTTAACACCCAGAGTCTGCTCCTTATTGGAATAGACGACCTCGGTCACCGAAACCATACACATTTCCATGTACTTCTTTGTAAGCTCGTCTTTTGTATCGCCAACAACCTTGAACCAATAGTCTTCGTACTCATCATCCATATGGTCAAAGACAAAATCTTCTCTCTTCATAAATTCTCCTCCCGCTCATTCTCCAACTTGTTTATCCGATATGCTATAAACAAGTTCTTTTCGTAGTTCATCTTTTAGTCTGCGCTTAGCCAACCGCTTATTGGACTTTTTAGCTTTTGCCCACCCATTGTGGTTGTTCGCCCAACACGCATATCTATGGCTAAACTCGGACTGCCAGCCGAGTTTTCCTTTATAAGTGTTAGCTCTCTTCATAGCTCACATCACATTTCTGCTCTGACCCGCATAAGGATTTTGCCAAGGCGATTTTCTCCAACGCCATCGCAAACGCCCCAGATACGGTCGCCCCAAGTATTGCCTTCAATGAGTTCGGCATCCTTGGTCGCCGCAAGCTTGTCTGCCAAATCAGGATTCTGTGAGAACTTTGCCTTGCAAATCTCATACATAACGGTATCTTTGACCGCTTCCCAGTCATCACGGAGCTTAACCCTACGTCCAAGTTTCTTTGCCTCTGACGGATTCAAACGACAAAACTCAGCCATACGGTCTGGACACTTAGCCGCTTGAAACGCCGCCTCGTTATTATCAAAACACATTCCGTTGTAGGTAACTGGTGCCGAGTAGAAGTTACTCAGGAAATAATTCTCACCTCTAAACTCGCTGATACTTACTCCCATGTTATACCTCCATCATTTCGTATCGATATATACAGAGCATATGTCCGGTTCTTTTGTCGTCAGATGCTGCGCCATCCACTCTTTTCCGATGAATTTATCGAACAGAGAGCACGTTACCATGTCGGCATTAACTTCTCGTACAAATCCAACCGGTGTGTAGTCCACAAGGACTGGAATTCCCACTGCTGATTGACTGTATGAACCATCGTTCTTAAAAAATATATCCATAGCAGCTTAGCTCCGCCAGCATTTCAAGTCTTCATCCCACCACTCCGTAGTCGTGTACGGCGGCTGCTTACGGTGAGTTATCCTGTGCAGATAGTTCCGTCCACAGTGATGGAATTCTTCAAAAGCACGCTCTGCATCCGGAAAACATACAACATTTCTGTACGTTGACCCGGAACCGAGGATTTCTGGCTCCTCAATTCCAGTTTCATAAAGCACCCGGCAATCAGAGTCGATATCTTCCTCCTCGTCGAAGTCGCAGTTCTCTTCGTCGAGCACATCGCTATCTGAAATGTACTCAAGTTCGCCAAGGTTAATCTCGTCAATATGCTCTTTGGCATATTTGATTGCCTCTTCAAACGTCAGTTCGCGTGGAACCATAATGCTGCTGTTATACACAGCCATACACTGGACGGTTACATTGAGCTTCCGCATATTTTTATTCTCCATTAGTCAACCTCCCACGCATAATCGAAATGTCTCCGGTACGAATTTCCTTTACGAATGTTGCCCTTATAGTGCCGGATTCTCCTGTTGGAATATGTCTTCCAAAACGTCTGCCTGTTTGAGTTCTTTGGGTACTGGATGTAACTTCCGACCGGCTGATAAACCCCGTCTTTCCAGCCCCAATCCGTATAGCCGATGCCTGACTTATATCCGTATGTCATAATACGCATCAGCTTTTCTTTCTTCTGTCTGCGCATCTTGCGCCGATATGCTCTCCCGGTTTTCCTCGGTTCACACAGTTTGCCCTGCGGCTTGTCCGCCTCGAAAGCATCACTGCAATAACCACTGATAAAAAACTCAGTCTGGACTTTATCGCAACCGCAGTATTCAAGTTGCGGTTCGTATCCACCTTCTCTTGCAGCCCTGAGTCTATGCTCAATGCCTTCGCAAATTGGGCATTCATCGCAAGTGAACTTTCTTCCACAGAACTCAAGCATGATTGACCTCCTGCTGAAAAGTCTTACTGCTTCGTCAAGATATACTCCGTATTTGCTGTTTGGATGGTAATTGTGTCTTCGCCGTTTCCCCACGGAGTAAAATCCAAAACAGTAGATGTATGTAGGCAATGATACCGGTCGTCATATTCTGGCAAATACTTGATAAAGCCACGCTCTCCGACCTCCAAGTAAACAACGTATGCCTTTCTCCCAAGCGCCTCGTCATGTAACGGATTCGCTCTGCCATTCTTGCTCTTAATCGATGTAATCGTGTAATAAGCTGCTGGGACGTATGTCCTGCTTAGCTCATATCCCTTCCACAAATCCATAATCGTCCTCCATCAATTGCAGTTTCGCCCGCGCCCCTCGCTTTGCGCTGGCGTGTCTTCCTTTTTGCTTCTTCTCTCCGAACTCTTTTACATATTCACGGTTCGCCTTACACTGATTGCAATTATTTCTTTGTTTGCAGAACCAGCACCCGTCTTGCCCCCACCAAAACCAGTCTGGCATTGATGGTCTTGGTTTTCTTTTCGCCTTACCCACAATTATGCCTCTCACAAGGGAACGGACAACTATCGCACTGCGAATAGTCACAAGCATTTTCATAGTCGCACAGGCAAAGACACTTCAACCAATATGCAAGACCGCCAATGACTGCTGCTGTTGCCAATGCAAACAGAATTACACGAAAAATCATGTCCATCACCTCACCAGCAATCGTAGTCAGTAATGTCCTTTTCTTCGCCGCAGACAGGACACTTAATTGTAATCGCTGTTCCAATGCCCGTTCCGGTCAGCTCGTACAAATATTTACCGCCATTCTTACACGACTTGTAGTGGCTATCCCTGAAAGCTCTTACTGCCTTCATTTCGTTATCTGACATCTGGCATAAGGAGTGGGTGCGATTATACTCAGCCAGTTCTACCGCTTTTCGAATCTCTTCGTCCTTATTCCATTCGGCAACTTTCTTTCGCAGGCTCTCGTTCAATTCAACGAGGGAATCATATTCATCCTGCGCGGCTTTCAACAGCCCCTTGAAATCTCTATGAACCCTAAACATTTATGCCACTCCTTTCGATTCTTTTCTTCAAGTAATTATGGACTTGATTGCTCAAAGAAAAGAGCCGAATAACTCGGCTCCATTTATATGTAAGCGGCTTGTAATGAGCCGCTTTGTTCTCTTCGCAACATTCCGAGAAGCCTGTCTGCATCAACGTCTGTCAAAATTCTGTACCATTCAGAATGGAAGAACCTCTCCAGACTTTTTAGCAGTCCCTCGTCTTCATTACGAAGTGCTGAACGATAATCATCCACTGCAACTGCAACAATTGCATTCGCCAAATTGCGCCAAGGGTCATCGTTGCTTTTTCTCAACCGCCCAAGGCTTACCGATGGTTGTGCCATTGCTCGCTCCGGCATTTCACCTTGCGGAACACCTCTCGGCAAACATCCGCAAGATTTTACGGCACCATTTTTGAGGAATCGCCCATCAACGATGCAAGTCTTGCCGCATCTACATTCGCACAGCCACCTTGGTTGACCGCTGTTACTGTTTTCAGCTCGCTTGACCACTTTTAATTCCCCGAACGTTCTGTTGGTCAAGTCTGTTGATTTACCACTCATAAAAATCAATCCTTTTCTGCGAGAAGGAAGTCAGGATTGATGACCTTGAAGCTGATGTTGCTCTGGACATTACGCATAACTACGCCTTCTCGTTTTTGCTCCTTACGAACCACTGATTTTCCCTTGGAATACTCGACCAGCTCAGCGATGGTCTCAGGCAAAGTCTTGCCATCTTCAACAATCGGGACGGTCTTAATTCCATACGGCTCAAGCAGCTTCTTGATTTCTGCCGTTCCACACTTGTGGTCTGGATAAATCAGGTTGAAGGCAAACAGGTCGTACCCACTAATGTGGTACTTGTTGCCCTGAATCTGGTTGCCGCAAATCTCACCTTGTAAAACGATGGTTTCATAATCACCGACAAGGTGTTTCAGCACATCTTCGATGTGAAGCTGGCGTGCAATCGTCCAGTATGAGCTGTTGTCAGGCGTGCCAAGGTAGATATTACGGCTGCAAACACCAAACTCATACTTGCGCTTGGAAATTTTGCGCAGGTAATACGTCGCTGACTGCCCATCAACTTTCTCTGTGACAGAGAACTTCGTTCCCTTGTTACGCTCCATCTCAAAGAGCGTCGTAAGGTTTTGAATACGGGTTTCATCCGTCTTGACAATCCAATCAGGAAATCCACCCTTGCGTTTGGGTTTCATAAACAACTTACGATACCACTTAAACCGCATCAAGAAACGAGCGATTGCACTTTGTGGTTTCTGAGGTTGCTTTGTTAAGAGCTGTGCTTCTTGCTGCGCTTCTGGGTCATACTTCTTAATGCCCAAAACATCGGTCACATCGGCACCCAAATCGGCGGGAGCGCCATTTGGAAGGATTGACAGTGGGAGAACCAAACCCTGACTGACCTGACCACGCAGCTTAATGGTGCGAACTCTAAACTTTCTGTCTCTCAAGAACTCGAACTCTGGGCGCTCTGGGACGATAGAATCGACCTCAATGTAAACGATATGCTCTCCTGCATGGAACTCGCCCTTCTGAACCACACATTCCCAACCATCGACCTGCGCAACTTCAATGCGGTCAGCTCCTGCAATCGGGCGAAGAGATGTAATCTCACGGATTGTTGCCAAATGTCGCATAGGACACCCTCCTTTGAATTATTAAAACCATCGTTTTTAGCTTCTGCTGATAACTCTTTTGAACTTCAATGAGCTATTTGCGATGTAATCATCAATCAGTTTGCTCTGTGCTTTTGTCTCTGCATAGGCAGTGATGGTGATGGACTTTTTGCTCCAGTCCAAGGTATAGCTGTCTGCAGCGACATTCGTGATGTGATGTGTTGCCAGAAAATCTCGAAACTCTTGCATCGCCTCCAAATTATCCGACATAATGACGTTCACATAGGTCTTGTCTTTTGAGAACCTGTTGCTTAATGCGACAGCTAAACAGCAGCCAACACCGCTTGCAATGGAAACAGTTGCAAGGGCGAGGCTGCTGTCACTCGTTACAATATCTTTTGTGATGCTAAGGTAGATAAAATTTGACAAGCCGAGAGCGACTCCGGCAAGGACACAACGATTTCTCTGTACCAAGATTGTCTTGGCTGTACCAAGCGTGTTGTCCAGCACCTTAGCGAAAAATAGAATGACCAGATATACGGCTGTCAAATAATCTCCTCCTTATTTAGAAATCAAAAAACTCTTGGTAAGCCCATACGCCGACAAAGATACCGGCGGGGATGCACCACAAAAGCAGAAAGGCTGGGTTATGCAGCTTGATGCTCCAAACAATTGGCATAATCATCGTAAGAATGATTAGCGCAATCGAGACGATGGAGACAACAATGCAAATTAGAACTTTAACCCAATCTTTTGCATTGTCCCACCATTTTTCCATCACGGTTCGAGACTAATGATGGGCGTTGAGCCAGTCACCGTAGGCAGCTCGCCGTTCCACTGCTCATACTTGATTTTTTCAATCAACTCATTGGTAAGTGAAGCCGCAATCTTGCGGTTTGCGTCAGCTTCTGCCTCCGCAGCAATACGCAATGTCTCTGCTTTTGCTTCTGCTTCAATAACTGCTTTCTCTGCGTTAATCTGTGCGACCTCTCTGTCTTTCTCAGCCTGAACCTTGGCGGTTTGCTTTTCAATATTCGCCAACTCAAGCTCCTGCTGAGCAGTGACTTTCTTCTGGATAGCCGCAGCCGTTTCATCGTCAACTGAGATATCCGTAAAGTTTACAGTGTCAATAATGATGCCATACTGGTCGAACTTCTCACGCAAATAGGTATCCAACTCGGCATTGATTTCAGTACGCTTGTCGCCAAAGATGTCGGTGACAGGGTAGTTTGCGGAAACTTCCTGCGTCCACGCCACAACCTTGGGCTTAATAAACGAATCCTTGATTGCCTCGCCAGATTTTCCTTTGAACATTGCAAAGGTTTCGGAGACTCGTGCCTCATCAAAACGATATGAGAACTCAATATTCACTCGGACAGTCTTACCATCAGAGGTAGGGATGTTGAAACTCTCATCCTTGGGTGAGTCGCCCTTATCCTCAGCCGTCAGATATGACTGCTCAATACCGATAGAATATTTGGTCACCTTTTTGGTCGGAGCAACCAGATGCCAGCCTTGTTCCAAAACTTCGCCATCGACGCCGCCGTTCATGTTATACACAACGCCGACGTAGCCTGCGGGAATCTTCTCAAGACACACCACGCAGCAAACCAAGCCGATAATCAGCACAAGTGCCAGCAAGATTGCGCCAAGTTTACCTTTTCTCATTCCTTTACTTCCTTTTCTTCGTCAGATTTTTTCTCCGTTTCCTCGGAGATTTCTTTCTTCGCATCATTGTACAATCGCATCCCGACTCCGCCGACGCCCTTAAAGGCGAAACTCAAACAGAACCAGATAAGCACAAGCACAATGACTACGATGAGCCAGAACACGATGTTCATGTTGTTGCCTCCTGCTCTAAGACTCTTGGTATGTATGTGCGGGTTTCCATACGCTCTTCGACCTTTCTGGTCTTACCCAGCGCTTCACGCACAAGGTTCAAAAGGTTTTTGCCTTTGTCGCTTTCAAGAAACTGAACGAGCGGCTCAAGAATTTCTACCGTATCCTTGCACTCGCGCCGTGCTTGACGACACTTTGCAAGCTGTGTAGCAACTTTGGCTCGCTCTTTGTAATCAAGACCGTCAAGCTCCAGTTTGTGAAGGTAGTCCTGCGTGAGCCTATCCATGCGGTTCACCTCATCATAGTTCCACGCATAGTCCCTTTGCGCATTCTCCATCAGCTTACAGAAGCTACTGATAGATTCTGAAAACTGTGGTGTCGCCTTTACTTTACCCACGCAAACCTCCTTTCTCAGCCGTAGCTGACCTCGTCTTTGTCTGTTCGGATAGAAATAAACACCGGGAACTGTAAACTCTCAGCACCGGTGTTTTTGTCATATGATATTTCCTTGTATTTTACCTCGCACAACCGTCCGGGCATTTCATCTTTAGCCGCCCAAAAAGCTGTACGCTGCTCATCGGAAAAGCCAGACCCAACATTTACTTCGTTGCCTTTGTAGTCCAGCACAAATGCGCCCAACGTTCCTACAAGCCTGCCGCTTCCTTCTTCACAACGCAAGATATGCAAATCCATAGTGTAGAAGCGTTTGACTTTGAGGATTCCGTTGTGACGCTTTCGCTTATATGGAACATCAAAGTTGACCATCAAGCCCTCTTTGTCCTCCCGAACCATTTGCTCTAATAGCTCATCGATTTTTGTCTGGTCTTTACCGTGATATAAAACAGGGAGGATGTTGACTCGACCATCTTGCGGAATGAAGCGATGAAGCTGGTCTAAGAAAGACCGGCGATACCCATAGCCGCCCTCGCTTACACCAGCATCAAATTCTTCTGTCGTCAGCACGTCGAAGATGGTGTAGCAAACTGCCGTTTTATCAGTGTCTTCTGAGTTGATAATGCCCGTTGCCTTGCGGAATGCCTCATTGTCAGACAGTGCTCCTTTATCGCGCAAGGTAAGTTCACCGTCAAAAACATAGCTATCGTTATCGTCGATTTTGAGCACGTCCAGAATGTGCCCGAGCCCTTCGTAGGGAACTCCGCTTCTTGCGAACAGTTGCCCTTTGTAGTATGTTGCTCTGACACCATTCAGTTTTTGAGTGAGCCAAAACTCTGTGCCGTCCTTGACTGGGTATTTGTCGATTGGATATGCCTGCTGAACCTCCCATTCGGGAATCAGTCCGGGGATAACCTTGTTCACAGTTTTCGCTGTGACACCTAACCGAAGTGTCTTTGACAGAAGTTCAATGTAAAACTCGGATGACTCCGGGTCAGTTAAACACTGCACGAAGACCCGCACTTGATATACAGTTGCTGCGTCCAATGCTTTTCGCTTTGCCAACAGCTCACAAATTTCGAAGATGTCGGTCATTGTGATTGTAATTGCTGGGTCATACTCGACAGGCGTTCGCAGTGTTTGTTCCGAAATCTTGTACGTTAGCATTGGATTCAAAGCGTAGTACAAAATCTTACGAAAATTCTCAACATCTTTGAAGGCTTGCAAGACCTGCATTTTACTAATCGCGCCGCTTGCGTTCTGCAAACAGCGGACGATTGCTATTTCTTCCATACAATCACCTTACGGCTGTGAGCCGTAGGCTGGCATCGGATTGAGCTTGTGCAGGTTCTGCGTATGCTTCTTTGCAATTACTTTGTCGATGTCTTCATCCCCACTACTACCGTGCATGATGTAGTTGTCGAGCTGCATATAGGTAAAGCCCAGATTGTCTTCGTCTGTCTTACCGCAAAGACCGTCCGATGGAGTCTTGTCCACCAGCTCACGAGGAATGGGGAGTTCGTAGCCAATCTGACGAACCTCATGCACCATGATATTTGCGAGTGGGCTGAAGTCACCAGCGCTGTCACCGAATTTTGTGGAGTATCCAACATAATCTTCAGAGCGATTGCAGGTGTTTGCCCCCCGACCTCCGCGAGCCAAAGACTGCGCGACCATATAGAGCGTCGCCATACGCAGCCTTGGAGGGAGATTGACCGCTGCCTGATTGCTTACTCCAGATGGCATTGCTCTGCCGACTACATCAACCATCTTGCTGTATGCGCCGCCAATGTCAACTGTAATACTTGCAATGCCAAGCGTATCGACCAGCAGCTTGGAGTCTGCGATATCTTTCTGCCGACCATTCGGCATCAGCACACCGATAACCCGCTCTGCGCCAAGGGCTTCAACACAAAGTGCTGCGACCACGCTGCTATCTTTGCCACCGGAAATGCCGATAACAGCACAGCAGTCGTTGCCGTTTGCAGCGAAATATTCTCGAATCCACTGCACGATTTCATCTTTTGTTCTTTTCGGATTTGCCAGCATACTATACCTCTTTTCTCCACAACTCTACTGTGTACTTATCGGACAGTTCCTTTTGGATAAGACCCAAAATCACATTCCAGTCCCCACCGCCAAGACCGCATCCAATCTTAAACGGCATGGCAATTGTTTCTCCTGCAGGTACGGTCAACTTAATCCGTTTTAAGCAGCTCTGAAATGCGGTGTAATCTGTGTACAGTTTCCCATCATATCCGTAGTTGCTCTGCGCAAACATATTGACAACGACTTTACCGTCGTTAGCTTGAACGAACTGCGTCTGACCGAACGCATTGCGCTCTTCGTTGCAGAAGCCAACATAGGCGTTATAGACTTCTGGATACTTGGCTCGAACCTGTTTCGCCACACCACTACCCATTCTCGCCTGACAGTTAACCTGATGGCAAATATATTTGGCGTGGGTCTGAAACAAATCTCCATCAATAATTTGTACCGGCATCAGAACGTTCCTCCGTGAAGATTCTTACGAACCTCATCCAGCGTGAACTGCTTTTCAAACTTTCCATCTCTAAACACGGTGCGCAGCTCATTGCTGTCCTGTGCTTCAGCCCAAGTAAGACCATCAACGTAATCGTAGCCGTCATTAGTTTTGACTACGCGGCAGCAACCACGCTGAGACTTCTTAAAATGTCCTGTGTCTGTCTTGGGGTTCTTGAAAATCATAATCGGTTTGCCGTCGGCATCTTCTGCATATGTCGCTTTAACTGCAATGCCGAATGTATCCCTTGTGTACGGATTGTACTGTTTGCTTCCATCGCTCTCGATTGTCTCTAAGCACTCCATTGAGAATGAACCGACACCGAGCGAAACATTATTGATTGCAAAGCCGTTTTTCTCCAAAAGAGAATAGATTTGCTCACAGCGCTGCGGAGTAATGCTGTCCCCGTAAATTGCCTTGACGTGCGGATTCAGCACCTTGTACCCCTTGCTATTTACTGTGCCGCCAAAGATGTCCCACAGACGATATACGGTCTCAGTGATTACACTAACAGGGTCACCGCTGTCGCCGCGAATTGAGATGAAGCCATCGTGATTTAGGATGTCATCTTTGAGCTGAGGGAGGACTTTTTCAACAAGATTCCAATAGTCATAGCTGTCGCTAACCATTGAGAAACTTTGATGCGGATACACCTCACAAAGAAGTCGTCGAATCTGTGTCACCTCATCACCGTCAACAGCAAAGTTGGAACACATTACGCTGTGTTCTGTTGAGAGCGCACCATATGCGACAGGTTCCTTGCTACAATCACAGTTGTAATTATGCTCAAGCCACAAAATCGCAGGAACTGTCGCCGTATTCAAGAAGCTCAGGCAGAAAGCCGCTGCGCTCTTTGTTGCACTTTCAACGCTCTCTTGCCCGCGCATAGAAAAATCGCCAAGGAGCCTCGCACGAACCACACTGTCATCGCAAGTGCGTTCTGCATACTCATTGACGATTTTACGATATCTGTACCCAACCTCAGCGGAGACTTGCGTATGCCACATTGTGCAAGAGAGCATCGTCTCGATGGTGTTGACCAGCCATACGAAGTTAGGGTGTGTATTTGAGATTTCAATTTGTGGGACTTTGATATTGGTTCTCGTTCCTTCGGGAACAGCACGAATCTGTAACGGAAGATAGCCGAGGTCATGCAATTCACGAAGCCGTTTCTCTCCAACGCCTTTCGTTCTAATTGTTGCCCCAAGAACTCTGGTGTACTCCTTGAGTACACTATCAAACGGGACATTAAAGAAGTGGTCGTTGAATGCCTCAATGAGATATTCCTGAATGAATGCCTGAAGCCCAAACAGTGTAACCTTATCGGTATCACCGAGGCGACTCATGCGTGGCGTGTAGTAGGAGACCATTTTGGTCAAGCCATTCGGATACTGTTCAGCGTGACACGTCTTATAGAAGTCCAGACACAGGAGCGGATTATATGTAATCATTCAGTTTTTCCTCTTTTCTTTAGCTTTTCACCATATTTTGCAAAAAACACAGCAAACGCAAACGGTACTGCAACAATCCAGAAAACGCCTACCATAATATACCCGTCTTCGAACCCATTATATTTGTTATATGGTTCTACGATAACGTACAAGCGGCAAAGTGCGAATGTTACAATCGCACCAATGCAGAGGTACAGGAGCACCAAAAGGACTATCATCATTCCTCTTCACCCGCCTTAAAGTTATAAATCGGCTTGATGATGGCATCAATGGTCACTGTTGGTTCGACATTGTTTACGATATCATCCATACCTTTGTATGCCATCGGGCATTCATCGAGCGTGCTTCTTCCAACAGATGTAGTGTAGATACCCTCCATCTGCTTCTTGAACTCAGAAACTGTGAATGTCTCTTTCGCCGCGCTGCGGCTCATCAAACGCCCAGCTCCATGCGGGGCAGAGAAGTTCCAGTCTTCATTTCCTTTGCCGGTACACAGCAAACTACCGTCTCTCATGTTGATAGGAATCAGCAGCCGCTCACCAGCTTGTGCAGAGACCGAGCCCTTGCGAAGAATCATATTCTCTACATCGATGTAGTTGTGAATAGTCGTAAACTGCTCTTCGACATGGAAGCCCATACCCTTAACAATGGTGTCCATCATTGCTTGGCGGTTAAGTTCAGCAAAACGTTGAGCAATTTTCATGTCATGTATATACTGTTCAAACAATTCTCCCTCAACGTATGCAAGCTGCTTTGGAACTCCCGGCTTCTTTGTCTTCATGCCTTTAAGAACAGCTTGGATTTCTTTTTGTCTTCCAGCCGCTTTTAACTCGTTGACGACCTCCTCGATTTCTTCCTTGGAATACGAGGTTAACGCCTTGAACGCAGCTTCCTGATAGAAGTTAGCAATCTCCAGACCAAGGTGTCTACTGCCGGAATGCACCACAATATAGATGTGCCCATCATCATCTTTGTTGGCTTCGATGAAATGATTTCCTCCACCAAGCGTACCGATGCTTTTATATGCGCGGTCTACATTGACCATCTTTGCACAGCACAGTTCCGACAGGTCGATGCTACTTGCATATCTATGAGCTTCTGTGCGAATCTCAAAACCGGACGGAACTCCTGCACGAATAACTTTGTCCAGCTTCTGCGGTTCAATATGCGTTTCTTTGATACGGATAGTTTCCATGCCGCATCCAATGTCAACGCCGACAAGGTTCGGGCAAATCTTATCCTTGATGGTCATCGTGGTTCCGATTGTACAACCAGCCCCAGCATGAATGTCTGGCATCATACGGACTTTGCTTCCCTCGATGTACGGTTGATTCAAAAGATTGATAACCTGAGAGATAGACTCATTATCGACCACGTCGGTAAACACCTTTGCAGTGCCAAACTTACCCTGTAACTCAAGCATTTGCCCGCCTCCTTTAAGATTAAATGAGCGAAATCATCTCGCTATTTCCGCGATAGATACTATCTGTGGTAAACACACGACTGATTAAGCCGTCTGTGAGAACCGTTCCACTGTGAATTGTGTTTTCACAATGGGTCACATACAAATACACCTCATTCGCGCCAGCCTCTTTTAGTGCCTTAGCTGTAAAAGTGAATGTGCCTCCGCGAGAACAAATATCATCGACAATCAGCACATTTCTATCGGTAACCTTTTCTGGGCTCGTCAGTTCCAGCCGTTCAATTTTCCCGGTGCGCCAGTCTCTGTGCTTGATGCAGAACACATACTCTCTGCCAGCTTGCGATGAATATCGTTTTGCTGCTCCTTCATCAGGATAGCACAGCAACACATTTTTGTCATTCAACTTGTCCAAGACTCTTCGAATATTTGACTGCGCATCTATCACACAGACCCTATCAAACAGTGCTGTTGAAACATTCGAGTGCGGGTCGCTGACAAGCACCCGGTCAAAGCCTAATGCGTTGATGAACTCTGCAAACCATTTCAACGTAAAGACTTCATCTGCATTTTTTACTCTATCCATTCTGGCGTTTGGAATATACGGCAGACTCAAACGGATGATAGGTCTTTGGTTATTCTCTCGAATATGGTTTGTCAAGTACCACAAGAGAATACACTCTTCATCGTTGTCGTATTTCCATGTGATACTGAAAATGGGCGATTCCATTGGTTGAGCAAACATCCGTGGGGGAAGATGCGGAGAGAATCTGAAAGAGGTTGTTCCATCAGGGAACTTTGTAAACTCGACCTGCTTGTCGTTGACAAGAATCATGGCGTGACCCCCTCGTTCTCGATGTTAATCTGGCACATTTTCATTGCCGACAGTGCAGTCTTGTGACTCTCTGGTGTCACGCCAGCGCAGCAGGAAGCATCGACCGTAATCTTAACTTCCGGCATAAACGCCTTGAGCAGCAAGGCATTTGAGATAACACAGATATCGGTACAAAGACCAACAAGGACAATTTCTTCTATGCCATCACCAAACGCAACTTCTGGATATAGGCGACCAGCAAGTGCTAATGAACCAAACGTTTTCTTCTCGAAACCATTCAACTGGTCATCCGCTGGATGCTTGCTCTGAATTGCTGCTTTGACTGAGCTATGAATCTGCCAGCCATTACTTGCAGATATACAGTGTTTTACCGGCAACAGTCTTCCTTCTTGCGTTTCGAGGTAATCATCAGAATGGGTGTCTTGTGTCCACAAAACTTCCCCATCAAACTCTTCAATTTTCTTGACGACCTTCGGCACAATAGCCTGTGCCTCCGGTGTCCCGAGCGCACCATCAATAAAGTCGTTCTGCATATCAACAACAACAAGAACCTTCATTCTTCACCCTCCATCTCACAGCGACGTTTGTTTGCTAATAAAGTTTATCGCTTTGCCTGTTTTCTTGTTTACACCATGTCCAACAACATGGACGAGGTAATCTTCCCAAGTTTCTCCCGCTTTCCAATACTCGGAGTCCTTTTCGTATGTACCGGTTTCTTTTACAACTTCGATTTGAATAGTCCCTTTGAAGTCTGGAATTATCGTAGTCGTCCACGGTCTCTCTAAGTGATAATTGAAGTTTGGGTTATAGGCAAGAACTTCATGCAGCAGAAATACAGATACAAGACCGGCATCTGCACAGAACCGCCCCAACGGCTTCTTTGTGTCAGAATCAAAAACTGTGCATCCCCAGTCTCCATAGATGGTGTCATGGGTCAAATAATTTTTAATCCCAAGTCGCTCCATATATTCACCGTACTCACAATAATGCCAGTCGTTCTTAGTTATCCCGTTTTCATTGCGAATAATGTAGCAGGGGTCTGTAATGATAATGTCACCATCAAACTCTTTTTCCGGGGTACTCTGATATCTCATTCTTGCTCGCCCTCCTTATACTTACAGCGAATATCTTTCTCACGCTTACGATTATAGGCTCGTTTGTTTGGAACAATTTGAGTAACGGGGCGAGCACAAGTCCAGAAATTGCGTGCTCTCTTCGCTTGAAGTTTTCGCCTATTCTTGTCTGTCATTGAACTCGCCTCCGTTCTCAATTTGCCGACCGCTTTCCGCATGGGGCGTGATTGTTACAGAAGCCCCATGTGCACAAAGTGACATTTTTAGCAAGCAATTTCCGGGTTATTATTTTTATTCGCTGAATAAAAATTATAACCTCGGAAATGCGAGGCTAAAAATGAAGAACTCAAATCTTTTCTTCTGCTTTAAGCGAGAAGATACTACACGTTTTGCTGAGACATATGTATGTAGTCAATCTTCAAAGCGGTCTGTATCATAGCGGTTATCCGCTTATGTTTTAGGTTGCAATACGTCTCCCATCCATGCTCAGGAGCTGTGCGAACGCCTCGTCTTCTTCTTGCTGCTTTTCCACTTCATCATTCTGGATAGCCACAAACACTACACTGCACATACCGATGAGGTCATCGATGGAGAAATCCTCTTCCTCAATGGTTTCATCTTCGTCGGGTTCCTCTTCCAGAGAATCGAGGAAGTCGTCATCTGCATCGGCGTACTCTTCATCTTCATCTTCCTCGTCGTCCCATGCGCCGTAGTCATCGCCCCATTCGAGGACATCCTCTTTGTAGTCTTCGAAGTCATCGTCATCGAGACCATCATAATCAAAGGCGCTGTTACGACGGTAGTAATAGTACCCGCTGGGGAGGTTGCCAAGGAAGTCTCGGATGTCCCTCCAGCCGTAGTCGGCGATAGCATCGCGGATATCTTCTTCGACGCTGTCATCGTAATCATCATCGTCATAGATGTCCTCACAGATATCGCAGTCAAAGTCGTTGCAAAAGTCATTCAGTTCACACCACTCAGTGATATTGTCAATAAATTCATTCCTTGTCATGTTTTAATCCTCCATTTCCACTATTTCAGTTGAGACCCTAACGAGCTTGGACAATGCTTTTTCTGTCAGGAACGCATATTGTACGCCAAGCTGCGTACTGGTTAACTCTTTTCGCATTGCTGTAGCCGCCACGTCAATCGACACATTGCTATTTCTCAGCTTTGTAAATTTACTTTTCAAATTACTTCCTCCGCCAGCCATATATCCGATTACCAAATCGACATTTGGAGCGGTGCCGAGCCTTGAAGAAACCACGAACCAAAGCCAATCCTCAGACCTTTCATCAAACTCCAGAACGGAAAGCCCATCCAAGTCTGTAAGCAAATATGTTTGGACATACCCAAACCGAGAGTTTTTGATTGCCATCGGCAAGGCATCGAAATAATTTGGGGCAAGATAAAAGCCGCATCCGAAATCTCGGTGCGGCTTACACTTGCTCAGGGCTGGTACATCGAAATCTGCCGGAGTACCGTGATACAGATACATGGCAACCCTCCTCTATGAAATTGGTCTGGGTGAGAGGACTCGAACCCCCGACATCTTGCTCCCAAAGCAAGCGCACTACCATCTGTGCTACACCCAGATATAATGGTTTTGTTTCCGAACACACACGCACTACTGATGGGTTCGAACCATCCTCACCATAAGCATCGCCATCAATGCTTAGCAGTGCGTGCCGGGGCAGAAAGGAAAACGGATATGTCAGTCCGTTGGAGCTGGTGACAGGACTCGAACCCGCAACCCAGTGAGTACAAATCACTTGCGCTACCAAGTTACGCTACACCAGCGTGCACCCTCGTCTTTCCGAGGTGTCAGCTTTTAGCTAAAAGGCTGCTGATGGCTGGGCTTGAACCAGCGACTCGCATTTCCGGTGCCGCTCTACCGACTGAGCTACATCAGCATAGATACGCCCTGCGCCCGTAGGACTCCGTGTGCACCCGGCTGTGTCTCTTACAGAGATAACAGTTGAGTGATGAACTAACCGTACAAACGTAAGCATGACCAACAGAGCAGATGGAGCTGGAACTCGGAGTCGAACCGAGAACCCACGCTGTACGAAAGCGTTACTCTACCAGTTGAGCTATTCCAGCATAGAGCCATCCTGAAACTATGGCGATGTCAGTAACACCACCAATACAAACTCACTATGATGGCAGTTTTAATAGCGAGAAAGGAGAATCATGGATAAATCATCGTGGCATAAGGGATTGCAGGGATAGAAAACAAGCTCTAATACCGAAGATGATTTTGGCAGGGGTAGCAGGATTTGAACCTGCGAATCTGGGAGTCAAAGTCCCATGCCTTAGACCGCTTGGCGATACCCCTATATGCAGGCTCATGCAGCGGCGTCCCGCCAAACCAACCTGTAACCGACTTCCAGAGCAGGCTCTGGCGTGTCGTAAAGGCATTTCCTTTAACGCATAATTTAATGGTTTCTTACTTGGAGCGGCGTACCAGACTCGAACTGGCACCACCGGTTTGGAAGACCGGAGTGCTAACCGTTGAACACCAACGCCGCATGGTCGGCTTCTCGCTTAGATTGTCACACGCTACCGGCAACTACGCTCCGAAAAGTCGTAGCCCCTATTCCGTCAGGTCAAACCGGTCTTGACGCATCAAGACAAGCGCAGTTTTCAGCAAGCATTTTCATTCTTTGTGAGGTAAGCCGATAATCGCTCACATCAGTTGGGAGCTACCCAACAACTGGCAGGGGTGAATGGATTCGAACCGCCATCTGACGGTTTTGGAGACCGCTGTGTTAGCCATTACACCACACCCCTTGGCGGAGTGGACAGGACTTGAACCTGCACATCCTTTCGGATTACTCACGGTTTAGCAAACCGCTGCCTTACCGTTAGGCTTACCACTCCATTGGAATTACTTTATTATAAAGAGCAATAAATTGCTCATTGACCTGCTTGTCCACATGATAGTGCCCAAAGAACCACCGTTTGAATGTGAGGTCAGAACAAACCCTATCCAAAAAGCTGACCATCGGGTCATTCTCGTACCAGCTTGCAAGCAGAGTCTGAACACTCCTTGGCGCACAATGTGTAATCACATAGTCAACGCACCAATTATTTTGTTCGAGCGCTACAATCGCTCGCTCCATTTCTTCTCTGGACGGCATTTCCTCTTTCCACCATGAGATATGTTCCACACGATACTCTTTATCAACCGAACGAGCACCGCCCATGCAGAAGATTTTCTTTCCATCAATTGTGAGTACCTGTCCTCTGTCCAAATGATAGATGTCAGGGGCGATTTCCCGTACCTTCCCGCCAAATTTGTCAATTAACGGGAACTGATAGAGCATATCAAAGTTCTCATGGTTGCCATCAATCCAAAGCGTCGTGAAGTTTTTTGCCGTCAGCCAGTCTTGCCACCACATCTCTCGATGTGAGCCATCCCAGCAGAGTCCAAAATCGCCACATATGATTACGAAATCATTCTTCGTCAATTCCTTTTGCTTTGGAAACATTGTTGTGTTAAGCTTGGCAATATCAATGTTCGCGTGTGTATCTCCAGTGACATAAATCATGCTCAGTTCCTTTCTCATCTGCAGTCCATATGTATATTCTGTTCTGGTCTCTTCGTTTATCTCTTGTGATTACGGGATTTGGATGAGCTGAAAGCGAGTTCAAATCTCGAACGGCGATGATGAGACCATTGAGCGACAATGGATTCGACGGTGACTCATCAGATGAAGATGACGAGACATCCAGAATAAATTTAATGCGCTGCGCAGCAAGCTTAGGCGCCTTCGCAGCAGGCTGCGGGCGGGAATCGTGCTGTCCAGCAAAGTGACACTTCAGCCTTTGGCGTGAAGCACATTCCTTACGAAATGTTATTCACTGCAAATGATAATTTGATTATCCTGTAATCTACATGGAGGTAGCTCCCTACTAGGAGGAGCTCCGGCACCCAGTGACTGGTGTGCGACATCTTTTGGTCGTCTCGTTGAATCCATTGTGCCACAATGGATTCAAGTGATTCGGGCTGCTCACCGTGTGGTTCGCAGCCTCGAAGGATGACTTGAGTCTGCAGGTGAATGCGCCTCCGGGGAGGTTTTCCTCCCTATTAAGTTGTTACTTATGCCTTTGGCGATAAGCATTGCTTTCGCAATTATGCATTACAGGATTGCGGGTTATTTATAGACGTTACCGCAGGTCGTCCTTCATCATGCGGATTACATCCACATTCATTTTCTTGTTGATGTAAGCTACAATTGCGTCGATGGTCTCTTTTTCGACCATACGATAATAGCTATGCAGACCATACATTACCTGTACATCATTCCGCTCCCAAGCGACACCATTGTTCTTATCTGTGATGTAATTGTACAGCATTGACTGGAACTGCTTTTTCTTTTTATGACCGACCGTAATCTCGTTGTCCTTATTCAGCATAACGCCAAGATTCCAGTTGCGCCCCGCTGATGAACCATACCGAGTCTTGCTTGCATTGATTGTGAACGGGGCACCAAAGCTGTTCAATGTACTTACTACCAGCTCTTCAACAGAACGAACATCAAAATCATACTTGGATGAAATGATGAAGTCATCCGCATATCTGGTATAAATGAAGCTCTGTTTTTCAAAATTACGGAGCGTATTCGACAGTTTGAAATCAACCGGAATCATCATTACGTTTGTGATAAGCGGTGAAATTGGGGTACCTTGCGGTAGCCCACCATTTAAGAACGCTAACGACATAGCTGTCCGCAATGCTGCCTCGCCCTGTGGCTCTTTAACAATCTCACTAAAAGGAAAAACCATCGAGAACATTGAGATGGCATAATCCAATGTTGTGCTGCCAAAAAAGTCGTGCAGGTCAAGCTTTGCGAACCATTTGCTGCTGTTCTTCTGGTGACGCTTAACCGCATCGACTGTGCTCCGCTTCTTTACATAAGCAAACGCGGCGGTATGATAGAGTGCATGGAAATCATCCTCGAAAATCGTTTTGAGTCTTCTCAAGGCGTCCATCAGCTCTGCCTTTGGCGCATCGATTCTACGAAGACCACCAGATTTCTTTGGGATGTAAAAGGTCTCATACAACTCGCTCCGTTCCTTTGCACGAAGCTCTGCTGTATCGTTATTAAATCGCACGAGTTTTCCGATTAAAGCTTCAACACCAATCTTGCTGGAAAAATGTTCACTGACATTTTCGACCTCGTATGTTCTTGTGTTTGCAATATTGGCATTGACAACCGGAGGTGTCTGATAGTTTTGAAACAGGTACTCTTCCAGTGTCATCTGATGATAAATCGGTGACTGCCTAACAGTGATATAGACCATTTCTTCCCCTCCTTGTCCAATAACTAACTGTAACCTACATATGTCTGCTGCTTCCCAGAATTCCTAAGTCTGAAGACTACGTCGTCCCTGTGGGAGGTGGTGCGAGCTCTTGCAAGATGCGAGATTTTTTTTCTTTGATTTCATTGCGACTGAAAGCATGAGTCTGATGTTAGTACATTTCGTCCTTGTATCGAAGATTTGGCGAAAAGTGCTTGACATTTGGTTAGCTTTATGGCGTGATGCTGCCGACCCGTGGCAGCCGGTTTGCTTTCAGGGTTCCACCGCGTCATCCTCCGGGGGTCATCCTCCCGACAATTTGTTACTTTAGCCTTTGGCGTAAAGCTCTCTTACGAGAAAATCCGTTACAGTCTGTGGCGCATTAAGGCTGCGCCATACCTAATAATTCAAACAGTTCTTCGTCCGTAAAGACATTTTGAGTTGTGAATGGCTTGATGAAAAACACGCCGTCCTCTCGTTGTTCGACAATCGTGTCAGGGCTCAACGTGCACACCGGTCTTACCCCGGAACAGCTTGATGCTGTCAGCCTGTTTAACACACCAGAGCGATTCGAAATCGCCGCTCTTTCGGTCTCAACATCGTCTAACAGCCAGAAGCTCATAAATCCACGGTCTGAATCAAGCCCTGCATAACGAGCTTTCAGGTCGAACAAGTCGGCTGTCGGATTCGGACGAATGCCTTTTCTTTTGAATAAGTCAAAGCGCCGCCCATCTTGGAGGCTAAAAATGTCTGCAATTGATGGTAGGCGAATCAACGAAGACACTCGGTTCTCTCCGACCACATACTCTTTCCTAACCAAAGAAGCAATCTCGTGGTCTTCAAAGAAATACAGAAACCCGTAATGGTCTTCATAGCGAGCATAACTATACCTCACAAAGGCACCGGGCGAAGAATCATTATCGTGCATTGCGTGATACCACATCATCTGGTCACTGTTCAAGAACGAAAACAGATTTGACACTGGATACTTCGCATTATTAACACGCCTATAATGCCCAGTCTCTTCCGCCGCATCGAAGCACAGGTAGTCGATAGCTTTTTCTGTGATAAAATCACAGTTTGGATTACCTTTTAGCCAAACAATCGGGTGCGGGCTGTCTTTGTCCACACCGTACCTGCCCATCACGAGTTGTGTACCAACTTTGAGGGCACTAACGGTCGTGTCCATACCTTACCCCTCCCTTCGTTCTTTTGAAAATTAAAACGCATCCAGCAGAGGCTGGAATGCGTCACAGATAATCAGCTTGTTTAAGCCCTTGCCCCTGATGTACTTGACGAAGTTACTCACTCCCAAAGCACAAATCGCTCTTACCGTGGTTACAACGCCAAGCGTAATGCCGCAGGCTGAAACGGGAGTTTCTTCCGCCGCTTCATCGTGCGTAAAGTTCATGGAATTGAGGAAGTCTTTCTTCATCTTGTAGTCAGACCAATCAGCAGCATAGTGCTGACCTGCCTCCAGCAAGGTTCTGAAGTCAAACATCGCCTTTACATACGGATTGTCGAAGTGTTTTTCGACAATCTGTTTTCTCAGCTCGATGTTGTCAACGCACAAGAACACATAGCCAGACATCTGCTGCCCGTTCCACCCATCCTTGTACAGTTTCAGACTGTCCTTGACATCAGGATTGATATCGAAAAGGATATCTGCCAGCGCCTCGACCTTAGAGCGCCCGATGTCCTGCTGTCGGAAAATCTGATTTGCCAGATTGTGCGGGCTTACCGTATCCATGTCCCACAGTGCGATGTTCGTGAGACCCAAGCGAACCAACAGTTCCGCAATCGTCGCACCGACAGACCCACACCCGACGATATGGATTCTGCAACCAACCTTCTCAGGCTGAAAATATTCATAGCTCTTTGACAGGTCAATCGCCATATTACTTACCTCCTAAGTATGTATAAGGGTCGTAGTCCTCTTCATCCTCCCAGCCCTGCATCGTTTCTTGGCAGGCATTTCGCCCATGCCAACCGGCACCGATTCTGGTTCTGGGTTTCTCGTCATCGTTCTTCTTCCCAGATGAATTGTCTTTTTTATCGTCCTTTTTCTCGTCCTTCTTATCGTCAGTCTTGCCTGCAAGCGGATTGTACGGAGCGCCAGCCGGAGCGCCTCTGTACCCCTGATTGTAGTAACCGCCGTATCCGTTTTGACCGCCATACACATAAGGCTTGGACTTTACCATATCCTTCGCGTTCTTGATGAACTCATCAAGACCTTCGTTCTGACCGACAATCTTGACTGTGATGTCTTTATCTTCAAACATCACATTCTTCTTGAGGTCATAGATTTTGTTTGTACTTGCAAGCGACTTGTTCCAAATCATAAAGATGTAGAAGTCGTCATCACCAAGCATCCCAAGAATTTCCTCCTGATGGTTGAGGTCAACGGATGATGGCGACGTACCCATATTTACATGGGAGTGCCCCTGCATATAGATGTGATTGAAGCGTTCATCTTCAATGTTTTCCTGAATCCACAGAGCGTACTTCTCTGTATCCATCTCGACTGTCGAACCGGTTACTTCCTGCGGGTAGACAACGATATCGTCGATGACATATTCGTCGAGCGATTCGTCTTCGACTCGGCGTGCAACGCCATGCCACGCCACCTCTTTATCGAACTCCTTGATGAGCATAACCATCTTTGCCCATGCTTCTGTGCTGAAGTAGACCACCGCTTTTTTGTCACCGCACGAAAACGCTTTGGTAAAAGAAAGCTTACCGTCCGAAAGCTTTGTAAGAGACAAAGCCTTCTCAAAATCCTGACGACACTCGTCAATGAGTTCCTGCGTTAACTTAATTGGTCTGCTCATTTTGCGCCTCCTCCGCCTGCCCATTCTGTGCCTCCTGTTCTTCAAGCCATCTGATTGCCTCATTCGGCTTTACAACACGACCATCTGGCAATTCGATACAACGACTGACCGAACCGTTCGACCACATCGTTTTCATAAACTCGCCCATAACTGCACTGTCACCGAAGTTCAGACTCTTGCAGGATGCAATACACTGTTCAAGGGCTCCAATATAATTTCTCTGTCTCAACAGTTCATTGATAGTTCTGAGGTAATTGCCCATACAATGGAACCGGTCGATGTGTGTATTAGGCATATAACCGTCGAATGTGTAGTCAGAAAAGTCGCCGGTCTGCGGAGAAACGCTGCCATTCAGGTCGAATCTATACGCTGCGCAGAAACGGATTCTCAGGCGCGGATTTTCGCTCACAAAAATCTCTCGCATCAGCTTCTGCATCTTCTCTGACGCTGCTGCATTGTGACCAGCACCACCGTCCGGTCGATAAATGTAGCTATTCCTGTTGTTGATTGACCGTTCAGCCATCTCTCTATCAAAGTATTCGAGATAATCTTTGACCGAGAAATACATATCTGTATTGCTCACCCGAGAAAGGACAAGGCGGTTGTTACAAAGGAAATACTCCATGATTTCGGAGTCTCCGCCGCCTTCGGCAATTCTCTGCTCAAGCCCCATCAGCTTGATGCACTTGTCATTGCGCCGTGATAGATACGCGCCGATGGCATCATTGAGCCGCTGGATTTCATCATCAATCGACACAATTTCATTGCGGACGGAATCGCATTCCATGCGTTCGTATCTGGTTTCAAAATCACCCAGCAACTGACGAATCCGTGCTGTTCTGAAATCGTATCCTTCGCCGAGTTTTGAGATATACTTCTCATAGTTTGCAGAATTCGTCTCACGCAGAGATTGCATCAGTGCAAGTTCGTCCTCTGTCAAACCGTCATCCTGATTCAGATACCACGGCATAAATGCAAGGATAGACACCTGCAGGTAATGCATCTTCTTGATATCGAGGTTATCAACGAAGACGATTACCGATTTCTTGTCTGGGTTGATGTAACAGTCAACGTTGAATGACTTACGGTAAAATGCTTTGACTTTATCAAGCCGATGATATTCAGGGTACACTGACGTGAAGTTCTTCTCAATAATCTGCATACAGGTCAGATTACCGCTCTGGTCAGCATTAAAGCTGTGAACCATAAGAACGCCGCTGTCATCCATTCGATATCTGCTACAAATAGCACCAACCGCACGTTCCGCCGGAACGCTATTGATAGCGTTACTATTGTAATTTGACGAACCGAAAGTCAGATAAACACTTTCGCCCTCTTTGATTCGAGGTGCGACCAGTGCACGAAGCGTTGAAAGGAATGAACAATCACCACCGTAGTAATCTCCGGTAATGTTCTGGAAATAACTATTGGCTGCTTCCGACGTAAACGGTGTCGATGCAATACTTGTCTTGAACACAGAAACACCTCTATTCATTTTTATCTTGGTGGGGAATATCGGACTTGAACCGATACGGCATACGCCAACAGGACTTAAATCTGTTGTGTCTTCCATTTCCACCAATTCCCCATGAAAAGAGCCGCCCTTTATGGGCGGCTCGGAAGCTGGAACTTAGGCGTTATCCGCCTTAACGACATTCAGCAGGAAGCACTTCTCGGTGATACCGAACTGCTGGAAGGTCTTATCGAGGTCGCCGGGATTCAGGGAAGAACCATCGAGGTGCATAACACCACGGGTGTAATCAACACCGTTCGCCTCAAGGCAGGAACGCAGAGTGGTGTTCTCGTCGATGATGACAGCCTCACGCTTGACATTGTTGCCGACAGTAACCTTAATCATTATGTATTCTCCTTTTATTCGTTTTTAATTCTTGAAAAATGGGGGGGCGGCATAGCCGCCCCGTTGCGGTGTCTTTTACTGAGCGACGGTGATGTTGCTCATCACGGTTGCCTTCTCAGCCGCAATCTCTTCGAGGACAGCGGGGAGCTTCTCTTCGAGCTTGTTGAGGTTGATGATGGCAGCACCGAGGCGGTCAGCCACCCAGTCCTTCACATCGCCGGTAACACCGTCGAGGAACAGGGTGATGCACGCCAGCTTGTCATCGTCACGGGTCTCGGAACCGAAAGACGCACCGACTGCGTTGATATTGCCTGCACCATGAGTGGTGCCGACACCGAAGATGGGCTCCTTGCCATCCTCGCCGCCCTTCAGGACGAGCTCCTTGGGACGATACTTCTCGATGGTCTTGATATCCTCAAGCTTCATTGCGGAAGTGACGACGACTGCGTCGCCTGCGATAACGATTTTTGCCATGTGTATGTACTCCTTGATTTCAAATGTACCCCTATTAGTTCGTCTTGCGACTATCCGCCCACACCACGAGGAGGTTGGAGCCGTTGTGGACATAAAACCACTGAAGCGATTGCCTCAGTGGTTGTTGTTTTATCTTGCACCACTTCCGTGGTGCTGATGCTTTTGATACACAGATTAGAAGCTGAAAGCCGGGGCGACGCCAAAGGAATCCCATGCGGCGCCATAGCCCGCGCCGCCGTTCGTGCCCACACCGCAGAAGCCGCCGCAGGTGCAAAAAGGAGAACGCAGCATAGTGTACTCAGCGGAACCATTCCGTTTCTTACCCCAAGGCACGTCTTCTTGGCGGTAGTATTCGTACCAATGCCCTTCGCCCGGTGCCGAATAGATGTTCCGCCCAAAGGTTTCTTTTTCAGACTTAATCCAGAATTTGCACTCCGTTTCGAGCAATTCATTTGCTCCGTCATAGGTGTTTGCAGTGAGCTTGATTACAGGTTCGACCACCTCAAGAATCTCGGCAGGCATGAGTTGGTAAATCTCACCGTATTCATCATTCATCTTGTGAAACAGTTCTGTTGCACCCCAAGAACCTCTGTTGGTATCGTCACTATTCCAGCGATGCCGTTTTGGGAGACAGTCAACCATTTCCCAGCTCAGTGGAAGGATACGACCACTTTTCGTAACGTCATGTCTAAATCCAATGATACGAAACTGAACCATCGTGCCATCTGTCAGTCTGACATTCTTAAAGTCGCCTAATTTAAGGAAGTCCGGCGCCATATCCCCAAGTCCCTTCAGTGAACGCCACGGCATATTATCCAAACATTCAGGCATATGTTACCTCCATCCATCATCATTTAATTGGCGGGGAGTGTAGGATTCGAACCCACGGACGGCTCTCACCGTCAACGGTTTTCAAGACCGCCACCATAAGCCACTCGGTCAACTCCCCGAATAAAAAGAGACAGGTTATTCGCCCGTCTCAGTTTCATCTTCTTTATCTTCCGGCTCGTCCACGCCGTCGATATCATATTCATCATACGGAAACTCTGTAAAGACTTCACAGCCGCTTTCTTTCTCTGTTACAATCATCGGTCGATAGATATGGAAACCGTAATTGTCTGAAAGCTCTTTCAAGAACCCATCAAGGATTTCATCGACAGCTTCATAACCATACGCTTCCAAAATGTTTGTTCCGTCATTGTCGCCCTCCTGCAGCGCAATTGCAAGAAAGTCTGCCATCGCCAAACAAAGCTCATCGTTGCGCTCATACATGGTATCCTCCATGTCCATCCATGTTTCGTCGCCGTCTTCTTCGGTTTCGTCTGGGACATCTTCTGGGATGTACTTACCGTCCGTAATCATAACGGGGAAGAGATAACGTGTGTAGAACTTCTTCGCCACCGTTGTACAGTCATCCTCGCTCACACAGTGCTCTTTGTACTCGGTTTTTTCGTCGCCTTTTGCGACAGCCAAAACAGGGAGGTCATTTTCCTCGGTAAGGTACACGGCATATTCCGTGTCGGTGTTCTCTGCAATGAGAACCATCTCTTTGTTCAAACGTTTTCTGCTTTCCTGAAAAAATCCCCAGACTGCATCAGCAGGGATGTGAATATGAACTCCCATAAGGAACCTCCTTATATAATTGACCTTGGTACTCCCGACGAGGTTCGAACTCGTGACCCCAGCATTAAAAGTGCCGTGCTCTACCAACTGAGCTACGGAAGTATATTGACCGGCTATCACGGTGCGCCCAGAAAGGTGGACACGCTTGAGTTCCACAAACAGTTTTGCCCGCAAAAGATGGAGGTGAATATTTGATGGAGGTGTTTATCTTAATGCAGGTACGAAGAAAGGAACTTACAAATGAACGAAGGACACGCGCATGGCAAAACTGTATGGTGCAGGATAAGAGACTTGAACTCTTACGCCGGAGGCAGCGGGACTTGAATCCGCCGTGTCTGCCAATTCCACCAATCCTGCATATTTCTTATATCCAACCAGCTAATACTGCGATTGTCGTCACACTCAAAACGGTCAGCACAATGTTGTCATACACTATTCGGTTGTGGAGGTTTTTGCTTGCTCGCTCAACCTTTCTTTGGAGTCGCTCGATTTCTTCGTTTTTGCTTTCACGCTCAAATTTGTATTTGCACCACGCCTCGCCTGATATGAAGTCACCACGCTCCATGTTCATCCCTCCTTACCAAAGCCATTTTTATCGAATGCCATCTACCCACAACTCTAACGTGCGGCGATTTGCATACTGTTTACAGAGTTCTTCGATGGACACACCATGTGCCTTCGCATCCACTTTCATTGCTGTAAACTGGTCTCTGTATTTTTTGACCATCTTCTCAACGGCAAGAAAATGCTCTTTGTCTTTAGGATAGAAGGCGATATCCTCAAGGCAAACATTGCTTATATCTCCTGCGTGGCAAATTACCTTCCAGCAATCTTTGCACGGTGCATCATCTATACTCACCATATGATTGATGCAGTCACTGCAATGGACAACCACTCCATTTACCTTAATTGGTTTCATTGGTTGCTCCTCCTTTTATGAGGTGGTGGAGATAGCCGGACTCGAACCGGCGACCCTCTGCTTGCAAAGCAGATGCTCTCCCAACTGAGCTATATCCCCATACTTTACGGCATAAAACCCAAGTCAACTCTGCCGTTTGATGTTCCCCACACTAATACCTCAATGCTTCGGATTGCATCAATAAGCCTTGCGCTCCGATACTCAAGGAATGAACATCGTTCCCACTGGCGCCGAGAGCCGGTCTTGAACCGCCATTATAGCCTGCAGTGCTATGTTTTACCAGTTAAACTACCTCGGCAAAAAGCGCCGCCGAAGAACCGGCGACGCCAAAACTCATTCAATCTATTGCACTTAATCTCCGCTACACTTGGATTAGGGCTGGTCTCGTGCTTTTTTCATAGTAGAGCCTCCTAACTACATCCCATGTGGTGCGCCGAATGTCGGCGCTGTTGAAGCATTGGGTATTGCAGATTGAACTGCTTTATATAAACAACTCGCTACCGTCCAGCCAAGTGGTACTCCCTGCGGTCACATATACACCCGACGAACCATCAATCTTGGGTTTTATAAAAGGTTGGTGTTTATGCTTTAAGGCTTGAGCTTTATACAAAGAAAAACTTTAAGCGTTGAGCCTTTAACCTTTAGCTTTGTTCTTTGAGCTTTACAGTGATATTTCACCGGAACCAAGCCGACTCTCATCTTTTGTCGCTTGGTTGCAGTGCTCTTTCATCATAATTTGATTTTGTAAACCTCATTTTACAAAAGCAGTATAGACAGCTTAGCAGGCTGGAGCCAAATTCTTTTTTACTTTACTTATCTGTATTTGGCGAAAACAGAGAAGGCATATGATTCAGGGTTTTCGGACGGCAGCGAAGTTGATTGCTTAATAGGCGATTTCCAGTTCCGTCAGGGCGTTGGATACAGACAGAGCGGAATCAATCTCGACAACGAAGTCGTTGATTTCCTTTTCCAGCGCGGTCAGCTCGGTCGTGATGTTGATGGGGTCAACAATCTCCATCGTCTGAGCGGCGATGAAGTCAGCACGAACCTTTTTGATTTCGTCGCTGGCACCCTTCATATCGACATTGCCATAGAGGGACTTGACATACTCGTCGGCACGCATTTCCAACGTATCACCGTTGTTCTTGTCCGCCTCAAGGCGGGCGCGGCGATTGTCATTGTCCAGCTTCTTGAGAAGCAACTGCTTCAGCGGGATACCGTGATTCTTCATCTCGATTGCCTCGGCAACCGTGTACTCCTTGCCGCCAATCGTTACCTTAACAGTAGCGTTGGACAGCGTAACTGCACGCTTGATGGCGTCGCGGCGAGCGATGAGGTCTTTTGCCGACTGGTATGCAGCGCGGATTTCTTCGCTGTAAGTGTTGATACTGACACCAGCGACCTTGTTGTTGCTGTGCTTGTTTGCGAAAACGAACGTGCCCTGCTGAATGCTCTTCTGGATACGGGCATCAAGCGTCTTCAGCTCACAGAGCGCCTTATGGACGGTCATCTTTTCAGTAGTCATTGATTTACTCTCCTAATCTTTGAAATTTGAAAATCACTTGCTGTTTGCAACAGCAGATTTCAGGGTAGAACCCGGCTTAAACACCGGAACACGCTTGGCAGGGATATTCACCGGAATGTTTACCCTCGGATTGCGTCCGACTCTTGCCGCTCGTTCCTTACTCTCAAAGGTTCCGAAGCCGACGAGCTGGACTTTGTCGCCAGATACAAGCGCATCAGAAATGATGCTTAGAACCGCTTCAAGCGCGACCTCGGCACTCACTTTGGTCATTCCTGCTTCTTGTGCAAGTGCGCTAATCATGTCTTCCTTGTTTATCGAAACCACCCTCACTTCCAGTTTGTTGTGATGCGACCATCAGGATGGATAATGATGTTGGAATAGCCATCCCCATAGTCATTATGACGTTGCTGCCACATATCGCCCAGCGTTACACGGGCGTGTTTTCCTGCATAATCAAAGGTTGCATAGACGAAGAAATCTCCGATGCGGAATGTGTGAACATCAATTTCCGGGTCGTTCTGCAAATCGTTCCAAACATCCACCGGATAGTCTTTCTTTTCGAGACCACTCAAAAAGCGGAACGAAAAACTGCTTGCTTCCAGCTTCATATACTCTTTGATGAACGCCAGTGTTGGATTCTCGACCACCGTTTGTACAGTGCATCCCGGATAATCGACCGGGTCTGCTCCAACATAATCGTTGCGAGAAAGATTGATGTGCGCCAGTCCATTCAACTCTGTGTTAAAGCCTGTGGTGTTGATAGAGCAAAACACGTTGTTGCCATTATCCTTATAGGTCTGCACGATGTGTGCGATATGCTCAGGATACAAACCCGGCTCGCCGCCAGTGATTGACAGTCGGGCATCGGGGTGTTCGGCTAAAACCCGCTTTAGCGCTTCGATTTGTGCGTCAAAGTCATTGTCGCCAGACATCGGGTTCTGCCGCTCCAAGCAAAACGGGCAATGGAATGGACACTCCTGCGTCGTAATCATCTGAACATTGATGCGATAGTAAAGCGGGCGTCCAAGAGAAGTCCGCACAGTACGGCTGTTCAACCTGTACTGCAAATCTCTGTTCATTTCTGCCCGTACATCCTCGTAAGAACTGAGGAACGGTATCTGATTCATTTTGCTACTCATCTAAGGAACCCTCCATTCCTCTATCAGCTTGCGAAGTCTTGTAATTCCTCTTGCGCTTCGCTTACGGTGTCAGCGGAAAACTGAAAGACACCATTGAGAAAAACTTCAATATGCCCTCGGACATATCGGAACTCGTAATTCCCATAACTCATGTCTCACACCTCCCGCAATTTTTTATGGGAGAAGGTTTTACCTCAATAGGTTCGGGCGCGACTCCGAAAAACTATTTTCAACTCCAGCCTTCCAAGGATGCACTTTCATGTTTGTTTTTCAACTCCCACGCGGTGGCAGCATTTCCTCCACTTGAACACTTTCGTAGTCCCGCACGCCCCGTAATGGCTTTCAGATTTTGGATGCCTCCTCACTTACCTTCACCAATACAGGGTCTAAGCGTTAGGCAGGTTGTGCGCACAGGGTTCACATCCCATTAAACCCACCCCACGGAATCGTACCGTGCCAGCCTTACGGCATCGAACCTCGCTTTAGCGTGAACCAAACCCGACCGACAATCAGATAGATTCCGCCATACCCGTACCACCGGAGTTCGATGAACCCCGGAAAACCGAGCTGTTTAACCATGCTCGACCAACCGATTGAAAAGCTCGGTATCGACAAATGCTTTGTCGTTGCCGCCAATATTGTCGAACATTTTTCTCGCCGCTTCACGCTTAATTACGACATAGCGACCAGTGGGATAAATGCCTTTCTGCATTTCGACCTTGGCTACGCTGTTCGGCTTGCTGGTAGCCTCCATCAGCGTTACGCCCAACGCCATTTTTGCGCGGCACTTTTCGCACGGCTCATAGTCGATAACCATGTACCTCGGCGCTTCAAAATCCTCATGCTTCCGACCATCACCAATGCGACCGAGAAGCGCAACCTCGTTACGTTCTTCACCACACCAGAAGCAAACCGGAATTGTTGGATTAAGACCGTGCTTCGGAGATAACTTGATTCCTGCGTTTGACATTTATCAGACCTCCTAATGAAAATCGCTCAGCCACGCTAACACTCAACCCGTTCAAGAAACCTCAGACTTTTCATTGAGTAAAACTCTTTTGTATGATTGCAAGTTTTCGACGGTGTTGTAGTGAAAGGAGCTGAAACTTCGAGGCATTATTGGATTACAATATGCCTCGTGAAAAGCAGATACAGACCGAACGGGAGGGTAATCAAAGCTGCGGTGCAGTCCTTGTCCTCAAACGTTGTGCCTGTGGATGCCATCCAGAAAACTCCGATGGTGATGAGAAGAAGAACCACGCCCATCAGCTTCTGTCTGGCAAAAAGTTTCCGGCGGCGCTGGTTTCTTGTTCTCGACCTTTGACGGGGATACGCGACCCCAGTATATGTAGCCATACAGAAACCTCCTGCTTTTGATTTTCCTCACTCTGCGTTTACACGGGCTTGTGACCGTTTACCGAAAACTCGATAAGCCGCATTACGGCGACCGCGTTGGCTCCCCACCTCATTTAACGCCGCCAATTTCCCTTTTGCCTACGGCGTACCAGCATCGGTCGATTAAAACTCAGATTGTGGCATAAGCGGTATGACCGCTGCCCCATTTAACAAGAACCCTCGGACAAAGCACATTACCAATGATGGTAATGCCATCAGAGCAACGGGCAATGTGCTTTCCGTCCTCATGGTGAAAACTCACTTTGGAACCGGAGCGATTTACAAGCCCTCTCACTCGTTCTTTGAAAACATCATAGGACATATGAAAAACTCCTTTAGCGAATTGTCGGATATCCGCAGACGGTGGCTTATACGCCACCGTTTCGCCGTCATTACGGCTCATCAGTGCGGCTCAGGGTATAAGAAAACCACCGACGAAAGCCCATTAGAAAACATCTGCCATATGGCGTGGGCTCGCGGTGGTTCAAATACCCTCACTGAGATATTCAGTTGTCTTTTTTGGTCTTGAAATCCAGCTCATAGGTCTTGCCGGTGACGATACGGTGGCAAACCTCAGCCAGATAATTGCGGAAATACCGGTGATTTGCGCAAGTCACAGTCAGCGCCTTGCGGTTCTTCTTGGAATAAACCGACATCAGGAAGTTGACATCATGGCTCGTTGCTTTGTACTGCTCACCCAGCATGGCGGTGATAACCGTCTGCAAAGTCTTGAGCAGGTTCGTCTTGCTGGTCGGATTCTTGCCCATGTCAAACTCACGGGCGATTTCGCTCATAGCGTAGCTGTCATTGACAACCTTGGGGTCGATACCGAGGTCAACCGCCTTCTGCGCGGTCAGCAGGAAGTTCATCTTCTGCGCGATACTCGACCAATTCTCATTGGCGCCGATAGAACCACAATACTTGTGGAGCTTGAGCAGGTCAATCTGCCGTTCCTTGTCCACGATAGCGCGAACCGGCACCTTGTCATCACCCTTCTGCTCGTCCTTAACCCCGATAGTCACAAAGGACAGGGTCGTGACGGCGGTAAGCATGGGATTATCAGTGTTCTTGCAATCCTCGAAGCACATATCCCGAACGGTAGCGGTGTACTCATTGATTTTCTCGGTCATGGCTTTGTCGGCTTTGGAAGCGTCCTCGAACTTGCCATTCTGGATTGCATCATTGTAATCCTTGACAAGGGCTTCGGTTTCAGAGCGCAACTGTGCCAATTTAGCGGTGTTTTCTTCTCTGGTCATTTTGAAATGCCCCTTTCACAGAATTTCGGTGATAACAAAGTTTATCACTCAAGAAAGCCGCTGAAAGATTTCTCAGTCAGCGGCTCTATCAATGATAAACTCAAGGACGCGGCGGTGGCTCTGCACTCGGCTCATGGGGCATAACTCGCCCATGCAACTATTGCAGTATCGAACACCGCGCATATCATTTCTGATACTCGCGTCGATTGAGTGAAGTTCTGCTTATTCACAATACTCAACCAAATCCGACTTTCATATCTATATGCCCTCATTTTCGGCTCCTCGGAGCACAACACCCTTGGGTGGAAAACTCGGACGATACTACTAACCATCAGAGGTCTTTTTCGTATAGCCATCAGTTATGCAAGCCGCACTTAGGTTCATAGGCACAAACCTCCGGGGATTTTCACTATCTCGCACCGTGAGCCTAACTCTCACGCACCGGCGACGCCTTTGATAGCAAAGGTACTCACATTGACACTCACTCAATGGTGTGTTGGCTTGCCATACCCGAAAGTGGCGGACATCTCCGCTTGTATTCCGTGGCTTGCCTTGCGGGGTCTTGCCCTGCACCCTTAACCGCAAGGGGTGTACCCTGTGTGCGGCGGGGCGGCGGGGTCTTGCCCTGCACCCTTAACCGCAAGGGGTGTACCCTGTGTGCGGCGGGGCGGCGGGGTCTTGCCCCCTTGCGCTTGCCGTGCGCCGTCCTTGCGGTTGCGGGCGTGTTCGTCCAAAAAGAAAAGGCGGGGGCATTTCTGCCCCCGCCGTTGCGGTCTGCCGTGTTTCAGTTGTTCGGGGTCAAGCCGATTGCAAGCGCCTTTTTCTGCACCTGTTCAACGGTCTTTGCAATCGCCCTTTGTGTCACACCGAGATACGTTGCAATAGCTTTGTAGCCCTTGCCCTGCATACGCAGTCTTAACACCTGCGCTTGACGGTCGGTCAAGTCCAGTCGTTCAACGGTCGTTTCGTAGTCCTCGACGGTCTGCCGGTCGGCGGTGTAGTTTCCGTCGCAGTCATAGCCGCCGAGGTCGGCGTATTTCTGCAACCGGTAGTAAATGGTTTCGAGTCCGTCGGCGCAGTCCTCGATATAGGTATAGCCGTTGCGGGGGTCGGTCTGCGTTGCGCGGCTGTCCTGCACAGCTTGACGCACAGCGCGGTAAACTTCCTGTATCGGGGTTGTGGTTTCGTCTCGATATGCACGGCTGTCCTCGGTGCGGATATAGACACGGCGGGAAAGGCGGCGGACGTTGTAGGGGGCGTCGAGCCATGCGGGAGCGTCGGCGTGTTCGGCGGCTTGTTCGAGAATGGCAAGGGCGGCGGCGTTCACAAGGTCTATACCGTCGGAAAGGGTTTCCCCCACAAGGGCGGACACGGCTTTTTCTGCGTCCTTGTCAACGGTTTCGGTGGTCAAGTCCCCGTCGGCGTTGTACGCCGTGCGGGTTGCTTTGTTCGTCGCTGTCCGCAAGTTGTCCAGTGTGGCAAGGTCGGCGGCTATGCCCCGTTTCAGTTGGACAAGAGCGGGGTTGTATCCGTTGTCGGATACGGTTTCACGGTCGGCGGCGGTCTTGCGTTGCGGGTCAATACACTTGTTCAAAACGGAGTATGCAACGGCGGTTGCAAGGGCGGTCAATTCCTGTGTGCTGTCCTTGCCGCTTGCAAGGGCGTTTTCGTAGTTGCGTTTGACCTGTTCAAAGTCGGGGCGTTCTGCCGTTTTCGGCGTGTTGGTGTTGGTATTCATGTTCTTGTTCCTTTCTGCCGTGTCGGTCGGGCGTGTTGGTGTGTGGTGTGGTGTAGGTCTGCCCGCCGTAGTTGTCCGGCATGGATAGACTACCACAACACGCATAGAATGTCAACACAATTATTTTGCATACACCGACAACCGCAAGGGGTGTACCCTGCCGCCGTGCTTTTTTCGGCTGTCCGTGTCGGTCTGCCCGCCGTGTCTACTTGCCCTTTCTGCGCTATGGCAAGTAGGGGGGTGGTTATGGTATTTTTGCCCCCTGTCCTTGCCGCACACAGATGTAGTCGGTTCATCTAACTGACACGACCCATTTTTAACTCAGCCCCTCAACCCCTTGTGTTTCAAGGCTTTTCTGTCCAGAAGAATATTATTGGTTAAGCCTTTTGCGTAGTTGCTTTTATCACAAGGTTCAACTTTCCAAAAAAGAAAAAGGCTTAACTACGCAGCCTTTTATTTACCAATCATTTTGATTTGTTTTTTCTCATTCTGTCTATATTATTCCCTTATATCTAAGTAGAATCTATGCTATAATATAGCATATCAAGTAAATTAAATAACATACTTCTTGCATCCGAAAGGAGAGTCCTTCAATGGCTCAGATTATCCAGTTAGACTTCAACAAGACGAATAGTGCCTCCGGTGTCATCGACATCGCTACCGTCCAGCAGAGCTGCCGTAAGCTCAAGGCTGGTCTCATCGCCCCCGCTACTGAGGAGGTGCACACCGACCTTGCTGTCGAGCACGCTGCTGAGCCCATCAAGAGTATGGATGACATCATCCGCATCTCTCAGTTCCTCATTGGACAGAAGCGCTTCAGAGACAATATGCTATTCATCGTTGGTATTAACTTTGGACTTCGTATCAGTGACCTTCGCTCTCTGCGCTTCACCCACATCATCAATGATGATTGCACATTCCGTGACCGGTTCCCCATTTTGGAAAAGAAAACTCGGAACACGCGCAAGCATCAGCGTAATCGCTACATCACCATCAACACTGCAGTTGTTGAAGCTGTCACCCTGTACCTTGAGAACACTCCAAACGTTCGCCTCAGTGACTATATGTTCCGTAGCCAGTCCAATAACGGAGTGAATGAGAATAAACCCATCAGCAAGCAAGCCGTTGACTCTATGCTCAAAGGCATTGCTCGTGACCTTGGACTTGGTAACCGCATGGCGACCCACTCACTGCGTAAGACCTTTGCTTATCATCAGATGGTGATGAGTGGCAACGACCCCCGCAAGCTCTTGCTTCTCCAGAAGATGTTCGGTCACTCGACCGCTGCTCAGACTCTGGACTACATCGGTATCACCAGTGAAGAAATTGATGAAGCATACCGGAACCTCAATCTCGGTAGCATCAACCACAACTATCTGGTCGATAGTGATATTGGAGAAAGCGAGTCTCTGATGGCGTAATCCATCACCCATTGCACCTTGACAACTTCATACCGCCAAAACAAAAAAAGACACAGCGTGTGTCCTAAATATTTTCTCAAAGCCTTGTCTCACAACGGTTTCACACCCCCAGCCTTATAAAGAGAATTGGGGGATACCTTCAGGCTGTTTGAAAAGCCATTCAAAGCAAGTTACAGGCGCTGCATTGATAGCGACGGTATAGCCAGCCGAGCGCCCTTTGTGTGTCCTAAAATTTTTGTACTTCTACTAACTCCAAAGAAAGGTCGTGATTTCTATACGAACGACTATCCATAAAGGTGGTGCTTACTACCGATGAACACCATCACTGTTGTCGATGCCCGAATGGGACGTGGTAAATCCTCCGCTGCCATTCGTTATATGAACCATTACAAAGACTCCAAACGCTTCCTTTACATCACACCGTATCTGGACGAGGTCGGACGTATCTGTGAACGTTGCGATTTTGACCAGCCAGACAGCGACCACATGAGCAAATCTGCCGAACTGAAACTCCATATGCGAATGGGACATAACGTAGCTGCTACTCACTCGCTGTTTTATTTGATGGATGCAGAAGCTATGGAGCTCGTCCGCCAACAGCATTATTCGTTGATTGTGGACGAAAGCATCCAAGTAATCGAACGTCTCAATATCTCTCAGAAGGACTTCGAGTTAATCCTGTCCCAGCTCGCCGTAGAGCATGAGGATGGACGTATTGAGTGGACAGATGATGCATACACCGGTCGCTTTTACGACTACAAAGAAATGTCCGATACGGGTTCTTTATTCCGTCTAAACAACTCTTTACTAAATATCCTCAACCCAGATTTACTCCGTTCCTTCGACGAGGTGTTTATGCTGACGTACTTGTTCGATGGACAGTACCAGAAAGCCTATCTTGACTTTTTTGGTTTTGACTATACCGTCGTCGGCGTCGAGATAGACGAAAACGGATATCGCTTTTCCGACCACCCGGATGCACCGCCACCTCTGGATTACCGAGAGCTGATTCACATCATTGATGACACTAAGCTTAACTCAGTTGGCAATGACAAATACGCCTTGTCCAAAGGATGGTATGACCGGAGACGTTATGATGACCCGGACATTCGCAAGCTAAGAAACGGTCTGAAGAAATTCTTTCAGAGTATTCCAAACGGTGGGAGTGAGACGCGCTTGTGGGCTTGTTTCAAAAGTGATGTTAACAAGCTCGTTGACTCTCGTACTGGGCGCTTCCGAAATAACTTCTTACAGACGAGCGCCAGAGCGACTAACCAATATAAAGACCGAACCGATATCGCATACTTGGTGAACCGATTTGCAGACCCGAATATTATGAGCTTCTTCGCCAAGCAGGGTGTGACAATTAACCCTGAGCACTTCGCTTTGTCCGAAATGCTTCAATGGGTATGGCGCAGCGCCATTCGAGATGATAAGCCCATCAATCTATACATACCGAGCAGACGCATGAGAGAGCTGCTCATTAACTGGATTAACACAACCAACCAAGGAGGATGCCCGATTGAATAAACGATACCATCGACCGCTGCCAGAGGATTACCTCATGGAAGAGCGTGCCCCATATACATACGAAGATGCCGACTTGCTCAACGACGATGAAGCCCTCGAACAATTCATTGAGAGCGAGCGGCTTGCGTTCCGCGAGGAATGGTTCCGCTATGTAGAAGAGAACGAGTAACTTATGTCATATCAACATAATTAAATAAAATACGAAGTGAGGTGACCCATACTGGCTAAACAGTTAGTATGTCAGAAATACATTTTCAAGCTTCATAGCAGCCGCCTGCGAAAGGCGAAGTGGAAGCTTACGCTCCCCATTGCAGAAGCAAGAAAGAATGACGAGGTAATCTCCCTCGCCGACAGTCAGGTTCTCCGCTGGCTGGACGAACTGAACGGCATCACCGATGCTGAGACGCAGGCACGGAAAATCAAAGGAGAAATTAAGCGGCTTCGTAAAGAGCCGAATAGTGTTCCGAACCGTCGTCAAATCAAGAAGCTGTATGCGCAACTGGATAATATCCAGTTTAAGCCAGACTATCTCTGCGTCATCATCGATAAAGAGAAGGACTACCATCGCGCTTGCCGTGGATTTAGTATTAACGGTCTCCGGTATCAGCGACTGCTCGGAACGAATGGCGGCGTCAAGAATGAGACCATTGTGTTCATCAGCGAGCGCCATGCCGACGAGATTCGCCGCCGCATTGACAATGGTCGCAACATGGAAAAGGAAATGGTGCCCGCCAAGCTGGAGGCATATAAGGCACTTACCTGCAGCGCGTCAATTCCTGTGTCAGTTCCGCATGGCATTCTTGTTGTTAGCGACTGTGAGACCGAGTTCCTGTCGGATATCATCTACCTGAATGATGAGCAGGACGGAGAGCCAGTCATGGAAGAGCGTAAGCAGGTTATGGTACAACTCAACGAGTCCGATGGATACGGCTTGATGCTCCCGTCGCTTGCCGCCCGATGGGGCGAAGAGCTCGGCTTAGATTACCTTGTCAGCGGCGTGAACACACGCTTCTCTTGGGAGAAGGGCATGGTCTTCACGTTCGACTTTCTGGACTTCGCGGAAAATGTCGCTGAGAACTATATTGTCAAAGACGCTTGGGGTAACGATGTGGACATTCGTAATGTCGAGTTGATTCTTACCACATCCATGTTGAAGCTCTGGGACTCCTACGATAGCTGTGACGATTATGTAAGCAACTGCTTGGCAAACGGCTACACCTTCGGCATCGCCAAGACTTGCCCGAAGGAGCTTGAGTCCGAGCGGACATTGAACTATCAATTTATTCAGAGCTACGAGCTGAGTGACGATGACATCGAGCAGCTTATCAAGCCGACAATGGATGAGATTCGAGATGTTCTTTATGCGGACTGGGCAAAGACGTTGCTGTTCTTAAAGGGTGCTGGTTTGAACGAGGACAACATTGACCGCGTTGATGATGACTACGTCAAGGCGATTATGATTGAACCGCAGATTTTGAACGACCCTTACGTCCAGAGCAGCATCTATCAGATGATTCGCAACCGCATCAACGAAGCCAAAGTCGGCGTGCTCAAGGTGCACGGTAACTACTCCATTGTCTCTGGCGACCCGTTCTCCTTGTGCCAACACATCTTCGGGCTGGAGGTTACTGGGCTTCTGAGGTCGGGCGAAATCTACAACAAATATTGGTGCGACCAGCACGCCGAACGGCTTGCCTGCTACCGTGCACCGATGACCTGCCATAACAACATCCGTCTTGTGTTTCCACATCGCAGCGATGCGGCGTCGCACTGGTATCAATACATGACGACTTGTACGATTTTCAACTCGTGGGACACTGCCGCCCACGCGCTCAACGGTATGGATAAAGACGGTGACCTTGTAATGCTTACCGACAACAAAGTGCTTGTTGATAATCTGAAAGTGCTTCCCGCTCTTATGTGCGTTCAACGAAAAGCGAAGAAGAAAATTGTCACTGAGACAGACGCTATACAAGCCAACATCGACAGCTTCGGTGATGATATCGGGAAGACCACAAACTGGATTACCTCAATGTTCGATGTGCAGGCACAGTTCCAGAAGGGTTCCAAGGAGTACGAGGAACTTGATTATCGTATAAAGTGCGGGCAGCTTTTTCAGCAAAATGCCATCGACAAGGCGAAGGGCATTATCGCCAAGCCGATGCCTCGTGAGTGGCACGACCGGCACAGCGCCAACATGATTGAAGACCCGGAAAAGCGCAGGCTCTATCAGCGTCTCGTTGCGGACAAGAAACCGTACTTCATGCGCATCATTTATCCTGCTCTGATGAAGCAGTATAACACATACATAAAAAACACGAACAAGAACGCCATGCGCGAGTTCCAAATGACGGTTGACGAAATGCTGGAAATGCCGCGTTCCGAATTGAGCGAGCGGCAGAAAGATTTCCTTCGCTACTATGAGAGCCGGATGCCGGTTGGCAACCACGACTGTGTAATGAACAGAATCTGCAAACGCTTCGAGAAAGAGTTTGATGGCTACCTCGGTCGCCACAATGCCGACGTTGATTTCGACTATACCGTGATGAAGAGCGGCGTTGAGTACAGTCGGACGCAGTACAATGCCATCTTGAAACTCTACGAGAATTACAATAAGCGCCTGCGCAGCTACGCCGTCTTTGCCAACTATGAACGGGTCGATGAGTACGACACGTTCTCTCGCATGATTGAGATGCGCTCCGAGTTCGAGCAAGAGTGTGCCCGTGTTTGCTCCAACCGCTTTGTGCTATGCGACATTGTTCTGGATATTTGCTATAAGAAGAGCTCGACCAAACGCTTTGCGTGGGAAATGTGCGGCGGCGAAATCATCCAGAATCTTTTGGATAAGCATAACGGGGTTATCTCTTACCCGACGGTTGACCCTACTGGAGATATCTTCTTCTGCGGCGACAGATTTTCATTACAACAAAAAATGATTGGAGGGACGCTATGAGCATTGTCCTTAACGAATATGACTGGGCAGAAAAAATGATTGCCAACCATGACCTTGGAAAGAAGCCGATTGAGACATTGAGCCGTGTGTCCAAGTATTACTACGAAAACCACTACAGCAAGAAGGAGATTCGGAGTCTGCTCGACTCCTTCATGCTGCAGTGTGACCCTTCCGCTTCACTTGTTCATTGGTCGGATATGCTTGATAAAGTTGCAAAAAACGTAAGCAAATTCCCACTCATCCGTCTGGAGGGTGTGGACATTACCAAAGAAGAGCTCACCAAGATTGAGACGCTTGAAGGCAAGCAAATCCGGCGGTTGGCGTTCACGCTCCTCTGCGTTGCGAAATATTGGGATGCCGCTTCCGACCGAAACAACGGTTGGGTGAATACTTCGGACAAAGAGATTATGCAGATGGCAAACATCAACACCTCCATTAAACGCCAGAGCTTGATGTTCGCCGAGCTGCGTGATGCCGGGTTCATTCGCTTTTCTAAAAAAATCGACAACCTGAATGTTCAGGTGCAGTTCATTCAAGCCGGTGAGACGGCAATACATATTCAAGATTTCAGGAACCTCGGATATCAATACCTCAAGTATTACGGTGGCGCATATTTCGAGTGCGAGAATTGTGGACTGACTGTAAAAGCGCAGTCACCTGCAAAGGGTCGCCCGCAGAAGTATTGCCCCAGTTGCGCTGTTGAGGTTAAGACTCGTCAGACTGTTAATGCAGTAATGCGGTGCAGAAACGCCTTAAAGAGTTGATTATAAAACTCGAATTGTTAGAAATAAATACCCCCATCAAACCGTTGTGGCACAATGCTTTGAGGCGTGTTTGATGGGGTGTATGTATGAATGATAAAAGACAAAACATAAAACTATTTTGAAGAAAAGGATGATTTTTAAGTGATTGCAATTACCGCCTCAGAAAAAGAAGCCATTCGTGAGAAGTTTCCTCGTGTCCATATCGTTCGCACGATGAAGCAAGATTCCAAACGGCACCACTACTATATGGTTGAGGATGGCGCTCCTATGAAGCTGCTCCGCAGTTTGCGTGGACTGGAGCGTGTTCACGACAAACGAAAGGGAGTGTAAACCATAGCCAGCACAGCAAGCTATAAAGAGATGCGCGACATCGTAATTGGTAAGCTGGTTGACCGCACCATTGACGATGACTACGCAGAACTGAGTGAGCGTCTGTTTGGTGATGGCAACTGTTTTAACTCAAGCGAAGTCCGCAAAAGAATGTATGGCATGAAAGCCATCATCGAAGCCATCGAACGGGATGGCGAAGCTACTATTCAGGATACCAACGCATTGTCTGAGTTGGATAGCAAGCGCATTGAACTACTCAAAGAACGTCAAAAGTTCTTTGACCAACGCAATGCTTTTAACAAGCTGATTCGTGAGCGTTCCCGACAAGAAGAACTGAATGAGATTCTTGTGGACGCAGTAAAGAGCGGCAATTTACCACAGCTCGAATACGAGCCATGCCACATTCAGCCGTCCGACAATGACCTTCTGGTTAGTCTGAATGATATCCACTATGGAGCGAACGTCGATAACCATTGGAATACATATAACTCTGATATCTGCCGCGAGATGATGTGTCATTACTTAGACAGAATCATTGCCATTGGCGAAACGCATGGAAGTGAGAACTGCATTGTCTGGTCGAACGGCGATGCTATCAGTGGAAATATCCATCAATCCATCGCCATCACGAACAAGGAGAATGTGATTGAACAAATCAAAGGCGTATCTGAGTTGATTGCAGAATTTATTGCTGAACTCAGCAAGCACTTCTCCACAGTCACATTTGTAAGCGTTGCGGGTAATCATAGCCGCATTACGCCGAACAAGGATGATGCGTTGCTCAGTGAACGGCTGGACGATATCGTTGAGTGGTATCTCGGTGCCCGCCTCCAAAATTTCGAGAATGTGATTATCGGTACAGCAAGCGACACTGTTAAGATTGACAGCACCATGTACCTGATTAACGTTCGCGGGAAAATGTATTGTGGTGTTCACGGGGACTTTGACGGCTCTGCGGGCAAAGTCCAAACATTGCAGACAATGGCACGAGTTCCGTTGTATGCCGTACTCTCTGGTCATTTGCACCACAACAAGATTGATGAAATCCAAGGTGTCAAGACCGTCATGGCTGGCAGCTTCCTTGGTATGGACGATTATTGCGTCCAAAAGCGAATTTACGGTAAGGCAGAACAATTGGTTTGTGTCTGCGACGCAGACGGCATTCGCTGTTCTTACGGAGTACCCCTTTAACAATGCACAAGGGTTGCCCCCACCGGGGCAACCCTCTTTATATATTCCTCTTTAGCTCAGTTGGTAGAGCAGCGGACTGTTAATCCGTTGGTCGCAGGTTCGAGTCCTGCAGGAGGAGCCATCTGGGACAGTAGCTTACGCGGTCGGAGCACCGGTCTGAAAAACCGGGGGATGAAGGCTCGACACCTTCCTGTCCCACCACATGGTGCCATCGACGAATCGGCTAAGTCACCTGCCTCTCAAGCAGGAGGTTGTGAGTTCAAATCTCACTGGCATCACCACCCATGAGGTGCGTTGGACGAATTGGTAGAGTCACCGCCCTTTCACGGCGGAATTTAAGGGTTCGACCCCCTTACGCATCACCACTACTTGGGAGAGTGGTAGAGCGGTCAATTACAGCAGACTGTAAATCTGCCGCCTTCGGGCTGCGTTGGTTCAAATCCAACCTCTCCCACCATATTGCGGACAGGACAAACGGTTAAGTCGCAGGTCTCATAAACCTTGAGGAATCGGTTCAACTCCGATGCCCGCAACCAATTTTAATTCTACAGAAAGCGAGGTGGCTTGTATGCCCCGAAAAACGAAGCAGAACGAAATCACAAGCCCTGAGCTTTTGAGTCAGGTCAATCCAGACAATGTTCGTTTGAAGCAAGACTTCATTGCATATCTGCAATCTGTTCAGCGTAGCCCTAAGACTATCGCTGGATACTCCAATGACATTGATATTTTCTGGGTATGGAATTTGCAGAACAACGGGAACAAGTTCTTCCCCAAAATTTCCAAGCGCGATTATGCTGCGTATCAGCATTGGCTTATTAACGAGAATGGGAACTCACCAGCTCGTGTTCGCCGCTTGAAGTCTGCGATTTCTTCTTTGTCGAACTATGTCGAGAACATTCTCGATGACGAAGATGAGTTTAAGGACTTCCGTTCGACAGTTCGAAAAATTGAGAATCCAGCTATGCAGCAGGTAAGAAAGAAAACAGTCTGGAGCGATGAGGCTTTGGACAAACTCCTTGATGATTTGCTGGCATCCGGTCAAAACAAAAAAGCGTGCGCCGTTGCTCTTGCAATGTGCAGTGGTCGCCGTAAAGCAGAGCTGTGTCGATTCAAAGTGGATGATTTCAAAGATGAAAACCTCGTGTGTGGTGGTGCGCTGTATAAGACCAGCGAACCTATTCAAACGAAAGGGTTCGGTCTTGGCAAGTACATCTACTGCTATACTCTTGCGAAAAAGTTCAAACCATACTTCGATGCGTGGATGGCAGAGCGCCAAAAGCTCGGCATCGAGTGTGAGTGGCTTTTCCCCGCCGGTACTACAAGTGAGCAGATGAGTGATACCACACTCAATAGCTGGGCTAACACATTCAGCCGCATGACTGGTGAGGATTTCTACTGGCATAGTTTGAGACATTACTTCACAACGCATCTTGCCAAACTCGGACTGCCCGATAATGTTATCCAAGATATCGTCGGATGGGAGTCTGCCGACATGGTTCGTGTCTATAAAGACCTGAGTGCCGAGGAACAAATTTCTCAGTATTTTGATGAAAATGGAGAAATTCGTTCTGATGCTCAAAAGTCTCTGGCAGACCTGTAACAGAAAGGACGGTATAAAGGATGGATATTAAAAGGGTTGATTTAATTCAACAGCTTGTGGACAAGCATGGTTATACGAAGAAAGCCGCGACAAGTATCGTTGATGATTTCACTGACATTATTCTTTACAATCTCGGAAACGGAGACACCGTTTCCATTCATAATTTCGGTTGCTTTGACATCTTAGAGCGCAAAGCTCGCAGTTGTCCGAACCCGCAGACTGGCGAAAAGGTCAATGTACCTGCGCATTGGATTCCCCGGTTTTACCCCGGCAACAAAATGCGCTTGGCTGTCAAGCTGTGGGAAGATAGTACCAAAAGGGGGCTGAGGTAAATGGCTGAGGCTCCAAGACGTAAAAAGCTTGAGAAGACCGTTGATGATTCGACGACCATTCAGACTTCCCAAAAGTTTTACTGTTGCAGATGCGGCACATCATACAGCCGGAAAAAGGGCTACTTCCCAGTGAGTCATAGCCCCATGTATCGCGGTTCTGGCTTTTTGCCAATGTGCAATGATTGCGTCGAGGATATGTACGAACAGTATCGCGCAATGCTCGGCGATGACAAGGCGGCTATGAAGCGTATGTGCATGAAGCTCGACCTTTATTGGAACGAGGACATCTACGCAATGGTCGAACGCACGGCTGGCGTTCACTCTCGGGTTCGCAATTATATCGGAAAGACCAACATCATTCGCTATATCGACAAAACCTTTGACGACACGCTTGATGAAGAAGCGTTGCTTGAACCGGAAGAGACTCCTGCCGCTTCATATATCGCGCAGCCGGAAGATACTGCCGAGGCAGACGTTGACCAAGCCCTTGTTGATTTCTGGGGTGCCGGTTATACTCCAGACTTTTACCTTGAGTTGGAACGTCGCTACAAGGATTGGACTGGCGACAGGCAAGTCGTTGACCCAAGTGAGCGCGCACTGTACCGCCAGATTTGTTTGCTTGAATCCATTATCGCACGCGACAGTGCACAGGGTAAACCAATTGATAAGAATGTCAACGCGCTTAATTCTCTGCTTGGCAGTATGAACTTAAAACCGGCGCAGAAGAAGAACGATGTGGACGCTGAACTCGACAAGATGCCACTCGGTGTTGGTATCCAGAAATGGGAGTACAGTAGACCTCTTCCTGAAACGCCAAAAGAAAAGCGCGATATCCGTGGCACGATTAAGAATATCACGACGTGGTATCTTGGTCACGCTTGCAAAATGGTCGGCTTGCGCAACAGTTATTGCAAGATGTACGAAGACGCAATGGATGAGCTCCGTGTTAAGCACCCAGAGTACGACGAAGAGGATGACGACTCCTTGTTGAATGATATCTTTGGTAGCGCTCAGTCCAGCGGTGATATGTAATGGCATCGCCAAATCAAAGCAGACGCTCTCGTGTTATCGAGGGCATGGCGATTTGGGGCAGCTATTACCGCGAGAACATCGATATCTTTGTCGAAGAGTATTTGCAACTTGACTTTCTGAAGTGGTTCCAGACTGCTCTTCTTGTAATGATGGACAGGAGCCGAACGTTCCTGTGGATTGCTGCCCGAGGAATGGGTAAATCATTCCTTATCGCCATTTTCGTAGTCATTCGTTGTATCTTATACCCCGGCACAAAAGTCGTCATTACATCTGGCACACGCGGTCAGAGTATTAACGTGCTGGAAAAGATACAAACAGAACTGATGCCTGTGTCTCCAAATCTTAGAAATGAGATTGATATGGGTGACACAAAGTTTTCTGGGCAGGACGCAAAAATAATGTTCAAGAACTCCAGTTACATCAAGGTCGTTACGGCTTCAGATAATGCTCGAAGCAACCGTGCGAACATCTTGATTGTGGACGAGTTCAGAATGGTTAAGAAAGATACCATCGACACCGTCTTGAAGAAGTTCCTGACAAGCCGTCGAATGCCTCCCTACAGAGATTTGACCCCGGCTGAGCGTAAAGCTGAGTACGCTAAGGAGCCAAACAAGTCCTGTTTCTTATCCTCTGCTTACTTCAAAGACCATTGGTCATACAACAAAATGCTGGATACATTTAAGCTGATGCTTGATGATTCTAAGACAGATTTTGTGTGCGGCTTCCCGTATCAACTCTCCATTCAAGAGGGACTCCTTTTCCCCGAAGACGTTGAAAGCGATATGCTCGAAAGCGACTTTAATGAAATCAAATGGAGTATGGAAATGGAAGCCATGTGGTTTGGCGCAGAGGACGGCTCATTCTTTGATTTTGACTCCATATCAAAGAACCGCCGTATCAATTACCCGATGCTACCGGATAAACTGACCGCCCTTCTTGGCAACAGCCAAAAGGTAAAAATTCCACCAAAGCAAAATGGCGAACGCCGCATCTTGTCTGCGGATATTGCTCTGATGAGCAGTAAGAAGCATAATAACGACGCCTCTGCTGTGTTTATCAACCAAATGCTTCCGACCAAAACCGGACGATTTATGAGCAACATTGTGTACGGTGACACCTTTGAGGGTATGCACACCGAAGACCAAGCTTTGGTGATACGCAAATTGTACGATGAGTATTCTTGCGATTACATCGTGCTTGACTGTACAGGTCTTGGTCTTGGTGTTTACGATGCTCTTGTCCGAGACATGGTTGACCCAGACACCGGAGAAGTTTATCCCGCATTGTCCTGTTGCAACAATCAGGAAATGGCTGACAGATGCACAACCAAAGGCGCCGATAAGGTCATTTGGGCAATCAAGGGTTCTCCAATGCTGAACTCTGAATGCGCGGTGCTTTTGCGTGAGGGCTTCCGTAGCAGCAAAATCCGGTTACTCATTACTGAGTATGACGGCGAAGCGCTTCTGTCCGACATCAAGGGGTACAACTCCCTCTCACCGTTGGAAAAGGTGACGCTTCAGAAACCATATGTACACACGACCTTATTGATTGATGAGCTTGTCAAGCTTCAACACGAGGAGTCCGGTGGTCGTGTTCGAGTCTATGAAAAGTCTGGGATGCGCAAAGACCGCTATTCCAGCTTGAGCTATAACTACTATGTCGCCCTGCAGCTTGAAAGCAAATATGGGCGCACAAAAACGGCAGACTTTAATGCGAATGATATATTCATGTTTAAGCCTCCGAAACTCAAATAAGAAAGGTAGGTGATATCTGAGTGGGCAAACAAACCAAGAAAACTAATGTTGACGGGATGATTGGTATCTCTCAGCGATTTGCAGTTTTGAATCGTCTTATCACGAGAGATTTGAACAACAACACCAGTGCTCCGACGTTCTCGCTGTATTCCAAGGACAATATCACGGAGTACCTTACAAACCCGTACACATATGAGAAGCAACTGCGTAAGGCTGTTACATACATTTATGGCGCAAGTTCTCATTTCCGCAGGCTCATCCAGTATTTCACTGGTCTTTCGGATTTCGCATACGTTGTCTCCCCATACCGCATTGACCCAAAGAGCGTAAACGTGAAGTCGGTCAATCGAAACTACCGTAAGGTTTTGAACGCCATGTCAGCGATGAATGTTCGTTCACAATTCCCCAAAATTCTTACGGTCTGTCTCCGCGAGGACACATTCTACGGAACACTGTGGGTAACCAATGACAATATTACAATCCAGCAGTTACCGTCTGATTACTGCGGTATTTCCACAATCGAAGGTAATGTATTGAACGTAACATTCGACTTCTCATACTTCGATGCGCACAGTCAATATTTGGAGTATTACCCAACTGAGTTCCAACAGAAGTACAAGGTTTATCAGTCAAACCGCCGCGCTCGTTGGCAGGAGCTTGATTCACCTACATCGTTTGCAATCAAATGCAATAACGATATTCTGGATTATTCCATTCCTCCGTTTGCCGGTATTCTCCGTGAGGTCTATGACCTCGAAGACTATAAGCAACTCAAGCTTACAAAGACAACGCTTGAGAATTACGCTATGCTCGTAATGACGCTCGGTATCAACGAAGATGGCGACTGGCAAATGGATTTGGACAAGGCAAAGGAGTTCTGGCGTAATCTCGACTCGGTCTTACCGGAAGAGATTGGCAGCGTTCTCTCTCCTATGCCCATTAGTAAAATTAGCTTTGAAAAATCAAACACAGGTGATACTGACACTATCTCTGAGGCTGAGCAAAATATGTTCACTGCCGCAGGCGTGTCCTCTCTCCTGTTTAACAATGATAAGGCGTCTGCAAATGCGTTATTGCTGTCTATCAAAGCTGACCAAGCCATCACGTTTGGAATTGTAAAGAGCATCGAGGATATGGTGAATCGCTTTATTCAGTCTCAGAGCTACGGAAAGAACTTTAAGGTTACGTTCCTTGATTGCAGTCCATTTAACCGGAAAGAGCTTGGAGATATGTACCTCAAGGCTTGCCAATTCGGTCTCCCATTTATCTCAATGTACGCAGCTTCTCAGGGAATGTCTCAAAGTGAAGTCGATTGTATGAGCTTCTTGGAGAACGAGGTTCTTGGACTTGCGAGTATGTTTAAGCCATTGCAGAGTTCTTCCACATTAAGTGGCTCGTCTGACAGCAATGCTGCTACCGATGAAGGCGGTGCGCCGCAAAAAGACACTGGCGACCTAACCGACTCTGGTGAGCAGACTCGGGAGGACGGTGACGACTGGTGATGGAGAGATTCATCTATGTGATTGGTGAAGATGCGCGAGACCGTCTCGTTAATATGGGTTATCACCTATTAAGAGAGGACGAGGCGAAACATATTTATGTGTTTCTAAACCAAGACAATCAAAATTTTTCGTGTGCGGACATTCAGTTTGCAATGTCTGACACTTTGACCTTCTAACCCGCACATCTGTGCGGGCTTTATTATGCCCAAAGATAGGTGGTGAACTGTGACATGAGCGAGAGAACCATGAGAATCGTGTTCTCTTCTGGTATCAGCAATTTAGTTGAGAAGAATTCCTCTTTTGATAGTGGCGTCCTTCGTGTTGCTTATACTGGCAAGAATTGCAACAACAGCTTCATCAGCAAGGAAACCTATGAGCGCTGTATCCAGAGCATTTATAACTGCCCCATTGTGTGTAACTATGACAGAGAGACTGACACAATTGGGTCGCACGATATAGAGCTTGTATCCACAGATGACGGCGGCATGAAAATTGTCAACGTTACTCAGCCGGTCGGCGTTATCCCAGAGAGCGCCAAGTATTGGTGGGAGGAAATCGAAGACAATTCTGGTGTCCATGAGTATTTGTGTGTAGACGCTTTAATCTGGAAACGCCAAGAGGCGTATAGAAAAATCAAAGATGATGGCATTACAGACGAGTCAATGGAAATCTCCATCAAAGAAGGAGAAATGGTTGACGGGATGTACGTCATCAAACGATTTGAATTCACAGCGTTTTGCCTGCTGGGGACAGCAGAGCCCTGCTTTGAGTCAGCGTCGTTGGAGATGTTCTCATGTGACGGTTTCAAACAACAGCTTGCTGAGATGATGCAGGAATTCAAGGAAACATTTACTACAGCACAACCCTCGAAAGAGGTTGGCATACACCCACAAAATTATTCGGAAGGAGGAGAAGAGGTATTGGAACAGAAAGTTGCACTGATGGCAGAGTTCGGTCTGACTACCGAGATGCTTGATTTCAATATCGATGATTTCAGTGTTGAAGAACTGCGCGAAAAGTTTGAAGCGCTGAAGACCACTGGTAGTGAGCCTGCCGCAAATGCAGGTAACCCTGAGAGCTTCGCTCTGGAAGGACAGTTCCGCGATGAACTGTTTGGGGCTTTGGAGTCAGAAAAGGTCGAAACCTGCTGGGGAATGGATTCCCACTATTGGTTCTGGGATTATGACAGAGATGCGTCCGAAGTGTACGCAACCGATGTCACGGACTGGAATCTGTATGGATTCCCTTATTCAATGGATGGCGACCATGTCGTTATTGACTTTGCTGGCAAGAAACGGATGAAGCTGTCTCTTGTTCCGTTTGACGAGGGCGGTCAAGCCGACCCTATCAGCGGAATGTTTGCAAAGATTACTGAAAAGTATTCTGCAAACGATACGCAGTGGGCTGAAAAGTACCAGACCGCCTCCGACACGATTTCGTCTATGGAGAACGAGCTTGGCACTTTGCGCCAGTTTAAGACAGATACCGAAGACGCCGCTGCAAAGGGCGAACGGGAAAAGGTCTTCGCTCAGTTCGAAGACTTGGTTGGCGTCGAGGCGTTTGAAAACCTGCGTGAACATTGCACTGAGTATGCGGTCGATGTTCTTGAGGAGAAATGTTATGCAATCCGTGGCAGAAACGGAACTGCTGCAAAATTCTCTGTCGAGCCCAAGAGTCCCAAGCTGGTAGTTGAGAAGACCAGCGTAACGCCGGAGCCCTATGGTGGTGTTTTCACCGAATACGGAATTGCTTCGCGCAATCAACATAATTAAATAACAAACAAGGAGGAGTCGATTTATGGCTTATGCAGTTATTCGTACCGACCTGATGAGCGGTACTAAGCAGCCTGCTGACCTTGTCTCCCTGCGCTTCTATGATGCGTCTGGCAATAAGGCAGAGGTGGAAAACGGCGTTATCGTCAAGCTTCAGGGTTATGAGGATGGCGAACGCGAAGTTATGAAGGCTGTCGCAGCGTCTGCTGGTGACGACCTGAACGATTGTGCAATCGTTGCTGCGCCCGAGGTCATGTATGACGAGCGCAAAAAGAATCTGGACGAATTTATCAATGAGGCTGGTAAAGCCGTTCGTGGCTATATCCCTCGCAGCCGCAATGTTTTCTCCGTGACCAAGGAAGGTTTCGTTGGCGGCACCGTCCCCGCCAAGGGCGCTGAGGTCGGTATCGGCACCGGCGGCAAGATTGATGCTGCTGGTAAGGGTCTTGGCGTCTGTGTGGACGTTGAGGTCGTTGGTCGCTATACCTACTATGCCATCAAGATTGGCAAAACCGAGAGCACTGCTGCTTCTGCCAGTGTTGGCGGCTAATTTTTGAGAGGAGGTAAAAGCTAATGGCTGAAATGAAAGATATCGTTAAGGTCGCTGTCGATGCCTATCATGGCAATGTTGAGCAGTATTCTGTCGGTCAGTCAATGGAGCTTCTGCATAAGGCTCTGATTGATGCCAATGGCGGCAGCACTACCCTTAACTATAAAAACATCCGTGACGGCAAGTGCAGCGGTCTGTTTACGCTGATTGAGGAGGTTCTCTCCCGTACTGTCGTTGAGGGTCTGCAGGGCGATGAGTATTTCAATGCTCTGGTTGATTTCCGCAATGTTGCCGAAGGCGACAAGAACATTTTCGAGGTTGAAGACAGCAATCTCTTTATCGTGTCTGAAGCTGCAGATGGTACGCAGGGTATTCGCCGTCAGCGTCTGAGCGGCATCAGCGAAGTTTCTATTCCTACCTCTTTGAAGGTTGTGAAGATTTACGAAGAGCTCAACCGCGTCCTTTCTGGTCGTGTTGATTTCAACACGTTCATCAGCAAGGTTGCCGAGTCCTTCCGCCAGAAGCTTCTGAACGATGTCTATTCTCTGTGGAGCACTGCTACTGCCGACGACTTCGGCGGTGTTACTTACTTCCCGACTGCGGGTGCGTATGATGAGGAAGAGCTGCTTGACCTGATTGCTCATGTTGAGGCTGCTGCCAATGGCAAGCCCGCAACCATCATCGGCACCAAGAAGGCTGTCCGTAATCTGGCTCCGTCCATTCAGGGTACGGATTCCAAGAGTGACCTGTACAACCTTGGCTACTACGGCAAGTTCTACGGCACTCCGGTTGTCGTGACTCCGCAGCGTCACAAGATTGGTTCTACTGAGTTTACGCTCGCAGATGATATGCTGACCATCATCGCTGGCGATGACAAGCCCATCAAGTGCGTGTACGAAGGTGACCCCATTGTTGTGATGGGTGACCCGCTGTCCAATGGCGACCTGACTCAGGAGTACCTGTACGGCGAGAAGTATGGCATGGGTATCGTTCTGGCTGGCGGTAACGCCGGTATCGGTCGCTACGAGATTGCCTGATAGACCATAAGCAAAATACGCGGGGCTCTTCGTGAGCCCCGCATTATGTATGAAAGGGAGATTTTACAATGGCAAATGAAAACGCAAAAACTCGCGGTGGTCAGCAGGCTACTGCACCGACCGAGTTAAAACAGGAAACGTCCCGCGCTGCAGAAAAGCGCCCGCTCGTCCCAAAAGATATTGACCCGCATACGATTATCACCGTCCGTAATGGTTTCCAAGGTCGCCTTGTGTACAGAAGCAAAAAGACGGGCGAACGATTCGTCTGGGATTCCTTTGGTGCAGAGCAGGATATGGAGATTGGTGAGCTTCGCAACGCTCGGAATTCAAACAAGAAGTATTTCATCAACAACTGGTTCATGTTCGACGAGCCGTGGATTGTTGATTATATCGGTATGAGCCAATACTACAAGTTTGCAATCGCCATCAGCGATTTCGATAAGCTCTTTGAAAAGCCTGTCGCTGAAATCGAGCGTGCCGTTTCCAAACTTTCTGACGGTCAGAAAAAGTCCATCGCATATCGTGCGAAGCAGTTGATTGCCAGTGGTGGCATCGACTCAAACAAGACAATTGCTACTTTGGAGAAATGTCTCGGTGTTGAGCTGGTCGAGCACGACAAGTAAGGAGCGTGATTATAAATGAGCGTTCCATATGATGTGTTCACGGATGCGTTCTTATCGAAAATCACAGAGTATGACTTTGTCAATATGCGTGATTTTGAAAGGAACAGTCTGATTGACGGTTACATGAAACGGGCAATTGCGTCCTTCCGAAAGATTTGCAAGTACGACCTATCCACAACTGGCGATGACATCATTCGAGAGTTTGATGTAGATATCCCCGACGAGGATTTGGATGAGATTGCAGACATTGTTTCTGAGGGTATGCTTGTTCAGTGGATGAAACCTTATACATACAAGCAGGAAAGTCTGGAAAGTGTTCTGAACACGAAAGACTTTACCACCTATTCTCCCGCAGAGTTGCTCATGCGTATCGGCAACGCATATACAGCCGCTCGAAAAGATTTTACGAATATGATGAGGGAGTATTCGTACAATCACGGGGATTTAACGGACTTGCACTTATGATGATTCAGACCACGGTTGGCGTGCCGATGGACGCTATGGTCTTGAATAATTACTTCCGCACCCTCATCAATCTTTTCTTTAAGATTCTTCCTATCAAGGAAAGCGGAGAAAGTTCATTGGATACCTATATGAGAAGTCTTCAGGCGGAGTTGCTTGGTTGTAAGGAGCTCATTGAGGCAATCCACGAAGACCCCTTGTTCCTGTCTTTGATTGCCATCCTGCAATACCTCATCGACAATCCATCTTGCGAAGTCTCGGTGGTAAAGCGTGAGGTATTCCGTGCAATTTCAATTTGCAATAAATTGAAATCACGATATGCCGTGCCGCAGGAGGTGTCAAAATGAACCCTTGGAACACATACCGTTCCAGAATCAATGCTCACGGCATCACAAAACGCGACTCTGTTTTGCAGCGAGAGCGAGCGTTTTTAAGTGCGAAGCTCCCTGCAAGCCTTTCGTACCATCAATTGACCGTAAACGGAACTGTGCGCAGTATGGCTGTCATTAACTCCGACAACCTTAATCTGAAAACATTGTGTACAATGCCCGGAGAAGATTTGCCGCATGGCGGTTTGGTCGAGTGGATGGGTAATCACTGGCTGATTACCGAGAAAGATGCCAATAACGAACTGTACACGAAGGGTACGATGAAGCAATGCAACTACCTGCTTCGTTGGATTGCAGAAGACGATACAGTCGTTGAACGGTGGTGTGTCATTGAGGATGGCACGAAATATCTGACCGGTGAATACGGCGACAACGATTTTATTGTTGTGCGCGGTGATTCACGAATTTCACTAACACTTGCTAAGGACGAGTATTCCATTCAGTTAAATCGCAATAATCGCTTTTTGATTGATGACTATGATACAAAGAACGTCCTTGCTTATCGTCTCACCAAACCGTTTAAGCTCGGTGGAAGCTATAACGGAGAGGGTGTCCTTAACTTCGTTCTTACGGAGTGCAATACAGAAGACAGTGATAACATCGAACTTCATATTGCAAACTACTATGACCATTTCCCGAAAGAGAAACCGGACGAGCCAGATACTCCGTCCGGTGACGATACGCCAGATGTACCCGATGGAAAGAAGGTGTGGTTCTGATGCAACTGGAAGAATTTTTCGATTATAAGAACCAACTGATGAACGACCTCTTGACAAACGAGGAAATCGTGCGGCTCCTTGCTGATGACTGCAAGCCAGTCAGCGATGTTCAAGACCTCGTTTATAAGCAGGTATTCCCATATGAGTACATTCCAGAAACCATTGAGCACGGGCAGACATTTATCTGTTGCGACGTTGACATCCAAAAGTCTGTAAATAAGACTTTCCTCATTCCGGTTTTATATATCTGGGTCTTTAGCCACAAGAGCAAGCTCAGATTACCAAAAGAAACCGGAGGTGGGATTCGTACTGATAAGCTGTGTTCCGAGATTGCGAAGGCTGTTAATGGCAGTCGATACTATGGTCTCGGTGAGTTGGATTTATACGCTGTGAAGCGTTTTGCTCCCATCACAGATTATCAGGGGAAAGTTCTCACGTTCCAAGCAAAAGACTTCAATCGGACATTACCGACCGGCAAGCCAGTCCCATCCAATAGGAAAAATGGATAATGCCGACACGTCATTTACTGTATCAAAAAGACATCCCCATAAATGACTATATTCGGGTTATGATTCCGACTGTTGGCGAAGTATTGGAAAACGAGGATAGCTACTACAGCATGGTGTCAATGCTTACCGCTATGCCCATAGATATGATGGTGCAGCTTGATGATATCGGGATTGATTTTACGACCATTAACGAGTGGGAGCTCTTTCTCCTCTTGTTTAACTCCTTAAAAGAACAGGACACCTCACTAATTTTCGGAGACTTTGACCTAAAGCCATTCCAGCCTGCAATCAATCCGCAAAACGGAAATGTGATTCTGGTCAACAAGGCAACCGGTGTACGAATCGACCGTGCTCTGCATGGACAAATTGCCGGGGCTCTTAGGAAAATCCACCACCTTGAAAAGGACAATCGCAAGCCAGCAAACGGCGAAGCGAGAGAATATATGATTGAGCGTATGCGGAAGAAACTGCGCCGTAAGGGTATGCGAACAGCCGACTCTCAACTTGAAGAGCTGATTGTCGCCCTTGTTAACACAGAGCAGTACCACTATGGATTCGAGGGGACACGAGAACTCTCTATCTATCAGTTCAATGAAAGCGTGCGCCAAGTAATCAAGAAAATTGACTATGACAACAAGATGCACGGCATCTATGCTGGCACAGTCAGCGCGAAAGACCTAAGCCAAGATGATTTGAATTGGCTAACTCACAAATAGGAGGAATGTCTAAATGAATATCAATGATATCACCATCACCAGCCTTGAGACTATCAATGCATTTGACATCGTGACTGGTGCGTTCAAGTTCACTCTGGACGAGCTGCAGAATGCAACCATCGCTCAGACTCAGGAAAAGACCGACATCACCGGTAAGCAGGGTCGTAAGCTGAATTCTCTGAAGAAGAATAAGGCTGTCACCATCAGTGGCACCAACGGTCTGGTTTCTGGCGGTTTGCTCGAAATGCAGGTCGGTAGCGAGTTCGAGAACAAGAAGACCACGGTCAAGTGGACTGACTATATCACTGTTACCGGCAATGCTGCTACCACTTCTTATAAAGCCGTCGGTACGACTGGCAATGAGATTGAAGCTGTTTATATCAAGAATAGCAGCGATGGCACTCTTGGCGACACCCTGACTCAGGGCGCTGCTGTGGCAGAGGGCGTGTTCACTTACAACCCCGAAACCAAGGCGCTCGCATTCAACGAGGGCGATATTGCAGACAACACCGAAATCGTCGTGTTCTATATGCGTCAGATTCAGGCTGATGTTCTGGAGAACTTGAGCGACCACTACTCTGGCAAGTGCGCTCTGTACATTGATGCTTTTGCCGAGGATAAGTGCGCGAATGTGTACCGCATCCAGTTCTACATCCCCAAGGCTGACTTCAATGGCGAGTTCAGCTTCGAGATGGGCGACAACCAGACCGTCCATGCATTTGAGGCTGAGTCTCTGTCCGGTGCTTGCGGCACCAGCGGCGCTCTGTGGACTTACACCATCTTTGGTTCTAACGCTGAGGATGTTGCCTAAAGAAAGTAGGTGGTAAACATGGCAACTGCGGTCAAGAAATGTCGCGTTTGTGGCAAGGAGTATGAAGCCTGCCGCAGCGCAAATAGAGCCGCAGGCGTGTTCCGGTGGCAAGAGGTAGCGTGTTCTCCCGAATGTGGAAGTATTTATCTCCAGCAGATAAATGAATCCAGAGGCATTGTTGATGCGCGGAAGAAGAGCAAGCATAAAAAGCCTATTGTTGCCGAACCTGTTGTTTCTGAGCTTCAGGTCGCAGAAGAGATTCTGCTGGATGAGGCGCCTGCTGAAATCGAATAATCAAAATGGGAGGGTAGAGTAATCTGCCCTCCCTTTCTCTGTTAGGAGGCGCTATGGAGCGGAGCAAATTTAACGTAGATAAAGATAAAGAGAAACGAACTTACGACAATATCGTATTCGATAGCCAGCTTGAAATGAAATACTACAGGGATGTACTTTGTCCCGCAGTGGAAAGCGGCGAAGTAACTCATTTTGAGTTACAGAAAAAATATGAGCTGCAACCGAAGTACACCCACAATGGCAAGACGGTTTTGCCAATCATTTATGTTGCTGACTTTTATATGGAATTTGCAGATGGACACATTGAAGTAGTAGACACGAAGGGTTGCCCTGATAGTGTAGCAAAGCTAAAACGTAAACTGTTTTGGTATATATACCCAGACATTGACTATAAGTGGATTACTTATGTTCAAAAATGGGGCGGTTGGCTTGAGTACGAAGTGGTAAAAGAATTGCGCAAAGAAGCAAAGCGCAACAAGAACAAAAAGGAGGAACCCGATAATGGCTAAGTCGGAAAAGAAAATTTCAATCGCATCTCTGGATAAGGTGCTTAAAGAACAAGCAGTGGATATTGCGACAGAACAGTGGTTTGGTAACGAGGTCAAAATCAAGCACACGCTCTCTTTTTCGGAGATGCTGGCATTCGTAGATGACGTGGTATCAAGCTGCTTCCATACGACTGGCGGCTATATGCCAGAGCTGCAGGAGTTTGTTGTAAAGAGTAATATCCTGACTCGTTACGCCAACTTCAATCTCCCAGATAATTTGGAGCATCGCTACGCCTTGCTCTATAACACAGACGCTGTCGATGTTGTGATTCGGCACGTCAACCAGAAACAGCTTGACGATATTTTGGAATCCATCTCTGAAAAGATTAGCTATCTTTGCGAGAGCAATATTGCCGCCATTGAGCGCCAGATGAACGAAGTTGTCTCTGCATTCACTGAGTTGCAGAAAAAGACTGAGGCTATGTTCGCCAACATTACGCCAGATGATATCTCGAAGCTGACATCTGCTATGGCAGACGGTCAATTCAGCGAAGAGCGTCTTGTCAAGGCATATACGAATCGGATGGTGGGTGATGCCGATGAGCCTGTCGAGCAAGCTGAACGCATGGATTAAGTCTCCACAAGGGCAAGCTCGTCTTCAAAGCAAGCTGGAAGAATACAACCGGAACGGTATTAAGGAAACTGCCGCAGGCGATTCAGTTATCCCCGAGACGCGCATATATGAAGCTGCTGCAAAGTTTATCCAAGTTCTTCAAATGACGGCAAAGAGCTACGACTTACCGGATTCAGTTATGAAGCATATTGATGGAATGAGCAGCAGTGGGATTATCCAAACCGGAGACGGGTTTGAAATCCCTTTGTACTTTGAGGGTGATTTACATCGTGATTCTCTCGAAAATGATTTGGGGTATAACGGTATTGATAATATCGTCGCCCTTTTTAATAACGGATACCATGCGCAAAACTATGTATATGGTTGGTGGGACAACCACTCCCCATCTGGTGAAGCAGTTGGGCGTTCATTATACAATGATGATTATGCATGGGTGCGTAGCAAGAAAGAACGCGATGCCCTGAAATTCATTCAACAAGCAATCAATGACTTTAACGGGAACTATGGTTCCGAGTACAACATCACTGCTGTAATTGCAGCAGACATATACGAACAATAATTTTTGAAAGGCTTGGCTTTGTGCCAAGCCTTTTCTTCATAAAGGACGGTGATGAACGATGGCAATGGACGCAGATGTACGGTTACTAATTGGTGTTGCCCGTGGCGGCGCTGACGGAGATAGCGAAGCGCTTATCCGCAAAGAGCTCAATGAAATCATGGGTAAAATCAAGCTCGAAGCCAAACTGGATAGCAAATCATTTGGAGAGCAAATCCGTAAGCAGCTTGATGCAATTAGTAAGAACGGCAAATTCTATGTCAACTTGTCAAAGATTAACATCGGTGCCGGTGCCATTGCTGATTTTAGACGCCAGCTAAACACCGTCATCAATACTCTCAACCTTGATAAAGGGACAAGCATTACGCTGACCGCAGAAGGTATCGGAGAGGTTAAGAGCAAGCTGAAAGAAACAGCAACGGTGACAGACGAAGCTGCCAGAAAGATGGCAGAGTTCAATGTTCAGATTGCTTCTATGAAAAAGCAGTCCAAGAATATCGACTCAGGTCTTGGCTCTTTGAGCAAAGGCGCGACTGCGGAAGAAACCGCCCAAGTAACTGCGTTGCTTGAACGATATAAGGAATGGCAGGTTGAGTTTGAGACACTTCGTCTTCAGGGCGTTGATGGTAGCAACGAGCGCAGAGAAGCACTTGAGAATGAAGCTGCTGCTATTCTTGATAACATTCAACGTATTAAAGAGGAGCGCGAGGCAACTGCAGAGGCAGCACAGGCTAAAGCCCAAGCGTCGCGTGAAAGCGAACAAGCTGCCCAAGCCGCTGCTCGTGAGGAAGCGCTATATAATGTTCAGCTTAATAAAGTAAATGCTGCACTGATTTCTGCGAAGAAAAACCTCGAAAGTTGGACTTCTGCAAAAACAGGCAAGAGCAGTGGTTCATATTTAGAACTTGAAGATGAGGTAGCGAATCTCGAAAAACTAAAATCAGAACTACTCAACACTGGTCACGCTGTTAATGATTTTGACAGCAGGTTTGGCACATCAAGTAAGAATATCAAAAATGCCTCTGAGAACATCAAAGCGGCTGGTGAAAACACCAAGACCCTGAGTGAACGTGTGGGCGGTCTGGCAGCTAAGTTCACGTCGTGGCTTACTGTTTCTCAGATTGTTATGAAGCTCTATTCTTCACTGAAGAAAATGGTTACTGCTGTTATCGATATTGATACGGCAATGACTGAGCTGAAGAAGGTCACAGATGAAACAAGTGCCGTTTACGCCAAGTATCTTGATGATGCATCTGTCCGTGCCAAAAAGCTTGGTGCAACGATTGCGGATACCGTCACAGCGTCTGCTGACTTTGCCCGCCTTGGATATACGCTGGACGAAGCCGCACAGTTGGCTGATGCGGCATTGGTATATAAAAACGTTGGTGATGGTATTGAGGATGTGAGTCAAGCATCTGAGAGTATCATTTCAACGATGAAGGCATTTGGCATTGAAGCCGAAAATGCTATGACCATTGTTGATAAATTTAACGAGGTCGGCAACAATTTTGCCATTTCCTCAGAGGGTGTTGGCGAAGCGCTGCGGCGTTCAGCTTCTGCGCTTGCTGCCGGTAATAACACTCTGGACGAGAGTATCGCTCTTATTACTGCTGCGAACAGTGTTGTTCAAGATGCTGACGTTGTCGGTACGACAATGAAGACGGTCTCCATGTATCTCCGCGCGGCAAAGACCGAGGCAGAAGAAGCTGGAGAGAGTACGGAGGGTATGGCGAATAGCGTATCAGAGCTCCGCGAGGAACTTCTGGCGCTCACAAATGGTAAGGTTGATATCCAGATTGACGAGAACACTTTCAAATCTACCTATCAGATTATGAAAGAGTTGGCGGATGTCTGGGGCGAGCTTACCGATATCACACAGGCGAATATTCTGGAGCAGATTGGCGGCAAGCGCAACGCTAACGTTGTTTCCTCAATGCTTGAGAACTTTAACGTTGCCGAGGATGTCGTCAAAACAGCAGCAAATTCTGCTGGTTCCGCACTAAAAGAAAACGAAAAGTATCTCGACAGCATCAATGGTAAAATTGCCGAGTTCAAAGCAACATTTGAAGAGCTGTCCATGAACTTCATTGACTCTGACTTTGTAAAGCAGGTCATCGAATTTGGCACTGGGCTGTTGAATGTGCTTAATGCTCTTGCGAAGGTCATCGACAAGGTTGGCGGTTTGAATACCGTCTTGTATGTCACAGTCGGTATCCTTGCAACCATTAAGGCAGATGCAATAAAGACATTCCTCGTGACAACGCTTCCGGGGGCTATTGCAAAGGTCACCAGTGCTATCTCCACATTTGTTGCTGGATTTAAGCAGTTACCTACGGTAATCAAGGCTATGAATAGCCAAACTGCACTTGCTGTTCCGGGCACATCTAAACTGTCTGTTGCGCTCAAGACGCTTGGCATTTCTGCTTCTACTGCTCAGATTGCCGTTGGTGCGCTTATGGCTGTTTTGACTGCGGCAATTATCATCTATCAGGCGCATAAGCGTGCACAGGAAGAGCTCAGACAAGAAGCCATTACTGCGGCAAATGCAGCCGCTGAGGAATCAAACGAACTTGCCGAGTTAACCAACAAGTACATCGACCTTACGTCTGCAATGCAGGACGGTAATGATGTTTCGGAAGACTTGCTTTCCGTCAAAGACCAGCTCATTAAAAAGCTGGATTTGGAAAGTGATAAGGTAAAAGAACTTGTTGGTGATTATGCAGACCTCAACGATAAGATTAAAGCTGCAACTGTGGTTGAACTCCAAAACGCAGAGCGGGATATTCGTGGTGGTCTTAATGCATATGAGACTGAACTTGTAAATGCGGCAAAGCCGTCTCTTGGTACTTCCATGAATTCAATGTCCAAGAGTTGGAACAAGAAGTCCGCTACAAAGTATGATAGCTATAAAGCGTTGCAGGCACTTGAAGCCGCAGGCTACATTTCCTCTGGCTCATATTCGTATTATACGGATGATGCAGATAAGAAATATTCTCTTGGGTTCGCAATGTATCTCCCAGAGGAAGGTTTTGATTTATCTACTGTTGACGGAATTATTGCTGCCCACGAGCGTCTTGGCGAAATGCTTGATATTGTGCAAGACAAGGCTGGTTCCACAAATGAAGTGTACACCACTTTGTATGAGCAATACAACAAAGTTAGCGAGGCTATCGGCAATTACGAAAACAGCATCGGAGACCTGAACAACAACCTCGCTGAGCAATATATGCTCCAAGGGCTTATTGGAAAAGAACTTCCAAGCACGCAAGAGGAATACGATGCTTATAGACAGAGAGTAATTGATTCCGCAAAAGAGTCCGGCGAGTTTATCGGTTCTGATACTGATATCGAAGCCGCAGTCGATAGTGTCCTTGGTCAGCAAGCTCAATTTGCTGATTTTTATAATCAGGCAATTGCTGATACGACAAGTGGCACGGGCGTTTACACTGCTTCGCTCTCTAACCTCGCAGATATACTCTCAGACTTACAGTCTGCATATGACTTGGTCAATACTGCGGAAGAAGAGATGGCAACTGGTGGACTCTCACCAGAAACGATTAACGCTCTCGCTGCAGCTAACAAAGACTATATTGATTACCTGTATGAGGAAAACGGTGTTATTAAACTTAACACTGAGGCTTGGATGGAAAACGCCAATGCCAAGATGCAAGAACAGATGGCTGAAATTGAGAAGGAGACTGAATCCCTCAAGGAGCAAAACGCCGCCCTTGAAGAGAAGAATCGCCTTCTTGACGAACAGGCAAAGAGCGGCGAAGATTACTATGACCAGTACGGCAGCGATGGTGGTGCTGGTACGGAGCGGTTAAATGCTGCTCGTGAATACCGTGCGGAAATCGAAGAGAATAACCGTGTAATCGAAGAGAACAACCTGAAGATTGCCGAAAACCAAGGAAAGCTTGCGATTTATAGCAGCTTGTATGGCAGCATTACTGGTGACCTCGATGCTTACACGAGTGCGCTGAACAACTTCTCTCGGATTTCTAACACAATCAACTCCGTTTCTGACTCTTTCCAAACTCTCGCTAATTTGCAGAATCAGGTTGCCGACGGCTTCACAATGTCTTTGGACAAGGCGCTTGAGTTTGCGTCTGTATATCCTGAAATTCTGAACAATGCCACCGTCGCGGCAGACGGACAGCTCACGTTAAACGCAGATGTCGTCAACTCGTTCATTGCTGGCAAAAAGGCTGAACTGGATGCCCAGATTGATAGCCAGATTGCGCAGCTTGAAGCAGACAAGGCTGTTTTGACCGCTAAGATGGAAAGTGCCCAAGCGCAGCTTGAGCTTGCGAAAAACGTTGGTGATGGCGAAGGGCAAATTTCCAAAGAGGTAGCTGAGTATCGAATCAATACGGGCAATGCATTGACGGCGGCGCTTATTGAAATGGGCGTTGAAGAGTCAAAGGCGTATGCCCTCGCTGCCGCAGCCATGGCAGATAACGAAGAAGAGTTTGCTCGCGTTGCAAAAGAGTGCTTTGAGAACATGGATGACAATGCTGCCAAAGCAGCATATAACATGGCACACTCCATTTTTGTTAACGCCAGCAATTCTTGCAATAGCATTTCTGAAATTGCTGCGCAGGCGCATGAAACAGCGCAGGCTATTGCTGCTATGGGAAGCGGTGAAGTCGCTGGCAGCAGCTCCAGTATTTTTGGTGGAACAGACGGAACCCAAACAGGCGGTCTCAGTCTTGATTTGTACAAAGGCGACTTCAAAGGGACAGATTACAACTATGAAGCTACGGCGGTTAGCCTTGATGACTATGTGTCACAGCTTGAATTGGATATCTCGTCATACGAAAAAGCGATTGCTCAAATCGACGGTCAGATTGCCGCGCTCCAAGCGTTGAAGAACGCTCCGCTCAAGAGCTTCGAAAGTAGTTCTGGCGGCAGTGGCGGTAGCGGCGGTTCCAGCAAAGAGGTCGAAGAATATCTTGCTGACATTGACGAGTATTATGAAGCAATGAAGCGGCTGGAGTCTATCCAGCAGCGTCTTGCCAAGTTGCAGTCTCAGATTGAGTACGCTGATACAGAAGAAGAAAAGATTGCGCTCACCAAGCAGCTTATCAATGTTTACAATGATGAAGCGGATGCGCTTGAAAATCTGAACAACCTTCGTAGTGAAACCATTGCCAATGGCAAGGCAGAACTCGAAGCTCTTGGATTCAGTGTAAGCTATGACGCTACGACCAACGAGTTCATGGTTCATAACATGGAGCACCTTAACGAGCTTTATGGTGCTACTCAGGAAGAGACTAACGAACTCAGGAAGAAAACTGAAGAGCTCATCGATACGATGGAGTCTCTCAATGACTCAAACCAAGAGGGGGCTTCCTCTCTCCGCACGTTAAAGGCTGACATCAAATCTGCAAAGCAATCTATTATTGATTACTTAAAGCAGATTGTTACTACTGCAAGCGATGCTGTCGATGCATACCAAAATGTGTATGAGACGCTCCATAATGCAGCCGATGAATATGCCGCAAACGGATATATCACGATTGATACCCTGCAGTCTATTATCGAATTGGGTGCGCAGTATATGCAATACCTCATGGATGAAAACGGGTTGCTGGTTATCAACGAAGAGAACATCAATAAAGTTCTTGCCGCGAAAACACAGGAGCTTGCTCTCAATCAGGCTATGACCTACGTTGAGCGCCTTCGCCTTGCGTTGCAGGAAAACTCTATTGAAGACCTGAACAACCTTCTGTACGCTACTATAGAGGCTACAAACGCCACTTGGGGATTGGTGTATGCCAACCTTGCTTTGCTTGGATTGGACGATGACCAGTATCAAGCTGCGCTCCATAACATCAATGCCATTCGTTCTTTGGCTGATAGCGCCGTTAGCGGTATCGGTCAAACTGCTGGTAAGACGGCAGAGGAATTGAACGATATGAAGGATGGTCTCGATGACATCCTGAAGTATGTTATGGATATGCTCAAGCAACGTATCAACGACCAAATCGATGCGCTTGAGGATATGAAAGATGCCTATGCCGACATTATTTCCTTGCGCAAAGAGGCTCTTGAGGCTGCGAAATCAGAAGCAGATTATCAGGACAAGGTAGCTGAGAAGGTCAAGGAGCTTGCTAAGCTGCAAGCTCGCATCAACGCCCTTTCCTTGGATGATAGCCGTGATGCACAGGCACAAAAGGCAAAGCTTGAAGAGGAAATGGCTCAGCTTCAGAAGGAGCTTGCTGATACTCAGGCAGACTATGCGGTAGATGCTCAGAAAGATGCGCTTGATGATATGCAGAAAGTGTATGAAGAGCAGAAAGACGCAGAAATCAAAGTGCTTGAGGACAGTATCTCCTCTTATCAGAAGCTATATGACATGGCTATAGCCTATATCCAGTCCAACTGGAACTCGCTCTATGATGAGTTGATTGCTTGGAACTACCAGTACGGTGATGAACTGAGCAGCACTATCACGACAGCTTGGGAAAATGCCTTAGCTGCCGCACAGAGATACGGAAGCTATGTCAACGCACTGAATAGCATTGGTGCTGACATCGATGCCGCGAATGGTTCTGGCGCGAATTATGTTGTTGGGGAAACGACATACGACAACAGCTCTTCTAACGAGGAAATGATTCATGCCATTATCAAGGAAATGTATGCGAATAGCCAAGCCCACCATACTGCCAGTAAGGAAGAGAAGGCGCGGCTTGACAAGCGTAATCTGACTCTCGGCGCGATGCTCGGTCAGTATGGTGTAAATGCTTACCGCCAGAATGGAACGTGGTATGTAGATGGTGGTGCGCTTCTGTATGAAAAGTACCGTAAGTACATTTACCACACCGGTGGTATCGCAGGTGACCAGCCGACTCTAAAGCAAAATGAGATTCTCGCCGTCCTCGAAAAGGGCGAGGCGGTTCTCGATGCGAAGAAAGAAGCCGGTCTCTATCGCATTATTGATTTCACCACAGCACTGTCGGACAAGCTTAGCAAGCTGCTTACCCTCACGGACATGAGCCGTATGTTCGGTCAGATGCATGGTGATGTTACGAAGGCTGCTTCTGCTTTCGCCCCAATCAATAACACACAGGCGCCCAGTGTGTCCTTTGGTGATGTTATCATTTATGGCGTAAACGAAGAAACGGTCGAGAAGCATCGTGAAATCAATCGACAATTCACCAATGATGTCATCAAACAACTGAATATTAAACGTTAACGGTGTGGAGGGAGTTCCTGACTCCCTCCCACTGACATCTTATGAAAGGAGATGGATGCGGTAAACCATGTTTAACTGTTATGAGTTTACTTTTGACGGAGAGTCCTCTGCAATGTACGGGCTTATGGTCTATGACATTGGTGGCAGAGGTCAAAGCGATGTGAGTTTTGGCAACAAAGCATCCATCGTCGAAACGAGAACAAACAATCGGATTCAGCCGATTTACTTTGGGACGAATTATCACAGTAAGCCACTTGAATTCAAGTTGGTTTTCGGTGCCGAACGCGAACTCGACCGGTACGAGCTTGAAGACATCGCCTACTGGTTGACTGGACGTAAAGAGTACAAGTGGCTTTCTATCGGGCAACAGGACATGGAGCAACTTCAATTTCACTGCATGGTCACTGAGTTGACCCCTATCTCACATGGATGGTTGCCCGTCGCATTTCAGGCGACCATTCAATGCGATTGTCCCTATGCGTATAGCTACCCGTTTGAAAAGCAGTACACAATTTCTGGCGAGACCACCATTCTGTTCCGCAATGAAAGTTCAGTGCGTGAGTATCTCAAGCCTGAGATTTCGTTCGCACCCGCATCCAGTACAAGTGCTCTATCTCTTGTAAATCTGGACGATGACAATCGAGAGTTCAAGTTGACTGGTATTCCAAGCGGTGCATCCGTTTTTGTCAATAACAGCAACGGTATCATTCAAGAGCTCTCAAGCGGTTACAACTTATACGATGGATTCAATCTCAACTTTTTCCGTTTGGTTCACGGAGACAATAATATCAAAGTAACTGGTGATGGTGTGCTGACTATCTCTGGCAGGTTCTTATACAATGTTGCAGGATAAGGAGGTGTTGCGGATTGTATCTTGATTATTCCAAATTGGCGTTTGATAAAAACGGCACGCCCGAAACGCCTACGCTCGTCCTGAAGACGATGCATGAGGAGACTATTGGGGTTATCCCCGGTGTCTATAACCTAAAGCTGTCCGTCAAGTTTGCAGAACCAAGCGAAATGACATTCGATGTTCCTGCCATCCTTGATGGCGAGAAGAACTGGATTTATGACGAGCTTGTTGGATATAAGGTCATCTACACCGAACACTATGGTATCTACGTTGTTATGAACCCGACAACAAGTGCTGACGGTATTTCCGATGTGAAACACATCCAGTGCTACTCTTTGGAAAAAGTTCTCGACACAAAGAAATTCTTCCTTGAAGACGGCGATGACGGTAGTACATTCAAGTTCTTCAATCAGACAAACCATAACGACCCGGACACTATCATCGGTAGAGTCCTTGAGGTTGCCGATGGTTGGCATATGGGCTATGTTGCTCCGTCTGTTGCCCAGCGCTATCGTACATTCGATGGGTATGACGATTACCTTATGTCCTTCCTGTATGGCGACTGCCAAGACAAGTTCCGCTGTGTGTTCGTGTTTGACCCTTACGAGCGCAGTATCAATGTCTATGACGCCGATATCGAATTAGAGACGCTTCCCATTTATCTGGACTTTGATAATCTGGTTGAGAGCCTTGATATCGAAGAGGTGACCGATGAATTGGTTACTGCAATCAGACCGTATGGTAGTGATGATGTAGATATCCGAGAGGTCAACCCCATCGGCTCCAACTGGATTTATGACCTTAGCTATTTCATTGCGAACGGTGACCTTCCTGATGCCCTTGCTGCAAAGTGGGAAACATGGCAACGTACTGTCCTCAATCGCCAAACATACTACAAAGGTTTGGTAGCGTTACAGGCATCCGCATCTTCCACGTTACTTGCAACGCAAGCTGCACTCGCAGATTTGAAGGGTGAGCTTGATACGCTTACTGCACAGCAAAGCGTTACGATTCAGGCGCTTGTAATGGAAACCACATCAACCGGTAAGGCTAACCAGCAAAAGTTGCTTGATGAAATCAACCAGAAGATTGCCGCGAAGAAGGCTGAGATTGCTGCAAAAGAAAATGAGATTGCTGCGCTTGAATCGAACATCAAGCCGTATGCAGAGCAGATTCAAGCTGTTGTCAACGAACTGTCTATCAGTAAGTTTTTTTCAGAAGAAGAGTATGCAATTTTGCGTAAGTACATTATTGAGCAGGATATTACCGAAGACACTTTTGTCGCCACAAGTGTTGATACGACTGTATCTGGTAGTTCCTACTCACTGGTAAACGAAAGAGTTTCCGTAGATGCTTCTTCAATTTCTGAGGTCGATTTGACCAACGAGTTCCAAAAGAAAATGTATGTACTTTCTGGTGGCAACTTTGCTTTCAGTGGAAGCCACAATATCACTGGCGATATTATTCGTGGCACACTGGAGGTTGGTTCAGACAACCAGTATGTGCTGAGTTTGTACGCAGGGTCAATCACTGTCAATACGACAAAGGCTTCAAGCGGCACAATCACGCTTGTCGGTTCGTTATCATCTTTTTCATCTGATATTAGAGATGTGACCATCGATGAGGTAACCACACGAGAAGGCAGCAAGATTTCGTTTGTCTGCGGCACTGGCTCTATGTATTTGACAGCAAATGTCAGTGATTACCAAAAATACTCTGTGCAGTTGGAACTGTATGACTACGCGCTGGATGTTCTTGCAGATTTGGCTACACCTACATATGAATTTTCGGTTGACTCTGCAAACTTCGTATTTGCCCAAGAATTTGCACCGTTTCGGAACCGCTTGGAGCTTGGTAAGGGCGTGTATCTCAACGTCGGCGGTAAGCAGACAATCACGCCACATATCATCGAGTTTGAGTTAGATTTTGAAAAGCACAGCAATTTCTCGGTTGTCTTCTCAAATCGTTTCAAGCGAAAAGACTATGTCAATACATTGAAAGATATGGTAGAGACCAGTTACTCTACTAGCCGCAGCTTCGATGCCAACAAGTATTTGTATAATCAGGCTGCAAATCAAGCTGCGTCAGTCTCGAAGTTTATGAAGAGCTCATTGGATGCGGCAGTCAATACAATTATTGCCGCCAAGAACCAGAGTGTTGTTATCAACGGTAGTGGTATCCATGTCGGAGGTGATTCCAAGTATCAGCTTCGCATTGTAGATAGCATGATTGCTATGACCGACGATAACTGGGCGACCGCAAAGCTTGCTATTGGTCTGTTTGCGTCCGACGAGGTTGGAACGTACTTTGGTGTGAACGCAGAGGTTATCGGCGGTAAGCTTATTGTTGGCAACAATCTTGTTATTGAGAATGAGACCGACGACGGTGTCATGCAGTTCAAGGTGGACTCAAGCGGTGCATGGTTGAACAACTCCACGTTTGTTCTCCAAAAGGACAATGGTGGCAAGATTCTCATTGACCCTATGTATGGTATTGCTGCAGGCACAGGTGACCTGTACTCCGTAGATGGCACAACTGTTTATCCGTCATTTATTAGTCTTGGTCGCAGCCGTGATAACATTCTGTTCGACGATGACGGGATGCCTCAGAATGCAAATTTCTATCTCGATATCGATGATGGCAGCGTCTACATCCGTGGTAAGGTCTCTGCTACTTCCGGTAAAATCGGTGGTTTCACTATTGAAGATGACTACCTCCACGCTGGTAGTGGAAGTGACTATATTGCTCTGAACGGTTCTGGCACAAATGCTAACTCCGCCTATGCAATGTGGGCTGGTGCAGCCGCTCCCGCATCTGCGAAATTCTGGGTAAAAAAGAATGGCGATATGTATGCAAAGAGCGGTACGTTTCAAGGTGTCGTGTCTGGCGCATCGTTCAAGGACAAGTCTGGCAATTCCATGATGAATAGCAACTATGAGTTCACTGCTGGATACCTCAATCTCAATGGACTGAATGTTGGAAACGGCAATTTTACAGTCGATGCCAGTGGTAATGTTTCTGTTCGAGGTAGCATCACAATGGCTGCTGGTTCATCAATCAACTGGGCTTCTGTCACAGAATCAAACGTTGGAAATAGCAGCTCATATCAGAGAGCTAATACCGCCTACAACCTTGCAAACACCGCAAACTCAAATGCAGGTGATGCATACAACTTGGCGAACACCGCTTTGCAGGCTGCCTACGACAATGCATTGAGCGACAGAGATATCTTCAATATGCTTACTAACGGAAGCACGCGGTTTGGCATTTTTAGCGATTCAACATCGAACAGGCTATATATCAATGCAAATTACATCCGCTCTGGTACTATTGATGCTGATATTATAACTCTCGGCAGTGATTGGGGTGGCTTCAAGTGTGCACTTGGTTCTGACGGTACTGGTCGTTACACCTATGGTGCTAAAATGTATGGGTCTAATGAGGAGTTTTATTTTATCGCTACAAATGCTGGTGTCCGTATGCAATCCGATGGTGAATCATTTGTTGTCACAAGTACCCGTATTGTTGCAAGTACGGATATAGATACCTCTTCGGACAGGCGATTGAAAAACAATATCTCGTCCGACTTAGACAGGTACATCCCATTTTTTATGCGTTTGCAGCCGAGCGTCTATCGGTTTAATTCTGGTCGAAGTGGTAGGTTCCATACTGGCTTTATCGCGCAAGAAGTAGAAGACGCATTGCGTGATAGTGGTCTTAGTACGCAGGATTTTGCTGGATTAGTAAAGTGCTCCGGGCTGAATGATGCACATTCAAAATATACAGACGAGTATTCCCTGCGCTATGCAGAATTTATTTCCCTGAACACTTACATGATTCAGCGATTGTACCGGCGTATTGACGAGCTCGAACAGAAACTTCAAGCAATTGAAGCATAATAACTCCACGATTGAAAAGCACCCGAAGGCTTTTGTAAGGAGTGGCACATCCTATGGTGTTCCGCTCCCGATTTTATTTACCCAAAAGATATAAAGGAGAGCCATATGAAAGACGAGATTATGAATCGACTTGCCGCTGTTCTGAATGCGTTGAACGCAGTTAGTGTAAACGGCAAACAAAACCTTGCAAATCTGAGTGGCAGCATTGCTGTTATCGAGGAGGTTGCCGCTATGCTGGGTGAAGCTTCTATCGAAAAGGCTTCCGCAGCAGATGGCGAAAAGAAAAAGTAAAGGTGGTGAACCTATATGCCCTGTGATTACAGCCCATATACGTTACCGACCATTGACTTCGTAGCTGGAGAGACGCAGGACTTTGCGTTCTACACCTACTTCTATAAGAGCCACCAGCCGTTTGCGCTGAGTGGGTGTACGGCAAACTTCTCTATTGTTAGCTTTACCAACAAGACAGGTGTACCGATTCTTACGAAGCCAATGGAATCACATTTTAACGATGATGTCACCGCAGAAAATGTGTTGGCGGTCACATTAGACCCGTTGGACACGGTAGATTTGTGTGGTAAGTACATCTATCAAATCACTATCAAAGATATTAACGGCAATATCGAGATTCCCAAACAAGGTATCTTATTTATTACCAATAATATCAACAAGAGTTTCATCAGGCAATAAACCGGGGCGTATGCACCCGGCTTTTATTATGCCCATTTTTAGAGGAGGACAGATTCTATGAATACAACCTACTTTCTGAATTGTGCGGCAGGCAATATTTTCAACACGAAAACGTCTCCTGCTCTGCCAAAGACCTATTACATTGGCTTGAGCACCAGCGCCCCTGCTATCAATGGTACTGGTGTAAACGAGCCGTCCACAGATGCTGGCTATGCTCGTGTGAAGTTGAGTTCCCTTGGTGAGCCGGTTGACGGCGTTGTCACCAACAGTCAGGCTATTAACTTCAATGAATCAACTGCGAGCTGGGGCACGATTACCCATTTCGTTATTTACGATTCCGCCACTGTTGGCGAGGGCAATCTCCTGATGTATGGTACGCTCTCTACACCGCGTAGCGTTGAGACTGCAACCATTATGACCATCAAGGAAGGCTATCTGTCTCTGTCTGCTCAGAACCCCACCTGATAAGGAGTTGAGTCGCATATGGCAAAAGAGTTTGATATTTACCTAAACAAACGACTTACTGAATGCGACATTATCGTCTACTCCATTCCATTCCGTGATGGATTGACCGCGACGAACCGTATGATTTTGGAGAGTTGCCTTGAGAGCTATACCCTCCAGAAGTTCATCGCTGTTGAAACTGGCTCCGAGCTGGTCTCTCATATCGACAAGATGATTAAGACCTGTAATGAGCGGCTGCACATGGCATCAACTTGGGGCATCGATTTGGAGTTCCAAACGCACTATGTTCTCAATCCTGTCCCAACCATCATTGAGATTGCACCAAACGATGATTTGCAAACGCTTCGGAATATGTTTATGAGCGTTGAAGACAAGCTGCAAATCACCGCCGCATCTATAGATGCTATGGTTGCCAAGTCGTTGGGCGAAGGCGGTTCGAGAATGAACATTGACGCTGAAGTGCGCCAGTCTCTCAAGAATAGTCTTCTCCGCCCTGCGGCGGCACTTCCAGTTGACACCAAGGTGCGCCAGATTTCAGAACAAAATTTCCTGACCATTGATGCTCCGGTCGAACCGAGTGCGGAAATCGTTGACCTTTGCTACCGTTTCTATACTGCGGCGGGGACAGCTATGCAGATTGCCGCCGCTGTCATTGAAACAGAGATTCACTTTTCTCTCGGTAGCGGCGAATCTGGAATTGAGCTCTCCGCAAGTGCAGATGGAACGGCAAAAAAGTATGAGGCAATACAGAGTACAGTCGAAATCCTTGCTGGCATCACGGAGAAAATCACACAATTTATGGCACCGGAAAAGGGTGGCATTTTGTTGTCAGCAGCAGCCACGCCAATCTTGAAGCGGCATAGACTGCTCAACGAAATGGACGCAGATACGCTGCTGACTTATGACGATATGGCGCTGGAAGACATCGACTACATTATCCTATAAAGAACGGAGGTGACGCGAGTGATTTATATCAAGCTGGATGACAGTATGAACCTCGTTATCACTGTGAATGAACCGATTTATAGGGGCGACAACTTGAATCAGAAAATCATCTACCTGATTCCGTTGCAGGTCGGCGAAATCGATATGCTGACTGCGACCCCTTATTTGAGCTACATCCGTGCAGACGGTGTAGCTGACATCGTGCGGCTGGAACGCCAAAGCGAGAAATACAAAGAAGCCTATTACCAATATGTATTTCCGGTTTCTTGCCGACTGACAAAGTTCCCCGGAGAAGTTTGCTCATGGCTTCAAATCTTCTCGGGCACGCCGTCTAACCCGACCATCGCAAAGAGTGGCGAGTGTCTGCTTTATGTCGAGGAATCCAAGAACATGGACGACTATATCTGCGACCATCAGCTTTCGGCTATTTACGAGATGCAGAAGAAGACAGAGGACACGGAGAGCAATATGGACGCCATCCAAGAGGAGATTGACAAGCTCGTTAAAGGTGATGACGTTATCCATTTTACAAGCAATAGCGGCAACGACCCAGTGGACGAAGATGCCGTGATTCAATTCTGATTGACGGAGGTGATATGAGATGGGCGTGAGAGTCGCTTACGGAAAGAAAGGTAGAATTTCCGCTGCAATTGCTTCCGGTACTATCCCGAGAGATAGTCTGATTATCACCAGCGACAGCAAAGAGTCCGAACTGTATTTCTACGATGCGAATGGTGAGATGAAAAATATCTCCGAGCGCAAACAGTTTGAGACGTTAACCGAGGCGCAAGCGTGGGTCAAGACCTACGATTGTGCTGGACACATTATTTCAGTGCATAACGGTTCTGATTGGGTTCCGTATATTGTTTCTGCTGACGGGAAATTGTCTCCCGTTAATGCAGGCGACATTAGCGTTGGCGATGTCAAAGTGATTGATGGAGGCGCTGCGAACGGTATCCAATGAAACCATTCTGCAAAAATATTCTGAAGGAGGAAAGTTATGCCCAATACTACGATGAAAACCCAAATCCAAGTTCGGCGTGACACAACGGCAAATTGGCTTGCTAACAAAGATGTTGTACCTGCCGCTGGTGAGCCTTGCTTTGACTTGGAGCTTGGTACTCTCAAGATTGGTGATGGCGTTACCACTTATGAGAACCTGAAGGCTATCAGTGGAGCAAGTGCTGCCCATTATGAAGGCGTGAAGGCAGAGGGCGAAAGTGACAACGATGTCATTACTCGCGTTCTGACTGCGGCTGGCGTTACCGCTGAGAAAGATGACATCTTTGTTGTCAAATCTCTGATTGCCGATGGCAAGTATTCTTACACTGCCTATGTCTACGATGGCTCTGTGTGGGCTGCGATGGATGGAAACTACAGCGCCGAGAATGTTTACTTTGCCGATGACCTGACGTACACTGCTGCCATTGGTGTTCTGACCGTTCCGAGCTCTGGCTCTGGTACGATTGCCGCATCTGGCAAGAATGTTAAGGATGTTCTCGCGTCCATTCTGGCGAAGGAAAAGAATCCGACAGCAACACAACCCGCCGTGACAATTACTTGTAAGCAAATTGCAGCGTATGAGGTTGGTTCAAAAGTCACTCCTGCGTACACCGCTTCTCTGAGCGCGGGTAGCTATACATACGGTCCTGCAACTGGTATTACTGCTACCGCTTGGAGTGTAACCGACGGTACTGCTACCAAGGATACTGCCTCCGGTTCGTTCGATGAGCTGACAGTTGGCGACGCTACCAGCTACGCTATTACGGCTACTGCGACTCACGGTGAGGGTGCTGTTCCTGTAACGAACCTCGGTAATGAGTATGCCGCCGGTAAAATTGCTGCCGGTAATAAGAGCAAGGCGACAGGCAAAATCACTGGCTACCGCAACAGCTTCTACGGAACGCTGGAAGCGAAGGATGGCGAAGTGAACTCTGCACTTGTGCGTAGTCTTAGCGGTAAGAGTGGTAAGGCTCTGGCGGCTGGCAACAGCTTCAACCTCGCAATCCCCGTTGGCGCCATTCGCGTTGTGTTCGCGTATCCCGCAACGCTGCGTGATGTTAGCTCCGTGCAGGACGTGAATGGTATGAACGCGGAAGTCAAGACCGCTTTCACCAAGACCGTCGTTTCTGTCGAGGGTGCGAACGGTTATCAGGCAATCGACTATAAGGTGTATGTGATGGATATGGCTAACGCCAACGATACTGCAAACACCTATAAAGTGACAATCTAATATGGAGGTGACGCATAATGGCTGATTTTGGCAAACTGAATTTCGCGGTTTCATTTAATCCGCAAACTGCGTTCCCTCTGGACGCACGTTATTACTTCTCTTCTCTGAGTGCTGCTGAAGCTGCCGCCGCTACCGCTGTTGAAGTCGGTAGTTCGGACGGCACTTATTTTTATGGCGAAAATGTTTGCGTCGTAACGGAATCTTCCGCCGACCTGTACATTATTCAGCCGGACAAGACCCTGAAGGCAGTCGGTTCTGCCGTCCTTGGCGATGGCAAGTCCATCGAGATTGTTGATGGCAAGGTCGCTCTGAAGGGCTTTGGTTCCGCCACCGCAGGTCAGCAGCCTCGCATCAATGCGGCTGGTACTGCTATTGAGTGGTACACACCCGATACCAGCACCGTTTCCGGTCTGGCTGATACCGTCGCTGGTCATACACAGGACATTCAAAACCTCCAGACTGGTAAAGCTGATAAGGCTACCACGCTTGAAGGTTATGGTATCACTGATGCTATGACCGCTACTGCAATCGCGGAGGCAATCAAGACGGCTATCGCCGAGACCGGTCATGCCAGCTTCACGAAGGTTGATGCAGTCCCTGCGGCTTCTGAAGCCAAGGATAATGTTCTCTATCTCGTGATGAATGCCGACACTGGCTTCTACGATATCTACGCAAAGGTAGGTACCGAAGTTGTTCGTCTGGATGATGTGAGTGTAAACCTCGACAATTATTCCACCACAGAGCAGATGAACGAAGCTATTGCTACTGCCATTGCCAACAAAGTTGACAAGGTAGATGGTAAGGGGCTCTCTACCGAGGACTTTACGACTGCGCTGAAGGAAAAGTTGGTTGCTCTGCCAGAGGGCGCAGAAGCCAATTACGTCAAGAGTGTTTCTGACGAGTTCACTGTTTCTGCAGAGGGTAAACTCGAAGTTAAGGAGGTCGCTCCGGCTAAAGTTACTGGTCTCCCTGATGCTCTGGCTGGTAAGGTTGATAAAGTTGCAGGTAAAGGCTTGAGTGCCAACGACTACACCGATGAAGAGAAAGAAAAGCTTGGCGGCGTTGAAGCGGGCGCAAACAAGAACCTCATCGAGATTATCAAGCTGGCTGGTGCCGCGTTGAACATCTCTGAGAAGGCAGTTAACATTCCATTTGCTGGTGATACTGCTGGTGTTGTCACCAGTTCCACCGGAGAGAATAAGGTCGCTGTCGCTGAAGACGGAAGCATGGAGGTCAATAGCCTTAACATGAATAAACTGGTTCAGTCTGATGGTGATACACTGATTCTCGATGGCGGTAATGCCGCTGTCTGATTAAAAACACAATGAGCGGAGCTTTGTGCTCCGCTCTAACTAAAACCACATAAAAAGGACGGTAATCATTTATGGCTACTACAACATTTAATACCCGCATTTCTCTGAAGTATGACACCTACGCACAGTGGGTTGAAAAAGACCCCCAACTGCTTGTCGGTGAAGTCGCCGTTGTTGTCGTTCCGGCTGAGACTGGTGCCGTAGCGAAGGAGCCTGCTGTTCTGTTTAAGGTTGGCGACGGCGCACACAAATTCAGCGAGCTGCAGTTCACTGCTGGTTTGGCTGCTGACGTGTACGACTGGGCAAAAGCAGCTTCCAAGCCCACCTATTCCGCAAACGAGATTGATGGTCTGTCCGACTACATCTCAGGCGAGATTCAGGATACTGATACCCAGTATAAGCTGGAGGTCGATGCGGACAATAGCCGCAAGTTCCACCTGTATTCTCAGGCAAAGGGTACATCTACTTGGAATTTGGTGAGCACAATCACTATTCCTGACGAGACCGTTTATACGTTGGTTGAAGGCACTGCAAATGGTACTGTCAAGTTCAATGGCGAGGACGTGAAGGTTCACGGTCTTGGTACTGCTGCCTATAAAGACGAAGGCGCTTTTGACGCGGCTGGCGCTGCGACTAAGGCGCTGGAAGATGCAAAGACCTACGCAGATGGTAAGGACGCAGCAATTGCGGCAGCGAAGAAGGCTGGCGATGATGCGCAAACTGCCGTTGACGCTCTGGGTGAGCGCGTCGGTGCGTTGCCCGAAGGTGCTACTGCTACGACCGTTGTTGGTTACGTCGATGAGAAAATCGGTAAGATTCCTGCTCAGACCGACTATACCGTAACTGTCACTCCTTCTACCCCGGATGGCGTGGCAAAGCGCTACAACATCAAGCAGACGGCTACAAATCTGGATGTGAATATCGATATCCCCAAGGATATGGTTGTTGAGTCCGGTACGGTTGAGACAAAGGCTGAGGCTGGTGTGTGGGGCGAGGCTGGTACATACCTGCATCTGGTTCTTGCCAACGCTACTGAAGACAACATCTACATCAATGTTGGCAGCCTGATTGAGTACGTCACTTCTGGTTCCAAGGTTGGCGACCAGATTGTGATTGATGTCAGCGCTGACCATAAGGTGACTGCTACTCTCACCGAGGGTTCCGTGACTCTGGCACAGCTCCATGCTGACGTGCAGTCTGCTATCGGCAAGGCGCACAGCCATACGAACAAGGCTGAGCTGGACAAGATTGCTACCGGCGATAAGGCAAAGTGGGACGCCGCTGAACAGAAGGCGCACGAGCATGATAACAAGACTATCCTCGACACTATCTCTCAGGATAAGGTCGATGCGTGGGATGGTGCTGTTGCCAAGCAGCATGAGCACGCAAACAAGACCGTTCTCGACGGTATCTCCGCTGAGAAGGTCGCGGATTGGGACAGCAAGGCTGCTGGCAACCATGAGCACGATATTACCGAGCTGAAGCAGGCTTCCGGTTATATTGTGTTCAACTGTGGCAGCGCCTCTGTTAACATCTGAGCATAAATAAAACACAAGCAACCCCGCCGTGTGTTATGCACGGCGGGGCTTTGCTTATAAGGAGGCTACTGTATGGCTGAATATAATGCACGAATCAGACAAAAGCGAGACACGAGCGCAAACTGGACAGCAAAAGACCCCATCCTTTTGGATGGTGAAATCATCATTGTTGATACAGCCAGTGGTAGCGTTCGTAAGAAAGTTGGAGACGGTACAAAGAAGTATTCTCAGCTCCCCTTTGACGATGAAGAGATGCTGACTGCTCTTGCTGAAAAGTGTGATGCAAGCAATGCTGTTACTGCTACGTTGACCGCAGCAGGATGGGCGAGTGGACAACAGACACTTACCATTGCTGGGCTTGGTGCAACGCAGAATGGTGTTATCGGCTTGTCTCAGAACATTACCGATGAACAGCTCTCTGCTGCGTCTGAAGCAGAAATGTATATCTGTGGTCAAGCAGCGGGTTCTGTAACGATTGCCGCAAATGGAGCTGTACCCACTTGCGATATTCCAGTCGTTGTTATCCTGCTTGGTTGAAAGGGTGGTGCAGTAAATGAGTAATACACCAAACTACAACCTCTATTTGACTGATGACAGTTCAACTCGCTTTCAGGAATGGCGCAACCAGATGAATGGAACCGAGAACTCCAATATGGTAAAAATCGATGCTGCCCTTGGTGAGAAAGCAAACAGCAGTGTGGCAATCAATACCACATTGCTTGCGTCTGCATGGGTTGGTGTCGATGCGCCCTACACGCAAACCCTCACGATTAGCGGGCTTACTGCATCGCAGAACGGCACAATCTCTGTTGCTCATAATGCGACTGCAGAACAGCGTGAAATTGCTCGTGAGGCAATGCTCTCAGTTATCGGACAGGCTGATGGTACATTGACTATCGCCGCTGATGGCGAGATGCCAGAGCGTGACATTCCTGTTTACATCATTCTCTTAGGTTAAAGGAGGGGCGTAAAATGCCTATTTTATCTAACTTCCCCGGCGGCGCAGGTTCAGGCAGTGGCGGTCTGACACTTGCGGCTGTCTCCGGTATTACCACGCAGGTTTCTTCTGGGAAAGTCTATGTGAAGTGGACTGACCCCGATGACCTCGTTGTGGCAGGTTCTACGATTGCTGCTTGGGGCGGTACCCTGCTTGTTCGTAAGGCGGGCTCCGCGCCTACAAGCCGTCGTGACGGCACTATCGTTCTCGATAGTAAAACACGAGACGCTTATAAGAATACTTACTTCTGTGACAGTGGTCTGTCCAACGGAACGAAGTATTACTATAAGTTCTTCCCCTATACAACTGCAAATGCCTACACTGACAGCACGGATGACGAATTCAATGCGATTCCGACTGTTCAGGTTGCAGGCATCACAAGCTGGAATGTTACCGGCATGAGTGCCTCTTCTGAAGCAGGCAACGGCAAGATGACCGTTAAGTGGACTGACCCTTCTGCTTCTATCTCTGCCGATGGCGTGACTCTGGCATCGTGGGCAAGCACCACAATTGTTGTGAAGAGCGGCAGCTACCCTACAAGCAAGGATGATTCCGGCGCTGTTTATACGCTAAAGGTCACGACACGCAACCGATATTCCAGCACGCCGTTGACGATTACCGGTCTGACAAACGGAACGAAGTATTACATTGCTTTCTTCCCAGAGACCACGGACGGCGGCATCAACACCTCTACGTCTCAGCGGACGACTGGTACAGCAAACCGTATCACGATTGCGAACGTACCCGCCCAGAGCGGTACACTGACCTACAATAAGTCTTCTCAGTCTCCGAGTTGGAGCAATTATAACACGACTTATATGACGATTGGCGGTACGACATCCGGCACGAACGCAGGCAATTACACGGCTTCTTTTACGCCGAAAACCGACTATCGCTGGTCTGATGGGGTGACTACCGCCAAGAACGTTGTTTGGTCTATTGGTAAAGCGACTGGTACGTTGACTGTGAGTAAGACAACAATCAAGCTTAGCTTGAGTAAGCTTACTGATACGTTCACGATTGGCGGCAACCACGATGGCACGCTGAGCGTGACCTCCAGCGCAACTGGCGTTGCCACTGTTTCCCGTAGCGGGAATACAGTTACCGTTTCTCACGTCAACCAAACAAATGGCGAAGCTACTATCACCGTGAGCTGCACTGCTGGTACGAACTATTCTGCACCGGCAAGTAAGACTGTCAAAGTTACAGCAGAGTTTATTCTTGCTACGCTGAATGACAACTCTTGGGCGGCTATCCACAGTGTTTCTGGAACTGGCGCAAGCTACTGGGCAGTCGGCGACCGTAAGGCTGTGACTGTAAATGGCACTGTCGGCACACAGGCTGTGAACGGTACTTACTACGCTTATATTATTGGCTTTAACCACAATAGTAGCAAGGAAGGCAATGGTATCACATTTGGCACATTCAAAACTGCTTTGTCTGGCGGCACGGATATTTGTTTAGTTGATGGTTATTACAGCAGTTACTCAACAAACGGCACCAAGTATTTCAACATGAACCACAGCTCAAACACCAACGCTGGTGGCTGGAAGGGTTGTGACCTTCGCTATGATGTGCTTGGCTCAACGAACACGAATGATGGCGATGCCACAGCAACAACTGCGACAAACCCTGTCGCAAATACGCTAATGGCTGCACTTCCGTCAGACCTCCGCGCTGTGATGCAGCCGATGACTATCTACACAGACAATACGGGCGGTGGTAGTGACAATGCGTCTTATGTTACTAAGACCACAGACTACCTTCCGTTGCTGGCTGAGTATGAGATTTTCGGCACACGCAGCTATGCGAACTCTGCCGAAAAGAACTATCAGGCGCAGTATGCTTATTACTCTGCTGGAAATTCGAAGGTGAAATACCGTCACAGCGCAACAAGTTCCACTGCTTGGTGGTGGGAGCGTTCTCCTCTTTACAGCTACGGCACCCACTTCTGCATTGTGGGCACGAGCGGCACCGCGGACGCTTACTACGCAAGGATTTCCTATGGCGTCGCCCCGGCTTTCCGCGTCTAATCCTGCATCAACAGTATCAAGCCCACGGAAGTGGGCGTGTTCAAATCATTAAGGGAGAGGGACGGTACACCCTCTGCGGTAAATGCAAGGGAACCTCGTCCCCCTCCCCATCCTATAATTAGCAAGGGTACACCCTTTGCGATTAGTGGTGAACGGCTCCAGAATAGTGCATTCGGAGCTAATAAATCCAAGAACGAAAGGAGATTCTTATGTCAGTCTTAAAAGCACACAGGTCTGAAAGTAAGGCTGAGTTCGTCAATGTGGCGAACAAAATCTACATCCAAACCATCGCTTTCCTGTCGAGGTTGTCATCTCGGTACTCCCGGCTCGTATCTAAGTCCGTGTCGGAGCTTGCCTCAGAAGTTGTAGACCACGCAGAAAAAGCAAACAGCATCTATCCATCTGATGCGGCACGAAAAGAACTTCGTAAGCAACATCTACTCGAAGCGAGAGCCTCCCTGATGGCTCTCGATGTCCACCTTGCTCATTGTTACGACTTGATGATGACGAACCCGTCCGGTTGTTTTACGACCGGTAGCGGAAACTCTGTCGGTGCGTCAGACGCGAAGAAAAAGCTGGAGCACATGGCGCAGGAACTTGGTGATTTAATCGATGCAGAAAATGGTCTTTTGACCAATGTGTTGAAAAGCGATAAGAGCCGGTAAACGTCTATGAAAATTTATGGGTGTATTTCTGTAAAACCTGTCGGTTGGGAGTCTTTTGCCTCTTTCTGTTCCACTGCTTGGTGGTGGGAGCGTTCTCCTAATTACAACAACAGCAACAACTTCTGCAATGTGAACACGAACGGCAACGCGAACAATAACAACGCAAGGAATTCCAATGGCGTCGCCCCGGATTTCGTAAACCAGAAATGGTCTGGGTCAATCGTAGTAGCCCAAAGGGTGAACTATGACCCTTACGAAAGGAGAAATACTTCCCGTGATGAAAGTCCGAAACTACCCTTTGATATTTTGACACGAACGCCGCCGGAGTACCCGTGCGTGCATGGCGAGAGATGCATCTTACCTCGTTTCATGTGTCACGAATTAAGCAGATTAGACGATGCCCTACAAGACATCTGTACGGAGGGTGAATAATTTTTATGAGTAGACGTAAAGGACGTTACGAAAGGCGCAAGACAAGGCGCGAAGAGAATAGGTTAAGGCGTGCCGCCACAGTTGGCGGTCTGCATGATGTCTTTGGATACGATGATATGTACAAAGCCGGAAAGAAATGCTGTAACGGTGTTCGTTGGAAGAATAGCACTCAACGTTTTGAGATGCACCTGTTCTCTGGAACAGCACGCAGACGGCGTTTATTGCTTGAGCGAAAATGGATTCCGGGTGCATATGTACATTTCACGATTTCAGAGCGCGGCAAGACCCGCCCTATTGATGCACCGAGAATCCAAGACCGTCAAGTCCACAAGGTTTATACCAAGAAGGTACTTCTACCGTTGTATCGTCCTGAGATGATTTACAACAACGGCGCCAGTCTTGAAGGCAAGGGCTTTGAGTTCTCAAAGAGAATGTTAAAAGAGGACTTGCGTTGGCACTTCCGTCGTTATGGGCGAGATGGGAATGTGATTCTGATTGACTTCAAACAGTTCTTCCCATCTGTGTCCCATGAAGAAATCTTCAAGCGGCATGAGAAGCTATTGCTGAACCCAGATATCAGAAAAATCGGAGACGATGTTGTCAACACTGTTTCGGGCGGAGTTGGTCTACCGCTTGGTGTCGAGCCAAGTCAGGCAGAAATGATTGCGTTTCCGTCTGCACTGGACAACTTTATCAAATGCCAGCTCTCTATCAAGTGCGCCGGTCATTACATGGACGATTATTACGTCATTGTTCCGCCTGACCGAGACGCCAAAGAAATCATGGCTCTGATTGTGGCAAAGGCAGAGAGTCTCAAGCTAACTGTTAGCAAATCAAAGTCAAGAATTGTCCCGCTCACAAAGCCCTTCCGTTATTGCAAAGCAAAATTTATTTTGACCGAAACTGGTCGTGTTGTGATGAACGGAAATCGTGATGGAGTAAAGCGAGCACGAAGAAAAATAAAAGCATTCCGTACAAAAATCCAGAATGGAGAAATGTCATACGACGACCTCTGGACTTCCGTAAACGGAATGCTCGCATACTTTGAGTCCTACGACGACCACAATCGTGTGCTTCGGTTGCGTAGGCTTTTTTATTCGGTTTTCGGTTTTTCGCCGGAACGAATTGAAAACTTTAGAGAAAGAGGAAAAAAGGATGAAATATGTTGTGCATAGACGCTTCAAGGACAAAGCAATTTGCGGCGAAGTAAATCTCCCCGCTATGACCATGTGTGAAGAAGCCAATGGATATATCTTCCACGGTGACAAGCTCCTCTGCGTTGTAACAAGCGAGAACGCGCATCAGTTCTTTGCCCGTGACGACGATGGCGCAGGAATGCTCCGTGGAAAATTAACACAAGCCATTCAAAAGACGCTCGCAAAGCGCGATGCGAATTATCAAAATCGATGGGACAAGGTCTGGGAAGACCCAACCTGCCAGCCGTATAAGCGCATTGAGTACGCAGACTTCTGGCTGTGGAACCATGATTTCTTCAACGCCGATATTGACACGCTCCGACACATCGCAAAGTTGGTAGGAGCAAAGGAGGTTGCTTAAATGTATCGAATTATCACACTGGACGGAACCGAGCTTGGTATGACCGACTCCGTTCTGTATATCAAAATTGGCAACAGCGGCAGTTTTACGCCATGCTCTGTTGACGAAGCGATTGGCGTAGCATTCAACAGCGAACCGTATAATCTGGTTGGTCACGACGAAATTGAGGGTGCTGGCACTGTAGTCGTTGCCAAATGTGACGGCGGCTCTTTGGTCGCCCATCAGCGTGACCTCGTTGACGAATTGATTCTTTCCGCGCTGGAGGTGTAATCGATGAAAGAAAAACTGAAAGCCATGTACCAGTCCGGTGCTATCGACATGAATGGTCTTTTGAAGGCTGTCGAACGCGGCTGGGTCACGATGGAAGACGTAATCGAAATTGTCGGAGAGGACAACTCTCTTGCCATTATCAAAGCTGCAAAGATTGCAGAAATTTCTAAGAGCTGTAACGCCATCATCGTTGCGGGTATTGATTTGGAGCTGACACAGGGTGCCGTTCATTTTAATCTCAGCATCGAAGACCAAGCAAATATTGCGAACCTGTTCCGCGTTGTTGAGCTTGGCGGCACAGAGTTCCCATATCAATCAGACGGTGGTGTCTGCCGTATCTACACAGCCGCTGAGATTGCCCAAATCTATATTGCGGCGCAAACTCTTATTACCACTCAGACAACTTATCACAATGCTTTGAAAGCGTATGTACAGTCACTGGAAGGTGCTGAAGAAATCTCTGCCGTTACATACGGCATGACGCTGCCAGAACCGTACCTGTCTGAGATGAACGCAAAGCTTGCTGTTGCACAGGCTCAGATGAACGCTATCACAGAAAAGCTGGGCAACTAATATGAAGCGGCTGAAGGTATGTCTCAAACTGCTTGTGCTTGCCGTTATCGGCGGCGCAATCTATGTCGGCATTGAGATGCTTTGGCGTGGGCACAGTCATCCATCCATGTTTATTCTCGGTGGACTGTGCTTTGTTTCTATTGGTTTAATCAACGAGCTCTTCCCGTGGGAATTAGGAATCGTGTGGCAAGCCTTAATCGGCGGAACAATGGTGACCTGCCTTGAGTTTATCACCGGCGTTATCGTGAATATATGGTTGAAGCTGGGTGTCTGGGATTATTCTGGACTCCCTCTTAACATTTTGGGGCAAGTCTGTCTACCGTTCTATTTTGCGTGGGTTGGCTTATCTGTCGTGGCAATCGTGTTTGACGATTATCTTCGTTATTGGTTTTTCGGCGAAGAGAAGCCGCATTACAAGATTGTCTGATTATAAAACAATGTTTTTATCAAGGAGGTGGTTCGCATGAACGCCGACGAAAAAATCTGGCGCTATTTGAAATCTGCTGGTCTGAATGATTTCGGCGTCGCGGGTTTGATGGGGAATCTTTTTGCAGAGAGCGGACTGAATCCCAAGAACCTCCAAAATACATACGAGAAGAAACTTGGCACGACTGATGAAGAATATACTGCCGCCGTCGATAGCGGCAGTTATTCCAACTTTGTGAAAGACAGTGCCGGTTACGGATTAGCTCAGTGGACGTACTGGTCACGCAAGGACGCTCTCCTTGCCTCCTGTAAAGCCGCAGGAGCGTCCGTTGGGGACATGGATGCCCAGCTCAACTTCCTGCTTAAAGAGCTGTCTGTGGGCTATTCTGGGCTGCTGAGCACCCTCAAGAGCGCATCGTCTGTCCGTGAGGCATCCAATGCTGTTCTTCTCCAATTTGAACGTCCTGCCAATCAGGGACAGAGCGTCCAAGAAAAACGAGCCAGCTACGGACAAGCTTATTACGACAAGTTCGCTGGCAAAATCCAAATCAATACACCAGAACAGGAAGGAGGATGCAAGTTGAAAATTGTAGACAACCTGACAACGGTTAACTTCCGTTCAGGCAACATGACCCCGAAGTACATCGTTATCCATTATTTCGGTGCACTCGGAACGGCGAAGGGCGTCTCTGAGTATTTCAAGACACCGGGTATTCAAGCGTCTGCCCATTATGCGCTTGACGAGGGCGATACCATCTATCGCTGTGTCCGCGATAAGGACATCGCATGGCACTGTGGTGCGAACAAGTACAAGCACCCTGAGTGCCGCAACTCTAACTCCATCGGGATTGAAGCACGCCCTTCCAAAATCAATCGCAAAAGGGTTATGGCTTCTGATACCGATTGGTATTTCGAACCAAAAGTTGTGGACAACCTCGTATGGTTGACAAAGAAGCTGATGGCTCAGTACAACATTCCTGCCGACCACGTTATCCGTCACTACGATGTGACTGGAAAACTCTGTCCGAGACCGTGGTGCTGCGCCGACACGAACGTCTATTACAAGACGAGCGGCGACAAGCAGTGGGAAGAGTTCAAAAAGAGAATCAGCGACGGCAAAGAGGAGGATGAAGATATGACTCTGGACACATTCAAGGAACTGATGAAGGAGTACCGTGCAGAGCTGCAGGACAATGACTGCGGCACTTGGAGCAAGGAGGCTCGTGAGTGGGCTATCTCCAACGGTCTCATCAATGGCACTGGCACTGAGGTGAATGGTGAACCCAACTATGCTTGGGCTGACCAGCTTACCCGTGAACAGGCTGCTGCTTTGTTCTATCGTTTTGCAAAACTGATGGGTAAAGCGTGATGGCTACATACAGCGGCAGCAGACAGCAAGCAAGGCGAAGGAGAAAACGCACAAGCAAACAGGACGCTTTTTCAAAAAAGCTGATTGACGATATCCGCTCCCTTCTGTGGATTGTTACAGTCGGTGGGTTACTTTTAGCGTTCTATTGTGTAAAGCGGAACTATACCGGAGCGCTGCCGTGGATTGGGGCAATGGTTGGATTGCCGTGGTCGGCACATGGCGTGGTATGCGCATTTTATTTGAACCTGTGTAAATCTGACCATTCTGCTGGTGGTATCACATTCGAAAGCGCAAAGGCAAAAGGCTTCGTCGAAGACCCAAGCTGGGAGAGTCCAGCAATCTAAGGTGAAGGGCGGCACCTGAAATCCGCCCCACTACCTTTTAGAGAGGAGTTTGCATATGGAATTTATTGTGGAGAACTGGTATGTAATTGTTACTGGCATTGTGTTTATCGTTGGCGGCGTTATGGCTGTCCTGCGTTGGCGCAACCTGTCTACCGACAAGAAGTACGAGCAGATTCGTGGATGGCTTCTGCAGGCTGTTCTCGGTGCCGAGCGCGAGTTCGGTTCCGGTACGGGCAAACTGAAGCTGTCTTCTGTTTACGACAAGTTCTGCGAGCGTTTCCCTTGGTTGGCAAAGGTCTTGCCATTTGAAACCTTCAGCAAATACGTTGATGACGCCCTTAGCGAAATGAAAGACGTGTTGAAACAGAACTCTGCTATTGCCTCCATAGTGGAGCCGAATGAAGGGAGCAAATAAAACAGAGGAGGTTTCTCTTATGACTGAGCAAGAGACCGTCATGCTGATTGAGACCGAGCAGAGATGCAAGTCCAATACGCACAGAATTGACAACTTGGAAGGTGAGCTGAAGGAAATTCAGAGCGAGCAGAAGGCTATCTACAAAATCGCTACTTCCGTCGAGCTCATTGCGCAGCGTGTCAGTAATATCGAAGGCAAGGTGGATGACACCAATCGCAAGGTAGATGCACAGGCAAAAGCGTGGCAGGAAACCGAGCGTAAGCTGTCTGAGAAAATTACTGAGACAGAGAATCAACCGTACAAGCAGATTGCAAAGAATGTGAACAGCGTCAAGGTCGCAATCATCACTTGCATTTGTACTTTGCTTGTGTCGGGTATTATCGGAGCAATCATCGCATTTGGAAAATAACATCTGAGAATATTTTGTGGGTGTAAATATTCTTTGAAGGCGGCAGCAGGACTGCCCGCCGCAGCGTTGAAGCAAGTGATGGGGTCAGCATCCGTACACTTGTGGAGCTTGACCGAGGGTTATGCGGTTCCCACAGGCTGACGTAGGAGAAATCCGAAAGAAAACGCTAACAGAAAATTCATTTGACAAATGCCGATGATAGAGTCTATAATAATAACACAAGGGACGCCTGCTACCAACAAGCGCCCCCTGCGGTGGAAACCCAGACGGTTGCCACAAACATACATTCTTACTGGGAAGAGGGTTTAACCCTCAAACAACAGTGAGCCGCTCTGCTTGCGACAGACGGCTCACTTCTTTCTGTTACGGAACTTGTCCCATGCTTGGATAAGAATCCAGCAGATAGACGCAATCCAAAAAACTTCTTGAAGAGTTATGTATGGTCACCTCCCTGAGAAAAATTTCCCGCGAGGGCTACATACACGCCTCCATTCCGCACTCGCGGGATGACAGGCAACCGTCTTTTTAGCCGTACACCGTCTACAAAGGAGAAGGGCATGGCTACGAGCCCGGAAACTCGACGCGGACGGTGGGTTCCACAAGAACCATTATAAATAACTCCGATGAAAATGTCAAATAGACAAGATATATGAGAGCTGCTGTTGAGGTATGCTCTCATTTTTTTGCGCGTGTCACGAATACTATATACTTTTCGGGACAGATTTTGCTAAAAAGAAAAGGGCAGGAATGGGATTTTGATTTCCCAAACCTGCCCTTATTTTTTACGCTGATATATGTATGATGGCTAAAGAAAGCACCCCGTCAAAGACGGGGCACTCCTTAGTAGCCATGTTGAATTCAAAGTGAATTGGTGTAAAAGTGGTGTCAAACCAGAGGTTGCATCACCTACGACCGTTGTGCCACAACGCTTTC